TAAGGTGTTGAGTGCTACAGCTAATGCAGTAGAAGCTCAAGTAACTTATCCTGATGGCGAGAAGTTCACAGAAACATTTGATAGAGCTGATTTTGAAAATAAAGTATTTAAACTAGCTGCTTTAGAAGGAGGAATACAGAAAGAGTTAGATGTTATTCATAAGAATGTAGCACGTATTAAAGAATTGTCCCCTGAAGAAAGAAAAGTGATGGACGATTATTACGACCTGCTTAAAAGTAATAATCTTAAAAACGCTAAAGAACTTTCTGAACTTTATCAAAAAGGTAATCCTGCATTAGTAAAAGCAGTAGATGATTTACTAAACAGGTCAAGAGTTGCTGCTACACCTAAACCAGCAGCTCAAGAAGCTCCTAAAGGAACTGTTGATCTAGATGGTAAAACTATAAACACATACACTTCTCCAAAAGGAAAAAAGATTAAGTTTGTAGCTACAAGAGCAGCTTTAAAGAATCCTAAAGCTTTGGGTATACTCCAAGGTGGAGATTTGGAAACTGTTTTGAAAGAACTTACAGACAGTGGTAAAACCCTGGATGAAGCAAAAGAAGCTATCAGAAACGCTGTTAAACAATATATTGCTACAAAAATTAAGGAGACAGAAGGTGAAGAAGAACTTTTTGTTCCAGCAGAGGAAGAAGAAGAAACAACATTAGTTGTAGAAGAGGAAGCAATGCAAGTTCCAGAAGAAGAGGAATTAGTGGTGGAAGAAGAAGCTCCTGCGAAAGAAGAAAGACTTCCAGCAACCATTACTGTGACTGCTGAGGAAGAAGCACTTATGCAACAACAAATGGATGAGACAGACGATGATGTTGTGTTGCGTAAGATTATTGAAGAACAAGCTAATGAATTTGAAAGAGAAGATTGGAAAAAAATCGAAGCTTGGCTCAAGGCAAACTTTCCTAATATTCCTGTCTATAGAGTGAAGAATATTCTCAAGGGTGCAAATGGTTTGCAAGCCTGGGGTATGTTAAAGAATGGTGCCATCTATGTATATGAGAATGCTGAGGTGGGAACAATCTATCATGAGGTGTTCGAAGGTGTATGGAAATTGTTTGCTGATCCTGCTGAGAAAGAAGCAATTCTGAAAGAATTCAGAGAGAGAAAAGGTGAGTTTGTAGACAGACCAACAGGACAAAAGGTTAAGTTTTCAGAAGCTACAAATGAGCAAATAAAAGAACAACTAGCTGAGGAATTCAGGGACTATGTATTGTATAAGAAAATTCCTGCTAAACCCACAGAAGGTAAACCTTTCATCCTCAGACTATTTGCAGATCTTGTAAACTTTATCAAAACCTTCTTTACTGGAAACAAAGCACAGGTTAACACTGCAAACCTATTTGAAAAAATAGGCACAGGATATTATAAGCAATATGTTCCAGAAGCAGGAGCTTTAGCTTTTGCTAAACAAGGATTTATTGATATTGAAGAAGCATATATTACAGCAGACAGTGAACTTCGTGTAAAAATGCCAGCAGATACTGTGCATGATATTATGCAGGAAATGACCTATCAGACTCTCAGGGGAATCATTGAAGATAATGAAAGTTTGTTCAATATTCCAACAATGAGTAAAACTGAGTTGTACAATAGACTTCTGCCAGCCATCCAAAAAACTGTATTGAAGGGTAGGAAAGAAGCAACGAAAAACTTAGAGCTTAAGAAGATCACTGAAGCTGCTGCTAACGAACAGATTAATAGATCGGTACAGCTATGGAAAGATGTAACTAAGAATTGGAAAGACCTTGTAGACAAACATCAGGAATACCTTAAGGTATATTCCGTTGAGTTTGATGAGAATGATGAATTACAATTCAAGGATGAGGATAAGGTGAAAGAGAGCGATTATGTAGATGCTAGAAAGATTGACACTTTCAAAAAGGCTAATTCTGCTATTAAACTTTTGTTCTCTACACTTCCAGTGATGGGTTCTGATAACAAACCTGTTTATTCTTCTATAAATGGATATAAGTTGGTTCCTGCAAGTCAGGCATTTATATCTGTCATGAATAATGTTCATACATCTCGCACCCCTGATGAAATGTTAGAAAGGCTTCGTGAGATGGCTGAAAATGATCCGAACTATCGTACACTGTATAGGCGTTTGACAAAGGTGGATTATTCTGCAAACACAGATAGTCTTGATGGTATCACAGAGGTGCATGATGGTCAACTCTTGGCTTCCTTCTGGAGAACATTCAAGAAATATAATCCAGATGTAAAGAACGTATTTATATTTGAAGATGGGGCTGTTGAGGTGGGTGATTCCAATCTTGCTACAGCAGCCAGACAAGTGAAGAGTGGATATGTTAATGAACTCATTGATCTTGTAAAAAGAAAGAATCCATACTTTGTATACTCTCAGGATAGAAAAGCATATATAGGTAATCCTGCTGGTGTTGCTAAGTTTGGTGAATTCAAACCAGAGGGAGCCCTTACAGAAATTGATAAGATGGTGGCTTTTCTCAAAACTTTAGGCATTGAATTTAAAGCAGAAGATATAGCTAAGCTCCCTGGAAATGTACAAGATACATTCAAAGATGCTGTAAAAGGTATCAAGAGAAGTATTGAGAAGACTGACATGATTGTTACAATGGGTGGTAAGGTGCTGAAGATTGATGGTAGGCTTATGTCTCTTGCTACAATTAAAGCCACGATTGATAATCCTGAGTTTGATAGCACATTCTTTAATGTTAAGGGTGAGCGCACACAAACCTTCATAGGAACTAACCCATCCTCCGATCTGTTTGACTATTTATCCAAGGTGGAAAGTCTCGATGATCTAATTGGTACCCCATATGAATACCTAGTCACTGATGCATTTTCTAAGTCATATACAGATGCTGAAGGAAATCAAGTTCCAACATCTGTAATCCTTTCTAAGATTTTCAACTATAAATCTGGAGAACGTAAGGGTAAGACAGAGAATATTATGAAGCCTGGTTATGCTGATGGTACCATCAATCGTAGCAATGGTAAAAAGAAAGAGTCTTCTAAGTTGAATTTCAGAGAACGTCTTATACAAGAGATTAATCTGAATCTAAAAGGATACTATTACAACCTTGTACCTGGAGATGCTTCTATTCAGCACATGACATTTATGGGTAATCATATTAACCCAGATGAACTGTTGACCACTGGATACAATACACTTAATAACATATTCAAAGGTTATTTCATATCTGAGTTGGAACTCTCTAGATCTGATAGAAGGGTGGCAAAAGATAGGAACAATAAAGACTTGAGGTTCCTTAAACCTATTCTTGATGCATACGATCCTTCCCTGCACAAAGATATATTGAAGGATAAGAGGTCCGCATTAGAGGTTTATAATTCTTTTGAGAAAAAGATAAATGCTGCTGTACAACAGTTTATTAAGACTGAGTCCGCAAATTTGAAAAAGACTCTCACAGACTATAATATTATTAGTGTATCTCCTGAAGGATATTCTGTAGAAAATATTGGTTTTCAGGAAACTGACAATGTTTCAGATGAAGCGTTGAATAGACAACTTAACTCACTGACAATCAACTATGTGATCAATAATATTGAATTGCATAAACTTCTGTATTCTGATCCATATCAATATTCAGATGAGCTCAAACGTATCAAGAGTTTTCTTTCACCACGCCAAGCTATTGTTCATAGTTCAGAAGAAATGAACAAGGTATTCGATAGGATTTGGAACAAGGGATATGAAAAGGATGATGTTGGATATACAGACATGACTCAGGAGTTCTTCCGCACAACCACCCTTACCGATGTAAAAGCAACAAGTGCTCTGAAGGATTATGGAATCTATGATGAGACAGACGGTAGTGGTATTATAAAAGATAAGGCATACCGTGTTCTCAGAATTAGGGCTGCTGACTGGAATGATAATGAGGAAAAGCAATATAGATATGATATAGCTTGGATGAAAAGAGATAAAGGCTTATCTGTTTCTCCTGAAGAGCAAAAGCTTCTAAATGCTGGTAATCCAGAAGTGATGAGTGCATACACTCCATATAAGCCTATTGTGGCTGGTGATAAAGCTAATGGTCAAAGTTTTAATGATGTGGTGCTTGACAAGTTTGCTCTTTATCCTCTGTCTTATAGAATCATGAAAGAGATTAACAACTCTTCAAATGGTGTTAAGCTCTATGAGAAAATGCAGAATGAAAAGATTGACTATAGTGTGTTCCAGAGTGGTAGAAAGGTGGGAGCTGAGGGAACTAACGATGTATATAATGAAGATGGATCATTCAATGAGTCTGAGTTTGAAGGAATTGTAAATGTTCCGTTCAACATCATATCTGTACAATCAGAGGTTCCTTCTAAAGAAGAAGCTGTTGTAACAAGAGGTTCTCAGGTGACCAAACTTGTTACTATGGACTTCATGCAAGCAGGTGTGCCTGTTGACTTTATGTCTGAAGAGAAAGACTTTACAAAGAGGTATATAGCTTGGAATGCTCTTGCTGATAAAACTTCTTATAATGGTGGTGACAATCTTTATAATGAAATAAAAACTAACGAAAAACTACTTAAAGCCCTTACAGATTTTGGATACAAAACCCTCCTGAAGAAGATGGGTATTGAGGAAACTATTGTAGATGGTCAACGTAGATTTGAAATTAAAGATTTCTCAAAAGTTGCTGAAACCCTACGTGATGAGATTCTTAAAAGAGAAGTGAACGATAATGTTTCTGATTCTCTGGCTGGATTCTTAGCAGGCGATGCTGTTCTTGAAGCTACCCCTGCATATCAGCAGATAAGAAATATTCTTTATTCTATTGCTGATAAAAATGTAATTAGTCCTAAAATCAGTGGTGGTCAGAAGGTACAGATTCCTTCTACATTCATGGAATCCAATCGCTTGAAGGCTGAAGGTAAAGACGGTAAGGTTTTCTCTACAGAGAACGGTCTTAAGTTTTATGAGAAAGACGGTGAGCGTGTATGTGAAATAATGATTGGTAGATGGTTTAGTAGTCCTTTGTCTGATGAAGAGCTTCTTGATATGTGGTATGAAAAAAATGAGGATGGCACAAGAAGTACAAAACTAACAGAAGAAGGAAAGAAAATACTATCTGGTGTGGCTTTTCGTATTCCTACACAAAAGCAAAACTCTATCGATAGCTTTGTAATCAAAAAGTTCCTTCCTAAAGAATTTGGTGACTCTGTTGTGATTCCTTCAGAGCTTGTTAAAAAGGTAGGATCTGACTTTGATATAGATAAACTCTTCATCTATCTGAAGAATACATATATAGATGCAAAGGGTCAGCTCAAATTGATTCCTTATTTTGGAATTGGGGATGATGCAAGAAGTAAATATGAACCCATATTCTATGATATTCTTCAAAGCAAAATTGACAGAGCTGAAGCTAAGAAACTTTCTCAAACAAACCTTCAAGCAATGTTTGGAGACATTGCCTTAGGACAAGCAAAAGAAAAAACCACAGCTAAGTGGGTTCCTTTATTCAAACAGTTCTTCTCTGAAGAAGTGATAGATGGTAAATTGAATGTTAGGAACGTTGAGGACATATTCATGATGAGGCTTCAGAAGCTTGGAAAGAAACTAGACAAGCTCACTGATTATGATGTTCAGGAAATGCTTCTTGATGAATTTATGGACAGAATGTACAAGAAATCTCTTGAGAATGAGTACATCCAATCTATGCAGAATCTTATTTCTCATCCTCTCAACTTTGACAACCTCATCAAACCAAACTCAGCAGATCCTCTGAAGGACCTTGCTGGTGATATTACCAAAAAGCTTGGTTTGCAAAAACTTGATTCTTCCTCCACTAGTAGTTTGATTAGTAGGGATTATATGACAAGGTTGAGACATGCATTTGTTACAGGTAAGTATGCAATTGGTATTGCTGCTGTGAACCAAACAAACCATTCTTTGAACCAGAGAGTGCCTATTTATATTGATCTTGACAGATTTGACAACCTCAGTGAGACAGATAAGTTCTGGATAACTGGAGGAACTAAAGATAGAAGAGATGCTATTCTTAAATTTAAGGACAATGAATTTAATCAGATTGATGTAGATGGTAAATCAGTTACCACTTTGTCTATGATTAAGAACAAAGCTAATGAGAACATCTCTGATATCATTGGTATGTTCATCGATGGATATGTGGATATATCCAAAGGTCCATGGATCATGGAACTTGGTGCTACACCAAATGTAGCTTCTACATGGTTGTTCTTGGTTAAGGCTGGTGTTCCTATCAAAACTGTGGCTTATTTCATGAACCAACCCATTATTCGTGATTATCTGCGCATGATTGAGAATGAGGGATATTCATGGTTGTTTATTGATGAATTTGTAAAGAACATCAAAGAGTCTGATAAATATAGAACATCTAGGTCTATCAATGATGTTAGAACCTTACCGTCAGCAACAAAGATGTACGAAACCATAGGTAAGGAAAAGCTTGACCAAGATGAAAGAATCAACCAGCACTTTGTACTGAATGAGTTCTTGAAATATGCCACGATGGCTAATCAAATGTTCCAGGTGACACAAGGATCAAACTTTGACACCTCAACATTCAATGACCCATACCTGATCTTCAAGAAGTTAAGACAATACGAAAAAGCTCAGAACACAATAATTTCTTCTGTAGATAAAATATTGGACAATTCTTTCATAGGTGATCTTCGTGAGAAGCTAGACAATATAAGAGGTGCTTTTGCAGAAATTCTTAAGTCTGATCATCCAACTGTTAGAAATGTAGTTCAGAAGGTGCTTGATCCATATGTGGATATGCCAGATAGAGAGTTTGTTAAGATAGCACAAAAGATTGTAAACGACCTATTTGATTGGGCTGTGCAGGTAAAAGGAGGATCAAATGCTCAGATTGAGTCAATATTGCTGTCTGATAATAATGCTGCTAAAGAAGTGGATAAGTTTGTTAAAGAGGTGAAAGCTAACAGCAAACATCCTCTGTACAACAATCAAGTGATAAACATGTTCACTCCTCACTTCTCTAGTAGGGATAATAGTGTACAGAATCTGAAACTGAATAATAAGACAAACAAAGTTTATGATCAGAACCAGGTAATCTATTCTTTTGAGGAGCTCAGAAAATACCTAAATGGTATTAATAGTCCTCTCTATAAGAAGATTGTAAAACTGGCTGTTCTTCAGAGTGGTTTGTCAAACTCTCCTATATCATTCACATCTCTTCTTCCTTATCAGGATTTTAAAGAAGAATACAACGAAGTTCTATCTAAATTAGAAAAAATTACTAACTTAGAGGACTTTGCAGACCTGGATGTTTTCCAAAGAAACAACTGGAACGATGATGATATAGTACCATATAGAAAAGGTAAGATGAAGTTTCCTAAAGAAATTACACCAGAGGGAAAAACTATATACACTGGACCTCCTTATTACAGTGAACTTAAGTGGGGTAGAGGATTTGGTGATGTCAAAAAAGCAATGACAGATGGTAAAATCCCACAGCTCATCAGACTTGACAGTCGTTCTAAACAAGCAGGAGATGATGTAATTGTATTCTCTTGGGAGGTAGGTACAAAGAAAGATAAGCAAGAAGCTAGGGCTAGAGGTGATTTGTCTTACATTCAAAAAGGACTATTCAAGAAGGTTTACAATGGAGGTCAACCTTATATGATTGAAGACTTCTTTGGTAATCCTCAGTTTGTATACAAGATGATAAATGCCTGGGGAGACAGTCATCAGGAAGAGGGTAGATACTTCAGTGCTAATGAGTTCTATGATCATGCAAAAAAAAGCAAGATAAACAACGGATTCATCCCTGTAGAAAATGAGGTGGATGATACAACAGTGGTGGCATTCTTTGAAGGAACAGCTGGACCATTTAGTACAGGTAAGGAAGAAACTTCTAAAGGTGTAAGTGGTGAAAAAGTAATATTAAAAGATGGTAAGGCATATGATGGTTCTTCTATAAATACAGCTATGTTACAGAAAATGGGTTACTCTTTAGCTGAAGCTGGTATACTAATTAAAAAATACAAATGTTAAAACATGGCATGTCCTAACATAAATCTTGATTCTTGGAAAAATCTTGTAACTGCTAGAGGTGAAGATGTGGCATACGCCTTGTGGGATAAGTATGATGGTAATGTTCCTGAGAGTGAAAGTAGGGAATCCATTGTAAAATCTGGATTAAAAGCTACAAGCATCTTGCAATCTCCTAAAGCAGATCAATTCTTTAACAGCGTAATTAAGAATAAAATATCTGGTGATTTCTTCTGGAAGAAGATGCAGGCTGATCTTGGTATTCCTAAAGAACAAGTAGAGCTTCTCAAGCAATACAACACTACAGACAGAGAACAGTTGATTACCAATATGTTAGCTGACTATAGCTTTGCTGTTGAGATTAATTTAAGTACAGAAGGTGGCAATGTTGGTAAAAATCAAGGGAAAGCTATTGGTGAAGCTAGAGCTGCTGGTTTAAAATATGGTACAAAAGAATTTGAAGATTTTGTAAAAAATTATTTAGAATCAAAAGGAGAAGTTTATGTTGAAAAACCATCTCAATACTATGCTAATTTAACAGTTCCAGGAGGAACTAATTATACAGAGAATGAAATAGCTACACCAGCTATCACCCCATCTATTAAAGGTCATGCTCAGTTTGCTACAGATAAAGGTATTGGTTGGTTTAGAAGTGATGATAAGGCTCCAATAGTAGAAGGTTTTGCTGAGAATAAAGAAGCCCCTTCAGAATGGGGAATTGAAGATGCAGTATTAAAAGAAGAACCTAAAACTCGTAGAATACTAGAAGTACAATCTGATTTATTTCAGAAAGGCAGAGATAGAAAAGATTTAATTTCTAAAAAACCAGACAATAGTACTGATAAGATAGAAAAACAATCAGATGGTACATGGGCAGTTGTAAATACACAAGTAGGTATTATAGAGTCTGGATTTAAAACACAAGAAGAAGCTGATGTTTGGTTAAATCCTACATCAAAAGAAAATCAATTTCTTCAACTATTAAACCAAGGATCTAACTGGGTGACATTCTTTGTTAAATCTATTATACAAGACTCTGCTAAGAAAGGATATGAGAAAGTGTTATTCCCTTCTGGTAATACAGCCAGTAAGATAGAAGGTCATTCAACATTAGAAGAGTTTAAGAAACAGAAAGAAGCTAGATTAAAACAAATAAATGAACAACTTACCAAAGGTGAAGTTAAAGAAAACTTTAAAATAGAACAAAGAGAATTATATGATATTAGAGATTTAAGATATACTGTTAGGATAGAAAACACAAAAACAGGAACTTATATCTCTACAGAATTTAAAACAAAAGAGGAAGCTCAAAAATGGATAGATGATAAAGGTAATCCTACTTATGAAATTAAAATAAATCTTACAGAAGATGAATTAAATATTTACCAAAATAACTTAATTGAAAAGAAAGCTTTAGAACAAGAACTTGAAAGAGTTGAGACAGAAGGGTTTGGTGCTCTTAAACCCATCTACAACTTCTATGAAACAACTGTAGCCAATGTTCTTAAGAAGCAGGGATATGCTCCTAAGCAGGTTACAGATGAATATGGTAATACGTGGAATGAGGTGGAGATAGTTTCTGAAAGAGAACAGCAATCTGTTCTTCTTCAGAAAGAAGAAATGCCTATGTCTAAAGCTTCTACAGAAACCTTGAACAAGGTGAAAGAGGCTGCTAGGAAAATGGGTGTTGATATTCAGGAACTTGCAGACTATGCCAAAGGTAATCCAGATATGGACACTAAGGGTGTTAATGGTTTGGCAGATCTTACCAGAGGTGTGATTGCTCTAGCTGAAGGAAAAGAGGGAGTGGCTCTTACAGAGGAGCTGGTTCACATAGCTAGATCAATCTTACAGCAAACCAATCCTAAGCTTGTCACAGAAATGATAAGCAAGATTGATAGGTTTAAAATCTATAAAGAAACACTTGATAAGTATAAGAACAATAAGAACTATCAACTTCCTAATGGTAAGCCAGACATTCGTAAGATTAAGATGGAAGCCGTTGATAAGCTTATTGCTGAGGTGATTATTAATGATAATGAGAACATTGAACAATACCCAGAACTGAGAGAGGAGATTAATCAATCTCTTATAAGAAGCTGGTGGAATACCATCCTTGATTGGATTAGAGGAATATATAGAAAATCTAACATCTCCCTGTTTGAAGAAGCTGCTGCTCAGATTGTTGCTGGTGAGATTGGTACAGTTGCTGACATAACAGAAGGTGGTTTAATGTTTCAACTCTCTGATAATCAAAAAACTATACAAGAAAAGATTTTTGCTACACAGGATGAAATTGAAAAGGTGGTGGAAGATGAGACTAAGGTAGAACCTGTATTACTTGATTCAGAAGAAGCACGTAACTATTACAGAAGAAAGAAACCAGATGGTACCTTTGAAACAATTGAGAAGAGGGTTACAGATAGGGTGAAGGCTTGGTATAAGCGTAAGTTTGGTGACAAACAATTCACTCCTGAAGAGAAGAAGTTTAATGAGCTAAAGAGAGATCTTGGTATACAAGGACATAAAGATTTAGAAAATATACATGCTAGATATTTCCATAAGGATGGAACAAGAAGAACTTCTCCAGAACCAAGACCTACTAAGTTCAGTAATCTGTCTGAGGAAATGTATGACAAGCTTGAAAAGTATTTTACAGATCTTCTAGATACACTTGATCCAAAAACAATTGTTCTTTCCGAGGTGATTGTTTATGACAAGAAAAATAAAGAAGCTGGTACTATAGACTTTCTTGCTATTGAACCTTCAGGTAAAGCACACATCCTTGACTGGAAGTTTATGCATATTAAGGGAGATGATGTTGCGTGGTTCAAGCAGGGAGCATTTAACATTCAGCTTGGTACATACAAGAAGATGCTTCGTGAGAACTATGGCATTAAAGAGTTTGGAATGACAAGAGCTATTCCAATAGCTATGGAGTTTAAACTCAAAAATCCCAGAGATCCTAAGTCTGGCTCATACCTTGGAGGTATAGCTATTGGTTCAGTGGATGTTAGCAAGATTGAAGACCTGAGACTAGTTCCTATATCTGAAGAAACAGAATCCACAGGATTTGAAGCATTGGATGAGATTCTTAGAAAGATGAACGGTCTTCTTGCTCAGATTGGTAAAGAGGAGGTAGGGGATGAAGAAGAGCGTGAGTTTAAGATAGAGCGTTTGAACACACTTAGAAAAGCAATTCGTTTGGCCCAAACAACAATGAACATTGCTCCTCTTATTGATGTGATTGAGGTGATGAGAAAAGAGGGCGATAGGATTCTTGAGGATTATAATACAATATACAAGAACAGATCTGCTAGATCTAGTGATTCTAAGAATGATGAATTATCTGATTTTGCAGATGACATGAATAACTATATCAAGCTTTCTGACATATTTGTAAACATTGGTAGAAAAATAGGAACGCTTGTATACACTCCTCAAATGGAAGCTGAAGCCACTACAGAGGAAGAAAAAGCTAATGTTGCTCAAAGAAAGGAAGTTTTAAGAAAACTAAGAGAAGAATCTGATGCTATTTATGATTCTAGAGAGGCAATCAATAAAGCCTCCATGGCATTTGCTGACAAGCATATTGGTGAAAGAAACTTAACCTTCGGACTTCTTAAACCAGAAAAGGTATTAAAAGGATTGGCCTCTATGTTTAGAGGTGCTGCAGATATATCACTTAGATCTGTAGAGATTCTTACAAAACTTGTAAATAATGCTCAAAGTTTAGCTGCCAAGAATGCATTAAGTGAAGTAGGTCAACTTATGTCTATTAGAGAGAAGCTTGCTAAAAGAGGAGGAGATCTTAGAAAACTTGTTCAACAAGTGTATCAGAAAGATGACAAGGGTAAGATTGTAAACAAACTGATATATAAATACAAAAGAGAATTCTTTAGTGAAGTGGATGAAAAAGCTGAAGATGGTGGAGATAAAAACTGGATTTTACAAAATATTGATGTTGAAGCATATAAGAAAGAGGCTGAAGAAAAGCTGAAGGATCAAATAAAGAAGATACAAGGAAATAGGTATGCAGGTACACCAGAAGAAGAAAAGGCTACAAGAGAAAGGCTTATAGAAGAGGCTAAACGTAAGTGGGATATAGATAGGATTGACTTTGATGGATGGAAAAACCATATCATAAAAAGACACCCTCTTGCAAAATGGTATTCTGAAGAATATAAAAATCTTCAGAAAGATCCTGAACTGATGGAGCTTTATAACTTTATTGTAAAGTTTAACAATAAGGCTGAAGATACTGGATACATAAGTAATCAGATGTCAAAGATATTCCTTCCTTTTGTAAGGAAGTCTATGGCTGAAGAGCTAGTTTGGGATAATAGATTGTCTGTTATGGACAATTTTTATAAGAGTATACAACTCAATCCTGATGATACAGGATATGGGGAATTTAATGAAGTTACTGGTGCCCTTGAGAACAGTATCCCTAAATACTACACAAAAGACTTTACATTTAAGGATGGAGTGAATGATTATTCTGATGTAAGTGAAGATTTGTTTAAAAATCTTATATTGTATATTCAACAAGTTAATAAGTATAAATACTTAACAGATGTTGAGGGTCAACTTAAACTTGTTAAAACAATTGAAGAATTCAAGAGCCATCTCAATACTGACAGAATTGGTAATGTTGTTTATGAAAATGGAAAACCTAAAGAAATTGAGGGTAATGAACGTAATACAAAAATATATGATGACTTCTTGAGAGTAATGTTGTATGATCAGAAATATGTAATTGATGATTCTGATTTACCATTTAATATTGGAAAGGTGTTAAACTTTGTTAAAGATGGTGTTAACAAAGTGGCTGGTAAAGAGATTTGGAAAAAAGATGAAGATCCTAAACCAAGTTCACTGATTAAAACAATAGATGCTGCTAATAGGGCGTTCCAACTAAAAACCTTGGGATTTGAGTTTATATCTGGAGCTGTAAATATGTTTGGTGGTAACATTCAGTTAAGTACCCAAGCAGGAAACTATTTTAAAGCTAGGGAGTTTGCCAAAAATGAGGCAAAACTTACATTTCAGAGATTTGATAATAATGAGGACAAAGAAATGTTTGTACAACTTATAAACACCTTCATGCCTCTAAAAGATGATCCTTCTTATGAAATGTACAAACAAGCAGGTATGTCAAAACTCACTCAGGGAAATCTAAGTGATACATTGATGTTCTTTATGAGACAGCCTGAAATACTGATTGAAAAGTCTGTATTCCTAACCTTGTTGCAAAACTCCATGGTAGTAAATGGTCAGATTGTAAATATCAGAGAGTATGTGAGGAATAAGTATAAAAGCAGATATGACTCAGCGGCAAGTTATAATGCTGTAAAAGATGATATTGAAAATGAAATAGAGGAGCTCAAAAAAACAAAATCTATAGATAAGACAAAGAAACTTGTTGATGGAAAACTTGAAATACCTGGACTTGATTTAAATAATATAGAAGAACTTCAACGTCTTACAAACCTGTCCAGACGTATGGCAGCAAATGCTACAGGTTCAATGACTAAAGAGAATATCAATAGAATGTCAATGTCTGTATGGACAAAGTCCATGATGGTGTTCAAAAACTGGATTCCTAAACTTATTGATACAAGATTTGGAGAGTTTAGAAAAGTGGTAGATGATTTCTCTGTAAGAGTTACAGACGATGGATCTATTGAAGGTCAGAAATATGATATTGGTAGAATTAGGCTTCTAACCCATGTGTTAGGTGATGGTATAATTACAGGTGCAGCCAATCTAAAAAATATACTTTATCTAAATGATGCTGGTTTGGAAAGACTTGATCAGATGTTTGAAGAGTTTAGAGAAAAATATGAACTTGAAACTGGAGAAAAGTTAAATATGTCCAGAGAAGATTTCATTGATCTCATTAGAACCAATCTTAGGAATCAGGTGAAGGAACTTGCTATACTGGTTTCTCTTATGGGTGTGTTGCTTTCTCTAGGATTTGTTGCTCCTGATGATGATGAGGATAAAGCAACTAAAAACTTTCACAGATATTCTCAAAAGGTGTTTGGTAAGTTTGCTGATGAACTTCTATTCTTCTACACCCCAAGTGGCATATCTGGAACCTTAAGTGGTGGAATATTTCCAGCACTAGGTCTTACTGAGGACATTGGTAGGTTCACTAAACACTTTGCCATGGAAACTACAGGCATGGATCTAGATCCCCAAACATCTATAGAGGATGTTAGAAAAAAAGCTCAGCCAATTAAGAATCTGATGAAGGTGGCTCCTGTAACTAAATCTTTGGTAACCTATCTTGCTATATTCAATGAAGATTTTGCTAGAGAGTTTGATGTAACTATACAGAAAGAAAGCGGTAGGTGATAGCTATATTATGTCAACGAGTTTTTCGTAACTCATTGTAAATTATACAGAATGACTATTTTTGTAGATATAGTCTACAAAATTTGCACATTTTGTACATTTGGTTCCATTTCAATTCTATACGTATAATCCTTTTTTATAATAAGTCATGAACGTAACTTGTTCAGCACCCGTCTGCCCTGTAATATTAAACTCCTCCTGCGTGTTCTACGAAGGAGAGAGTCTTATTTATACAGGTATAAACACTAACGATAGTCTTCAAGTGGCGCTTCAAAAGATTGATGCTGCACTTGGTGTAACAACCGTAGTGAATATTTATAACTCAGATGGAACATTAACAGGAAATAGAACAATAACTTCTGGAGGATTTACATTAGCAATACAACCTGTCACAACATTTACAGCAGCCCCTGCAATAAGCACAATTACACAAGGGTCTATTTTCTTTGCAGGTTCAGGAGGAACAATAAGTCAGAACAATTCTCAATTATTTTGGAATAATAGCACCAATAGATTAGGATTGGGAACAGTCACTCCTTCATATAAACTTGATGTTGTTGGAACAGTACGTATATCAAGTACATTAGAGGTTAACAGTTTGAGTGGTGTTGGGGATAGGATGGTGATATCAAATTCTAGTGGTACATTACTCACACAACCAATCCCTGCAAGTGGTGTAACAAATATAAATACAACAGCTCCTATAACAGGAGGTCCAATCACTGCCACTGGTACAATAGGTATAACACAAGCAACAATCTCTACAGATGGTTATCTAAGTTTAACAGATTGGAATATATTCAATAATAAACAGAACGCTCTATCCTTAACAACAACAGGAACAAGTGGTGTTTCTACACTTATTGGTAGTGTATTAAACATTCCTCAATATCAGTCTGCATTAACTAATCCTGTTACAGGGACAGCTTCAATAGGTCAAGTGGCATATTGGAACAGTGCAAATTCAATAACAGGTAATAATAGTTTATTCTGGGATATTACTGGAGGTAGTCTTGGTGTTGGAACAAACTCTCTAACAGGATATGGAATTAGAGCTGCAAGAAACATAACAGGAGCAGCTATATCAGCTGGAGTGTATCAATCAGGTGCAGTTCAAAGTGATGCTTCAACACTTGCTATTGGATTCTCTAATGCAGCAAACATTGGTGCAGGTGTTGCAGCAAATGCATATCATCACTTTAGAGCAGAACAATCAGCTCTTGGAGCAGGAGCATCACTTGCATTTCAAGCAGGATTTTTTGTAACATCTACACTCACTAGTGCTACAAATAATTACGGTTTTTATGGAAATCTTGCATCAGCAGTAGGAGTTTGGAATATGTTTATGGCTGGAACAGCGCCTATTTATTTCAATGGAGTTGTTACAATAGGAACAGCTACACCAAATTTGTCAGCAAAGGTGCAAATAGATTCTACAACACAAGGTTTTCTTCCCCCAAGAATGACTCTTGCCCAAAAGAACTTAATATCAACACCAGCTGAAGGTCTTATTGTATATCAAACTGATGGAACAAAAGGATTATATTTATATGACGGTGCTTCCTGGAGAGCAATAACAATAATATAAAACATGGCAAACAGCATAGGATTAGTAGATGGTAATATAATAACAGCAAGTGTTCCAGTGGCAGCAACAGCTGGTCAAGTGTTAAGTTCAAATGGAACAACACTTGCATGGACAACTCCTACAACAGGAACTGTAACTGGGCTAACAGGAGAAGTTACCACAACTGGTAGTGGATTACTGAATGTAACTTTGTCAAATTTATCCGTAATAAGTAAAACACTTTCAGGACTTTCTGTAACTTCTGGAGCTATCACATCTGCCGATTCTATACTCACAGCAATGGGTAAGATACAAGGACAGATAAATGGTCTAGCTGGAGGATCAACTTATAAAGGAACATGGAATGCTGCCACTAACACCCCCACTATTGTAAGTAGTGTTGGTACTGGTGGTGATTATTACATAGTGAGCACAGCTGGTACTACTAACATTAATGGTACAGCTTCATGGGACGTAGGTGATTGGATTATATTTGATGGCACTGTTTGGCAGAAGGTGGACAACACTGACTCAGTAACATCCGTCAATGGTCTTACAGGTGCAGTTAACCTCACTACAACAAACATAACAGAAGGAACTAATCTATACTATACAGACGCTAGATCTAGAGCCGCTATAAGCCTGACTACTACAGGAGGTTCTGGTGTAGCAACGTATATTGGAGGAGTTTTAAATATACCAAACTATACACTATCTGGATTAGGCGGTGTACCTACAACCACTACATTGAGTATAAATGGCACTTCGTTCGACTTGAGTGCTAGCAGAAGTTGGTCTGTAGGAACTGTTACAAGCGTAAATGCAACTGTACCAACAGGATTTGCTGTAGGTTCAGCTGTAACATCTTCTGGAAACATAGCAATAACATTTGCACCAGGTTATTCTCTTCCAACAAACTTATTACAAACAAATTGGGACACTGCATATAACCTAACACTTGGTGCAGCATTAACAAAAACAGATGACACAAACGTAACACTCACCTTGGGTGGTACACCAGCTACATCATTACTAAGAGCAACATCTCTTACATTAGGATGGACAGGACAATTAGCTGTAGGTCGTGGAGGTAGTGGAGCATCAACATTAACTGGAATACTTGTTGGTAACGCAACATCAGCATTCACAGGAGTTGCTGGTACAGCAAATCAGTTATTAAGAAGGAATGCTAGTAACACTGCTTATGAGTTCTTCACTCATAGTTTTCCAACTGGTTCAGGAACAGCAGGACAGGTAACATTTTGGAATGGAACTTCTTCGATTTCAAGTAGTGCAGATTTTACATACAATGACACGACCAAGGTAATATCTGTCAATGGTGTATCTGTTGGTCGTGGTGCTAATAATGTAGTCACAAACACTGCATTAGGAGCATCATCTCTTAATGCTAACACCTCTGGAGCTCAAAACACTTCTGTAGGAAACCTTGCTTTATTATTAAACACAGTAGGTCTTCAGAATTCAGCATTTGGCTACAGAGCATCTAGGGGTAATACAACTGGTTCAACAAACTCCGCATTTGGAATTGACGCACTACGTGTAAATACTACAGGAAGTAACAATGCTGCATTTGGTGCTCAAGCTTTAGACAACACTACTGCTGGAAATAACACTGCTATAGGCACAGGTGCACTACTTGATAACACTAGTGGGGCGAGCAACACCGCACTAGGATATAGGGCTGGATATGCTGGAGGTGCTATTGCTAACACTACTGGCTCAAATAACATATTCATTGGTTCTGATTCTATAGGAGAGGCAATTGCTGATTCTAACAGAACATTTATAGGAAACACATCCACTGTATCAACTTGGTTAGGTGGTAACTTGTTGTTAGGAACAAGAACAGACGATGGTATTAATAGACTTCAGGTAGCAGGAAGTGCAAAGATAACTGGAGCAATATCTGCAGGAAGCGGACCATCTGAGTTTGCAGGTACAATGAGAACAACCAACTCAACACTACCAACAACAGGCGCTGGTTTAGAGTTTGGATATTTAACAGGTAGCTCTACAGGATTAATTATAAGCTACAACAGGGGAACATCTGCGTACACTGCTCTTACGATAAATGCATCTACATTAAATCTTAGTACTGGAAGCAACGGTACGGTTAATTTTGGTACAGGTAATGCTGTAATACCTGGAAAGGTAAGGTCAGGTACATCTTCTGGAACTAGTGCTTATGTAAACATAGGTATAAACAGTGTTGCAGAGGCTCAATTAAACTTAGCCACTTCTGGCTTTACTCCAACATCACCAGCTAATGGTGACTTATGGTTTGATGGTACAAATGTTAAATTTAGGATATCAAGCGCCACTACAAATTTTATTACAGGAGCTTTGACATCAGGATATGTTCCGAAAGCCACAGGAACAAGCTCAATAGTTAACAGCTTGGTATATGACAACGGCACAAGTGTTCTTGTAAATACTAACACAGCAATACCAACGCCAACTACAGGAACATACAGTCATGCGTTCCAAATACTTGCTAACACTAGCGGTGGAATGATTGTCAGTACTACAAACACTGCCTCAGCTATAGGTATAGTAAACTCATCTTCAGCCAATAAAACATGGGATATAAGTCCGTTCAACAACGACTTAGCAATTAATGAAAGTGGATCAGGTTCTAGAATGTACTTTCTTTCTGGTGGAAACATCACTGTAGGTGGAATTACAAACTCTGGAAATCTCTTTGAGATTTTAGGAACATTTAAGACTACAGGAGTGAACACTCTATCTAATCTGCAGGGCACTGGAAGCAGAATGGTGGTTGCTGATGCAAATGGTGTTCTTTCTACACAAGCAATTCCTGGAGGAAACATAACAGGGACTGGCGTATCTGGTCAGGTGACATATTGGACAGGAGCATCATCGCAAGCAGGGAATGCTGGGTTTACATTTAGTCCAGGCAATAAGCTATTCCTTAACAACACCGTCATAGCTGCCTCTAATGTAGCAAGAGGATTTCATGTAACATCTCAATTAAGCTCTTTTGCAAATAGTGAGGATTTGGTTGGTATTGATTTATCACCAGTGTACACAACAACTGGTCTTCCTACTGGTGTGCACGCAATTGGAATCAGAACAGCATCGTCATTCACTCCAACACAAACTGATATAAGGTATACGGCATTTTCAATTCAGCCAACTATTGCTCAAGGTGGAACAGCAACAGGAATTACTAGAGGTGTGCATGTTAATCCAACGATAACAAGTGCTGTAGATTGGCGTTCTATAGAGTGGTCAAATAGCTTAGGCTGGGGGTTGTACGGAGCAGGAACTGCTAATAACTACTTAGGTGGAAACTTAGGAATAGCAATAACCCCAACAAGTAGACTTCATATTTCTGGTGTAGGAAATGACGCTACAACAAACTCACTTATTGTACAAAACTCTAGTGCATCCGTAGGTCTGAAAGTTGCAGATTCTGGAGATGTATATGCAGGAGATGGTGCTTGGTTTAGGGTACAAGGTGCTTCTAAGAGATATATATATAAAACTGATGCAACAGACGGAACATTTAGTGTATCATCATGCTCTTCCCTTGGTACATCAATTAATCTTTTTGGAGCAACACATGCTACAAAGCCTAGAACAATTCAAATAGCAGCATCATATGCTCCAGTATCTGGAACAATAGCATACAATACGTTAGAACTAAGTCCAAACATCAATCAGACAGGAACAGCAAACGCTATTACAAGAGGTCTCTATATAAACCCTGTACTAAACAATGTTGTCAGTGAAAGTAATTGGCGCTCTGTAGAATGGAGTAATAATGGAGGATATGGATTGCTTGGCATAGGTAGTGCGCAGAACTTACTTAACGGTAAGCTTACAGTGAGTCCTACAGTACTTGCAGCCAATTTTACAAATGCTAACACAATAAGTGTTCTTGGTTCACAGGTTTTGAATATTCCTGCAGGAAACCGTGGTGCAGATGGTAATGTTTACTCATCAGTTACAGGAGCTAACTATTTCAGATTTAATGGAGCCACTACACTTTTTGGAGATGCTCTTTGGTCAGGCTCTGCTAATATAGCAAACATACAATTTGACACCACTGGTACTGTTACAATGGCCAACAGTGCCACAACAGGGTACAGACCATTGTCTGTTATGCAGCTTCAAATGCAAGCAAGTGGAGCAAATAGTGGAACCGTAGATAAAGGTGCTACACTCTTTATACAGGGTGTTTACCCAGCAAGCTTGACAGGTACAGTGACATTCACTGATTATGCTGCTGTAAGAATTAATGATTTGAAAGAGTGGGGCGGTACAACTGTTGTATTAACAAATAGATGGGGTATATACCAAGCAGGTGCTGATGATAAGAATTACTTTGCAGCAAGTGTTGGTGTGGGTGTTGCTACACCAGTTGCTTCAGCTAAGCTTCAAGTGGATTCAACTACACAAGGTTTCTTACCTCCTCGTATGACCACCACTCAACGCAATGCAATTGTTACGCCAGCAGCTGGGTTGATAGTTTACGATACAGACCTTAATAGACACTACGGATATAACGGAACCGCTTGGAACGCTTTCTACTAATAACTACTCATGGAAAACAGCAACATAACAGCAGAACTTTCTCAGATGGAAATTAGACTCACAGAGATGGAAGAGAAAATAGATTCTATCGATAAAAAATTGAATCAAGTGGTTGAGGCAATCCTTGGTAACTCCTTAACAAAGAGAGGAGGCTTTGTGGATGATATTGAAGTGTTGAAAGAAAAGATTTATATTCTTGAGAAGAAGCAACAAAGAGATGAATACTTCAGAAAGAAGGTTTACTGGGTTATATCCATCATAGGTGCACTTTTGCTTCTAGGTCAGTACATCTCTACTATTTATTATAATCTAAAAGGTTAATATGCAGTTTATAAAGAACAACTTTTTTAAAATACTAATAGTTGTATTACTAGCAACCATCCTTCTTCAGAAATGTTCCCAATCTGTAGATCCTGGAGTGCCTACAGTGGTGAGAGATACTACATGGGTTGTCAAGGATTCTTTGATAGTTAGTAAACCAAAAGTGATCAACACTATTCAGGTGGAATCACATGACACTATAATCAACCATTATATACCAGATACTAACTACGCCAAACTTCTTATTCAATATCAGGAGGTAGTAAATACACTACTAGCCAAGAACATCCACTCAGATAGTATACGTATAGACAGTAATGGGTATGTATTTATTACAGACACTGTTCAAAAGAACATTATTACAGGTAGGTCTTCACAGGTGAACATTCGCTATCCTATTATAAAAGAAACTATCACCCTACCTGCAAAAAAAGTAACGCAACTATATGTAGGAGGAACCATCCAAGCATCTCCTGAAATCAATCAAATAGGTATGGGAGCAATTCTAAAAACTAAAAATGATTTTCTGTTTGGAGGTTCTTTAGGAATAAATACACAAGGTGCTCTACAATATGGTGCAGGAGCTTATTGGAAAATAAAACTTAAAAAATAATAAACTATGCAAATTTCAAAACATCTATCTCTAGCTGAGGTGAGCAGAAGTGAAACTGCTAAACGTAAAGGTATTAACAACACTCCTTCTGGAGAACATCTGGAGAACTTTAAGAAGCTGGCTGAGAATATATTTGAGCCTATAAGAGAACATTTTAAAGTGCCCATCCACATCAGTTCTGGCTACAGATCAAAAGAGCTCAATGTTGCGATTGGGGGAAGTTTAAGTTCACAACATTGTTCGGGCGAAGCGATTGACCTGGATATGGATGGCACCTCTATTACTAACAAACAAATATTTGATTTTATTAAGAATAACTTAGTATTTGATCAACTTATTTGGGAATTTGGTACAGACAATAATCCTGACTGGGTACATGTATCTTATGAATCAACTGGTAAGCAACGTAAGCAAATCTTGAAGGCTGTTAAATCTGGTGGAAAGACATCTTACGTACCCTTTAAATGATTGAAAATGAAGAAGTTCTTTGAATCGCTATTCAGTGATGACAACAACATAAATGAAAAATCATTCATTGGTTTTTTAGCATTCCTAATGATGGTTGGGTTTGCTTTTGCTGACATCATCACTGGTGCTTTAGGTAAGGAATTAGTAGTGCAAGACTTTATATTCAATTCATTCCTGTGGTTAACTTTAGGTTCCTTTGGTATAGCATCTGTAGATAAGTTCATTAACAAAAAAGATAATAACGAAAACATAAATTAAAAGTATGAAAAATTTAATAAGTAAACTGTTGCCCTTAATCGGTAAGTTCAAAGGTAAAAAGCCTATTGTAATCATTCTATCTGCAGTGGTTATTGCTGCTGGAGTATTTGCTACTCAGAAAGGATATATTAGCGAAGAGTCATTGAACTTTGAAGCAATTATCAACTTTGTAAGCGATGCTTTTGCTACTGCTCCTGCTGATAGTGTAGCTGTTCCTGTAGAAATTACAGATATTGAGATTGTTGATAGTGTAGTTATTGATAGCGTAACAGCTCAATAAATGAAAAACCTATCTAAAGAAGAGTTATTAAGTAGGCTTGAAGCAATCAATAGAAGTAATGCCATTATATATTTTGACCTTGACGGTTATATATTAGGTATGAATTCTATATTCCTATCAGCGATGGGATATGAGGAGGGCGACCACAAACAACTCATTGGAAAACACCATAGCATTTTTGTTAGCTACGAATATTCAAAATCGGATGAGTATAAAAAGTTTTGGGAAACCTTAAAGAACGGTAAGTTCTATGAAGGTGAGTTTGAGAGAAAGAAAATTGACGGAAGTTCTATCTATCTACAAGCAACTTACAACCCAATATTTGATGAAAGCGGTACTATCACTAAGGTTATGAAGATTGCCACTGACATAACAGAAACTGTCAATAGCAAAAATAAAATAGACGCTCTTTCAAAAGATTTGCAAACTGAGTTAGATAAATCACAGCAACTGAAAAATGCAATTGAAGTAGAGAAGAATGCTGCGTTAAATGACTTGGATGTACTGATGAAGAAAAGTCAATCCGAGTTAATTAAGACAATTGTAGTGGTTGCTTTGATAGTAATTGTTGGGGTGGGTGTTATAACAACCGCTTTATATTGGATGGCTATGATCACTGGTAAGGATACACAGATCATTGGTTCAACTTGGAGTAACATGTTTAGTGTACTATTAACAAATGCTTTTTCAATAGTAGGAACAATTATGGGTATTAAATATGCCACTCAAGATGACGGTAAGAGAAAAAATTAACTTGAAAATCAATAAGTTATGGCAAAGTTAAAATCATCAGGAGAGTCTAAGAAGCTCACCTTTGGAAAAAGAAAGAAAGGAAAAGCTCAAAAGAGCAGAGGACCAAAAGATAAACCTGTTAGCAAATACAGAGGACAGGGAAATTAATCTTTTTGGTTAAACTAAATTTTATTAATGACATTGTAGATAATATCAATTATCATACCTTTATAACATTTTAATAAATTAAGATGCCTACGTTCGTCAAAACTGGATTTTGGGAAAGTGTTTGTAAACCGTGCAACGGTTACAAGGGCTGGCTTAATTTAGACCTTCTCATAAAAGATGTTGCATCTGTTATTGTAGGCCCACAAGGTCCTCAAGGTGTTCCTGGTCCTCAAGGTATACAAGGAATCCAAGGTGTGCAAGGACCTCAAGGAGAAACAGGTGCTGCTCTTACAGTGCTTGGTTCCTATCCCACTCTTGCAGCATTCTTAGCAGGAGCTGGCGGTAGTCCTGGTGCAGCAGGCACAGCTTGGATTATTGAATCTGATGGTTCTCTATATGTATGGAATACAGCAACAACCACTTGGGATGATGTAGGTGATCTGCAAGGACCTCAGGGTCCTCAAGGCATTCAAGGTATTCAAGGAATACAAGGTGTTCAGGGTGTGCAAGGTATTCAAGGTCCTCCAGGTCCTATAAGTAGTGGTGGACTATTTGCTGAGACAGCTAACAGCACTCCCGTAACAGGAACAACAGTAGAGACATCATTAATAAATGGAGGTGTAGGAACATTAAGTGTTCCAGCTAATGGATTTGCTGTTGGAGATAGCTTCAGAGCTATTATGGGAGGAGTGTTAAACGCTGCCAACAACCAAACTATAAGAATTAGAGTGAAAACAGGATCTGTCATTTTATTAGACAGTGGAGCTCAACCAATTACAAATATTACAAATGATGTGTTTTCTTTAAACGTAGATTTCACAATCAGACAACTAGGAACAGCTGGCGTAGCATCTATCGTCTCTTTAGGAACATTCCATTACGCTAAAACAAGTAATGCATCAGTTCAAGGATTTGCATTTAACGTAGTTAACAATACAACATTTAACACCACAATCAGTAATACATTAAACATCACAGTTCAGTGGGGAAGTAACAATGCAGGAAACAGTATATACAGTGATATTTTTGTATTAAATAAAACTTATTAATTATGCCAAGACAAATAGGTTGGAGTCAGGAATCTAATCTCCTATACAATATATCAATGCAACTTGATAGACTCGCTGCTGTAACAGCTGCTTCAGGCGGTGGTGGTGGTGGTGGCACTATTACAGGTGGTGGTGCAAATGGTCAAGTGACATTCTGGAATGCTGCTACAAACATTACAGGATCTAATAATCTGTTTTGGGATAATGCTCAAGGGAGGTTGGGGATTGGGACTAATACGCCTTCAAATGATTTAAGTATAGTAAAAACAGTTGATGGAACTGTAAGAATGCTTATAAGTAATCCATCGACAGGAACAAGTGCTATCTCAGATATACTTATATTAAGCAATGTAGGAGGTTTATCATTACAAGTATTCGGCTCAAATCACAGTACATTATCAGCTAATCAAGCAAGGTTTCGGTCAAGTTCATCACTTGTAAACGGTCTTACATTCTTAACAGGAACAACTGCACCATTAACATTCGGTACAAATGACACAGTAGGAATGACTATGTTCGGTATTACAAGAAATGTAGTTCTTCAAAACGGAGGTACATTCTTAGACGGTGGTCAGAGATTGCAGGTTAATGGAACAAGTCTTTTTACTGATATTTTAAATATTACAGGAACAGATAATTTAAATACATTACATTTTATTACCAGAAATTTAGGTGGAGTTACCCAATTTCAAATATCTAATAATGGTGATGCATTTTCAAGAAGTTCATTAACAACTCCTACTCTTAACTCAAATACTTTAAGGGCACAACAAAATCAAAATATTTTATTAGAAGCAAATTGGGCGAGTAGTAATGTAATCACTTTACAAACATATTTTAATGCAACGAATGTATTACTTGCAAACCATAGTGCAAATGTTGTAAGAACAAGTGGTGGTAATATAGTTATACAGGGAACTGAAACTTTTGCTCCTACAAGTGGAAACGCTACTACAATTTTGGCATTGCTTAATCCTACTATTAATCAAGCAGGAGGGGCAAATGGTATAACAAGAGGTTTATATGTTCAACCTACATTGACCGCTGCAGCAGATTGGAGGAGTATTGAATGGTCTAATAACACAGGCTGGGGATTATATGGACAAGGTACAGCTGATAATTTTCTAGGTGGTGGATTGTTAATAAATGGAGTGTTGCGAGAAACCATCACTACAAACAGACAAACTGCATCATATACACTTGCTTTGGCTGATAGAGGTAAGTTGGTTGAAACAAACGTTGGAGCAGCAAACACTCTCACTGTTCCACCAAACAGCTCAATAACATTCCCAATAGGAACAAAAATAGACATAGCTCAATATGGAGCAGGACAAACATCAATTGTTCCAGGAGCAGGTGTAACTGTGAGAAGTGCTCTTGGAGCTCTTAAACTCGCTGCTCAATATAGCGGTGCTTCTCTTGTGAAGATAGGAACAGATGAGTGGTATTTATTTGGAGACATAACTGTATAAATCATTATATGAGTTTAACATTAGGCATAATTGCTTCTTCTCGTGGGAATATAGTTCCTCCTCTTGATACATTTGGAGGAGCTGCAGCAGCCTATTCTACAAGGCTCTTAAGCAGTGCATACGGTGGATCTGCTGTTAGGGTGAGAAGATCATTTGATAATGCAGAACAAGATATTGGATTTAGTGGAGGTGCAATTGATGAAACAGCTCTGATGAACTTTGTTGGTTATGAGAATCTGTTTAGGGTTAGTCAAGAATTTACAAGTGCTAGCTGGGGTAAGGCAAGTGTTACAATAACCGCAAATGCTGGGACAGATCCATTAGGTGGGAATACAGCTTCTAGGCTTCTTAGTACAGCTTTACCTTATTGGTTAGATCAAAATATTGCGTTAACTGTTGGGCAGAGTTACACAATGTCTGTTTGGGCTAAGTCAAACACTGGTGTTAACCAGCAGTTTGCTATGGCTCCGTGTAATGGGAGTATAGTAAGCGGAAATTTTACTGCTACTAATGACTGGCAAAGATTTACATTTTCATTTGTTGCTGTTGCTGGTAACTTTCAATCAATAGTAAGAAGCAGCACTTCGTCGGCTGACTTATTAATTTGGGGCGCCCAACTAAACGCTGGCATCACAGCTCAACCATATCAAGTGACCATAAGTGCTGCCCGTTCGGGGGATGGATTTGTTACTAAATGGTATACACAAGATAGTAATGGAGAGAATTTGTTGACATTTTCTGAGCAATTTGAAAATGCTGCGTGGGCTAATAATGCTGGGTTTGGTTCGATAGCTACAGTCACTCCAAATTCTACAACAGCACCAAACAGCACTCTAACTGCAGACACTATAACATATACTTCGGGAGTTGTTTCTAGATTAGGTCAGACTTATACTAAAACAGCTGGATCCTTTTACACATTTTCTGCTTATATAAAGAAAACATCTACATCAACTGTATCTTTACATTTAGATCTAAGTGGCGATTTGGCTCAAATGAACGCTAAATGGGGTGCTTCTGTTGGTTATCCTCAAGTCACTTATAACTTTGATACAGATGCAATTTCTTCTAGTTGTGCTTTTTTTGGTAGACAAATATTGCCAAATGGGTGGGTTAGACTTTATGTTGGTACAACATGTTTAACTGTTGGTGTAGCTTCTGTTGCTTCGTTTCAACTTTTTGCTTCAGAAAGCGTTTTCATTTGGGGCGCTCAACTCTCTCAATCTAGTTGGCTACAACCCTATCAAGTGACCACAACTGCAGCCATCCTCAGAAGAGACGCCTCTCAATCTACAGCTGCCAACCAACCAAGAATTGTTGGTGGTGGAGTTATAGAGAGAGAGAATGGGAAGGCTTCGATAAGGTTTGATGGTGTGGATGATTTCTTAAGTGTTACAGATATAGCTCTACCAGTTTGGTCTATATTCTCTACAGCAGTTAACACTATTCCTTCCGTTGTTACAAACACTATTTATAGTAGAGGTTCTTCTTCTAACTTCTCTAGAGATGCTCTGCTTTATTTGAATAACTCGAATAAAAGATTTGAGGCCCAAAGAGCTGATGCAACTACATTTCCAACTGCTTTTGCTTATACTTCATTACAAAACTATCTTGTTGCTAGTGGTATATTTACGGGTTCTTCAATAACTGCTTTTGCTGATTCTATAGCTGGGGCATCTGTTTCAACTACTGTTGCTGGTTCTGTAAATCCAGTTACTCAAATTGGAGCAACAAGAGGTTCACTAAATGCTAATGAAATTTTTATGGGCGGTGAGATTGGTGAGATCATTGTATACAACTCAGACCGTACATCCACTAGAGCAGATATCGAACGTAACATAGGAGCTTATTACCAAACCCATTGGACTGGTGCTAGTAGTGGGTTATTGGATCAGTTCGGGGGAGCAGCAGCTGCTTATTCATTAAGAAACCTATCCTCTTCATACAGAGGACCATTAATAAGAGTGAGAAGAAGCTCTGACAACGCAGAGACAGATATTGGTGGTACATACAGTGGTGATTTGGATGTAGCTTCTCTGTTGTCATTTACGGGTGGACAGAATCTTTTGACGAACTCGGAGGATTTTACGAATGCAGTTTGGACTAAAGTTGGTAGTACTATAACTGCAAATGCTACTATAGCCCCCGATGGTACACTTACTGCTGATAAGATTACGGAGACTGCTGTTGGTGGGCAACATGCTGCATATCAAGGATCTAATGTTCCTGCATCATCTACTTACACATTGTCATTTTATGCTAAAGCAGCAGAGAGGTCAAAAATATTTGTAGTTTTTTATCTAAGTAGCGGCACATATAGCAACTTTAACTCTTATTTTGATTTGTCAAATGGTACTGTATATAAAAATGGAAGTGATGCAGCTGCAGTTTTTATATCTTCATCTATTCAGTCTGTTGGGAATGGCTGGTACAGATGTTCTGTCACTGGCAACACTAACACCATTGGAAATCATTCTGTACAAATAGAAATACTTGATAATTCATTTCAACGATTTTATATTGGAACCGCTGGTTCGGGGATATATGTATGGGGAGCACAACTAAACACGGGCATCCTCCAACCCTACATCCCAACCACCACAACAGCTGTCAATGGCGCAAATGCTTTTGTCACTAAGTGGTACACACAAGATAATAACTATCAGAATCTGTTGTTGCAGAGTCAAACATTTGAGAATGCTAGTTGGAGTAAATCTAATTCATCTATCACTCAAGACAGTACAGCTGCTCCCGATGGAACACTAACTGCTGATAAACTTAATGAAACTGCTGTAAATGACCAGCACTGGATTGGGCAGACATATAGCATAGCAACAGCATCTACATTTACTGTATCTTTTTATTTGAAAGCTGCAGAAAGAACTTTTGCTAGTGTTGGTATGTTTTTAGGTAGTGCCCCATTTGATTACTTTGGATGCGTATTTAATCTATCTAATGGAACCGTATTTTCAAGTAATGCCACTGGAGCTAGTGTAAATTTGGGAAATTCGATAACTCCAGTTGGAGATGGATGGTACAGATGTACAGTAACTGGAAACACTAACAAAACTGGTGCTCACATTATTCAATGTGGGCTATTGACAAACGGATCTACTTTTAGCTATCTTGGAGTTGTTGGTTCGGGAGTATACATTTGGGGCGCTCAACTAAGTGAAGGTACTTTACAACCCTACACAGCCACCACCACCACCGTCTCTCAAAGAAGAGATGCCATTCAAGCCACAGCAGCTTCTCAACCAAGAATAGTTAACAGTGGAGGAGTGGAGAGTGAGGGGAATAAACCATCTTTGTTCTTTGATGGGACGGATAGTTTTACTATGCCGAACATTGAAACAAGCAATTTGGATTGGTCTATGTTTTATACTGCAAGAAGTAACAGTCCGTCTGCTATAGGATTTGGAGTTGGTTCAGTTACTGGACCACCATCAGTATTCTTTGGTAGATATTCTGATGGTAATTTATATCTTCAAAATGATGGTAGTACTGACTATTATTATACAGTTTCAGAACTATCAACTACATTTAATCTGACAAGCGGTTTTTCTAGAGGCTCATCTGCAAATGCATTTCTAAACGGAGTTCAACTTTCTCTTAGTGGTCCATTAACGTACACATCTCTTTCTTCGTCATTTAATTTAATAGGAGGTCTTGCATTAGAAAGATCAAACGCAGAAGCTTCTGAGCTTGTGTTATATATGTCAAACCAATTATCCAACAGACCAACCATATCTTCCAACATCAATTCCTACTACCAAATCTACTGGCAAGGAAACGGAACAGCACTACTTGATAACTACAGTGGAGCTAGTGCAGCATATTCTCTCCGCAACCTCAGCTCTGCCTACACTGGTCCATTGATCAGAGTGAGGAGGAGTAGTGATAACGTAGAGAGGGATATATATGGCACGTTCGGGGGTGATTTAGATATAGCCTCATTAGTAGCCTTCGTAGGTGCTAACAGTGGATTTGTAACAACGTGGTATGATCAGAGTGGTAATGCTAGAAATGCTGTTCAAGGAACTGCTGCTAACCAACCGAGGATAGTGAATGCTGGGGTGGTGGATACGGAGAACGGAAAACCAGCTGTTTTCTTTGATGGAACTAATGACAACTTCAATATTCCAAATGGATTGAATACACTTCAGAATGTTGGATATGCTAATATGTTCTCAGTTGTTACCAATAACCCAGCTGCTGCTATAGCTAAGGTAATAATATTCTTCAGTACTTCTTCGGGTACTGTTAGATTTGGTCCGTATATAGATGGATCTGTATATAAAATAGATGCTAGAAGATTAGACGGAGATACAGTTAGTGCTCTTACTGGGTCGATATCGATAAATGCTCAAGCTTTACTTTATTCCGCTATTCAATACTTAACGAGCGATGGTTTCCAATATGTTAATGGGGTAATTGACGGATCAAATACATCTTTCTTGACAGACGGAACTACATCTAATACGGCATCTTCATTTGCTACTCTTGGTGGTGTTGGTGGGTCATTTACATTCAATGGAGAAATGCAAGAGATTATATTGTATACCACAAATCAATTACCTTCTAGAATCCCTATACAATCCAACATAAACAACTATTATAAAATATACTAATATGCTTTATTTGATTTTCCCTACAGAGCAAGAAGCACAAGACAGAAGTCACGAGATAGCTGTAGCTCAAGGCTGCTCGGGTGTTACACAATATTGGTTTGGATGGATAGTTCATCCTACCACACTTGAAGGCGCTCTTCAGATTCCTGAAGACCAAGAAAATCTCCTTACAGAAGAAGAAATAGCATCTTTACAAGACCAAGCTTATATGGAAGCAAACGGTTGGTTTGTTCAACCAGCTCCTGTAGAAGAGGGTGTTGTAACAGAAGATATACAAGCAGAAATTATTTAACAATTAAAATTCAAACAAAATGGCACAAATTGAACCAGTTAGTATTTGGGTAAATGGTGTAGTGAAAGAAGCTACACAATTCAATCTTCGCATCATTAATGATGATTTGGCTACAGCAGCTACGTTCTATTATGAACTTAAATCAGCAGATGTTACAGATGCAGAAGGTAATGTAATCGGTGGACAAGTGTTGTCCGTAGGTAACGAAGGTATTTCTGGTCAAGAGTATATTGACTGGGGAGCTAGTAGTGATGTTAATGCTGAAGCTTACGTAATTGTAGCTGCTAAACTTAATGTTGTCATTGTCCCATAAGGTTATTATATTTGCGTAAACAATTAAAAATCAACTAGTATGAATCCACAAATGACAGAAAAGCAAGCTCTTGAGGTGATCAAAATGATTCTTGACCTCGCAAGTGAAAAAGGACTGTTTAAATCCTTAAACGACTCACTTGCAGCTATCACAGCTTTTAACACCGTTAGTGAGAAAATTCTCAAAGAAGAAGACAAAGGAGGAGAGGCTTAATAGCCTCCCTCTTCTCTTCGTTAAAACTTTTAATTATGGCAGTTCCTAATAAACAAATTGGTTGGAGCAACGAGTCTAATTTGCTTTGGCAGATTTCTAAGAAGTTAGAAAGACTGATTCAAATAACAGCAGGACCTGCTACCACTACTACCACCACTACAACTGTGGCTCCTTAATAAGGAAACAATAAACCAAAATTACATATGGCAAAGGATCTTAAATTCGTCTGCGTACAGCCAGATGATGATTACTACGTTTGGCAAGTGCACACATGGCTTGAGAGTTTAAAGATGATTGGTAAGAGTGACAAGGCTATTGTTCTTGTCTTCACACCAAACTTCAGAGACTTCAATGAGAAATGGAAAGACCTGGAAGCTCTCTATCCAGAATCTGAATTTGCATATTACAAAGATGTAGATGGTATAAGCAAAACATTTAGCCTCTACATTCCTGTATTACGTCCTTACACTTTGATGAAATACTTCAAAGAACATCCAGAGATGGTGAATAAGGCAATCTTCTATTGCGATTGTGACATCGTATTCACAGAAAGATTTAACATAGACGCTTATATAGATGATGATATTTGTTATCTGTCTGATACAAACAGTTACATAAGTGCATCATATTTTGATAGTAAGATAAAAGATGTTCTTCCTGAAAAACTGGAAGACTACGAGAAAACAGATATTCTCTCTGAAACCACAAGTTTAGTTGGAATAACAAGAGAGATATGTGAAAAGAACAATCTACATTCTGGAGGAGCACAATATCTCCTTAAGAACATAGATGCAGGGTTTTGGGATAATGTGACAAGTCATTGTCTGATGATTAGGTCATATTTAATGAACGTAAATAGACAGTTCTTTGAGAATGAGAACAAAGGGTTCCAGAGTTGGTGTGCTGATATGTGGGCTGTGCTTTGGAATCTGTGGCTCAGAGAGAAAGAAACAAGAGTGATTCCTGAAATGGAATTCGCATGGAGTTCAGATGGAATAGAGAAACTAGATAGGGTGGGTATATTACACAATGCAGGCATTGTAGCTAATAACCAAGGAGCAATTCCAACATTCTACAAAGGACTCTATCATTCAGGAAAAAACCCTTTCCAAGATCCTCATCTAGAGGAAGTGCTGAATAGTGAACTCAGTAAAACACTTTGTAATCACTACTACGTAACACGAATGTTTGATGTCAAACAGAAATACAATTTCAATTATTAAAAGCAAAAATTAAGTAAAATGGGAAACAATCGTAAAGATTTGAAAGCGTATGTACGCTTTGATGGTTCTGGGCGAGTGGTGCCTGGGAGCCTTATTCTCAGGAAGAAGATGCCTAAGGTGGGTAAATGGATTGAGATACAAGCATATGAGTGCTGTGCTCCTACCACCACTACAACTACCACTGTATCAGATATCCGTCTGAAAAGAAACATTAGAGCTACAGGTAACTTTATAGGAAGCCTTCCTGAATACACTTGGGAATGGAATGCTAAAGCTGTATCTCTTGGTGTTGCTAACAATCCTACAAAAGGTGTACTTGCTCAACAAGCAATGGAACTCAATCCTAGTTTTGTAGTGTTTGACCACAACATTGGTTATTTGAGAGTTAAGTATGACAACATCTTGAAGGCTTAGTGGCAAATAACAAAACTTATCATAATGGCATTAAAATCACTTTTTCCTGAGGAGATGATTAAGTCTTCTCCTCAAGAAATGTCTCTGGAAGCAATTGCTAGCAAGCTTACGTATTTTCATGAGCAGCTACACTTATTGCATTGGCAGACAAGCAGCTACGCTACGCATCAAGCTCTTGGAGGATTGTACGATTATGTACATGATTTTAAAGATGGTGTTATAGAGAAGCTTATGGGATATACAGGAAAAAGACCTGGAACAGTTAAGATGGAACAATTGACAAGCTCTACACCAGATGCTGTTGTTAGTGAACTTCTTAGCTTTTCATCTAGTTTAAAGAGCTATGCTGAAGGTAATTCCTATCACGATATAGCAAATCTGGCTGATGCACTATCTGGCGAAGCTGCTAAAACAAAGTATCTGCTAACACTGAGCTAATGCAAATTAACACAAGATTCTTTCCTAAGGTGTTGCCAGATAATGAAATAGCTTATCTGGCACATCTAGAGGGAATAATTGAATCAGTTGATGAGCTGTGTACATTGGAAGTGACAAGAAATCCTAATTCTCTGCATTTCAGATTAGCACCATCTGTACCCATGTACAACGATATGCTTCTAGAGGAGATATTAAAATTCCACAATCTCTTACACATAAAGCTCAATTTGAGCAAGTCGATTAAGAGTTCTGCAACAATTGTTTTTGAAATAGAATTAAATTAATATATATGCCAACGTTTATTAAAACAGGCTATTGGGAAAAGGTACAGAAAGGATACAAAGGATGGTTGAATCTTGATGACTTAATTGGTAGTTCTATAGGAACAGGAACAACTAATTTTATTCCAAAATACGTTGGACCAAACACTTTAGGAAATAGCAACATAAGTGCAACGTCTAGTCTAATAATAAGTACTTTCACATCAAGTACTTCATATGTTGGTCAGTCAGGAAATACAAGATTTGGTTTTGCTGGAAACACTGCTACATTAATATTTACACAAGGTTTACCATTTGCAATAGGTACATTTAGTAATCACCCATTGGTGTTTGGAACAAACAACACTGAGAATGTACGAATATTTCTTGATGGTAATGTAGGTATAGGAACAGGTGATAGCAATACTGGATATAAATTAGATGTAGCTGGTACAATAAGAGGTACACAATACAATCTCTCAGCACTAAACACAGCTCCTGCAACAGCAGCAGCAACAGGAACTCTTGGAGAAATAAGAATTGATGCTAACCACATATACGTTTGTACAGCAACCAATACATGGAAGCGTGTAGCAATAGCAACATGGTAAAAATAAATTTGGTAAATTCATTTTAATTTATTACATTCGCCCCTAAAACCAAAAATTAAATATATGGAAAAGAAGACATTTGATCCAAATAAAGCTTATAAATGGGCTCCTACAGATGAGTTTAAATTGACAGGATCTGAGTTTGGATTGTTGCTTAATTCAATGAGAGCTGTTCTTGGCACAGAAGAAGCACAACGCATCCTTCTTGTTAACGAAGGAAACAAAGTGGTGGAGAATATTCTTGCCAGAGCTGTAGAAGACGGAATAGCAGAAGAAACAGAACAAAAAGACAATAGTTCTTTATGAAACAAATGATTAAACGTAAAGATGGAAGTGTTTCACAACGTGGTTTGTGGGACAATATTCGTGCCAATAAAGGAAGTGGAAAGAAGCCAAATTCGGCAATGCTCAAGCAAGAAAAGAAGATTAAAGCTAAAGGTAAATAACCATGCCTAGAATTCCTAAAACCAAAGTGTACAATCCACAGAAAGCAGAAGCTTATGTTGGTAAGGGAGTTCTTAAACGTGGTGGTAACATCACTCCTGTTCCTGATGGTCCTCTTGTTAAAAAGAAAGGACCATTTAAAGGAAGTACATTAAAGAGTGGTGGTAAGGTGACAGTAAATGCTGGTGGTGAGAAGCACGTAGTTTATAAATCTAAGAAAAATAGTACTAAAGCTACCAAAGGAGACATAATTGTAAACCATCCTACCAAAGACAAAGGTAAATGGGACACCATCAACCTCACAAAAATTGGTAGAGCTAAGACAGTTAAACAAGGCGTTGCTTCTACAAAGAAATGGCACAAGGACAATCCTGATTATAAATACAAAGGTAAAAAGAAATAACTATGGCAAAGGCAAAGAAAGCTCAAGTTGGCATTAGTGCCACACCATCTTTGAGGAAAGGTCAATATAAAAGACTTGGTAGAATCTCAGATAAGAATCCTGAAAGAGCAGAACGTGTTGCTAACAGAATGATTGAAAGAGATACACGTTTAGAGCGTGGTAAGGCTTTTGTAAAAGGTCTTGCAAGCAAAATGCAAGCTGGTGGTGTAGCTAGTAAGAAGGTTAAAGCCCCTATGGTTGATCCTAAAGGAGCTTGGACAAAGGTTCAGGAAAGAACTCTTGGTAATATGAAGAAGGGTGGTAAGATAGTTAAGAAGTCTGCTAAAAAGAAATAACCATGGCTGACAAGAAATGGATACAGAAGGCTATTAAGAAGCCTGGTGCCCTACGCTCATCTCTTGGTGTTAAAAAGGGAGAAAAGATCCCTGCTGGTAAACTTGCAGCTGCTGCTAAGAAGCCTGGTAAAATGGGTCAAAGAGCACGCCTTGCTCAGACTCTCAAGAAGATGAAGAAGAAGTGATAATATTCGAACCATCCAACCGTGTAGAGGTGACAACACCTAAAGGTGATGGAATCATTTGGTTAGTTACAGACTACGGACATGAATCTGACACAATATATACAGTGATTATAAATACCACTGGTGAAATGTGGCAGTTCAGGCATAAAGACATTATTGTAAAGAACAATATAACCTTTGGAAGACATGGCTACAGTTAAAAAATCAGAAGCCTGGACCAGGAAAGAAGGAAAATCTGAATCTGGAGGTCTCAATGCTAAAGGTGTTGCAAGCTATAGAGCTGCTAATCCTGGCAGTAAATTAAAGACAGCTGTTACAACAAAGCCTTCTAAGCTTAAGAAGGGAAGCAAATCTGCTAAAAGACGTAAATCATTTTGTAGTAGAATGTCAGGAATGAAGAAGAAACTGACATCTGCCAAAACTGCCAATGATCCAAATAGCAGAATCAATAAGTCTTTGAGAAAATGGAATTGCTAATCAATTAAATTAAACATAATGGCAAAAGTTAAAAAAGCCCAAACTGGCAAGAACGTTCCTAAAGGAATGGTAGAAAGTGAAATGTATCCTGGTAAGATGATTCCAAAAGCTAAGTCGAATTATGCAAGTGGTAATATGGCAAAGTCAGTAGCATCTGCTAAATCATCTGTTGCTAAGCCTAAGGCTGTTATGCCTAAGAAGAAAATGAAAGATGGTGGTAAAGCCTCTTCATTCCCTGACCTGAATAAGGATGGTAAAATCACTAAAGCTGACATTCTTAAAGGACGTGGTGTTATTAAGAATGGTGGCAAGATGAAAGCAAAGAGTGGTGCTAAGATGGGTAAATGTAAATACGGCTGTAAATGAAATCAGGAAAGCCAAAGAAAGCTCCTAAAGTGAAGAATCCCAATCCAAAGGGAAACTATATGAAGGAAGCTGATACAAAACTCAGACTCAAGAGTCCTATGTGGCCCATGAAGCAAAAGCGTCTTTCTAAATAACTGAAAAGCCCCAATTACGGGGCTTTTTCATTTTAATGAATTGTACACAGAGAGCACCTTAGGTATATGAATTATGCTATTTGCTTTTCTATAACACTCGTATGCAAAGAATCCATCAGAATCATACTTGTCTAATTCCCACCTTATGTCACCTACTGTTTCTTTAGATACAATGAAGTTGTGACTATCTATTGCTCCTACACCTACTGTTTTCCCAATTAGTCGCATCCTCCCATCCTTCTCAATTTGACTGAATGATATGAAGTGTTCAGTTAAATCTTTTATATTTTCCCAAAGAACAGGTACAATTGTTGTGTCATCATCATTGAAATAGATATGTCCGTGTTTAACTAAATCTATTCCATAGTTACGTTGACCGTTACCAAATACACTACCATTCACCTTTATTGCGTAAGGTTCACAGTTATGAGGGATGTTTTCTGGTATTTCTGTAGAATCAAAAACAACAATCCACCTGTAATGATCAGGTGGAATGTTGATACTATTAGAGATGGCCTCTAGATTGTTAGGTCTTGAACAGGGCGTGATTATATTTAAGAACATGGTTTATCGTTTCTGTTTAATACCAATAGTTTATCATTGTTCCATCCTGGAGAGTATTTCAAAGCATGATTTGCAAATATAAATGTAGCTGATGAGAAATACTCTTTTAGATGATCGATAGCATCTTCATATCGTTTCTCACTTTCAGAGATGAATATATCCTCAATAATCAAGAAGCCTCCAGGCTTTAAATGTTTATAAGCAACATTGATGAAGTTGATTTGATCTTTAAATACATGTGTTGAGTCATCTATCAATATATCAAACTCACTTCCTGATGAACGTAAACATTCTTCTATTGAGTTTACATCTTCTATGTTCATTTTCATGTACACACTGTTATGTAAACGATCTCCCAAAGCTTTATGTAATCTATCATCAAACCATTCATAGCCATACAACTTAGCATTTGGAAAGTAGTTTCTCCAAGACAACATAGACATGTTATCTAATATACCAGCTTCTCCTAGTTTCACATCATTATACCTTATGTGTGAGAAAAGAAGATTATATATAGAAGTGTATGCATGTTTATGTAATCCAGAATTCTCATTGTATGGAGATTTATCTGTAGGATAGAGTGTTCCTAAATTACATAAGTCTGTTCTAGAGTTAGTAGAATCAATTTCTATACTATTTATGTGCATTAGTGAACTCTTTTAATATTTGTTTATAATTCCTTGTCCAATTGGGAATGAGCTTCACTTCTCCTGTAGGAATCTGTCCCATTTGTCTGAGTCTTTCTACGTGAGCAGAATGCCTTTGTATAGCATTTGGACGTGTATCATCGTCTGTACCAAGACCACTCATGTGATAGCCTCTTCCTCCCCACATATAGAACCAGCTCACTTCCTCATCAGCAGGAGATGCTAATACAACCTTATCTCGTCCAAGTTCATGTATTCTAACCACTAGAGTCATATCATATCCAGCATTCTCAAGAGGATGTCTTCCTACAGCTTCCCAAGCATCTCTACTATATACAATACCAGAATTACCCAATGATGTAATAGCTTCAATGTTGTCACCGTTGAACAGCACTCCTTTTTGCCAATGTAATAGATTTGATCCTGGAACGAAGTGTTTAGCAATATTGTTCAGGTGATTAGGCATAGCCACATCATCATCATCCCAAACAGCTATTACATCAAATCTACATTTCTCAAGGATGAAGTTTTCCTTTTCTCCTATTGTAGGAAAGGTTGTATCAAGATTGTAGATTCTTACATCAGGATGGTCAAATACAAGCTTCTGTAAAGGATAGTCATTTACAATAACAAGTTCTCTTTCTCCTTGGTAGTCTTGCTGAAGGAAGCTATAAATAGATTCCTCCAGAAAGTCTACACGTCCGTAAGTGATGCATTTACAACTAATTGATGGAAGTAAGCTCATAGAAACGTTTTGCGTCTGATTGTTCAAGATAGATTTCTGATTGATAAACATTCCTTTCTCTCTTCTGTCCTCTCACCTTATTGGTTTTAGGATCTACATCAGGAACAAGCTGGGCTCTTTCGTGCAAATCATCCAAGAGAACAAGCACTCTGTCGTCCTCAAGAGATATACTCCTAATAACCTTGTCCATGTTAAAGCTGTCTGTAAATGTCCTGTACTCAGGAGCTTCAGGTGTACCACCAGAAACTTCTCTCCTCGTGTAGAAAAACTGATTCTTCATTTTATTTTGGTTTAGTATTTAAGAGATTTTGCTAACCCTGCATCAATAAGAGCAGCATTAAGATGAAGGCTATAATCTTCACCACAATATATGTCAACAAGGGGTCTGCCATATTTATCCAGGTCTTTGCTTTTGATAATAACGATGGCTCCTTCATTTAAATTTGCTTTGGTAAACTCTTTAGCTAGTAGTGCTTTTGCTTTCTCATCAGCATCTTTGCTTTTTAGTTCAGGTGTGTTAACTCCATAGAATCTACATGTAGATCTCCATTGAACAGTGAAGCCAAGATCAATAATCAGCTCTGCTGTATCACCATCTACCACTCTAACAACTGTAGCTTTGTAAGTGTATAAATCATTTACCATACTCATAGTCAAGGATTTTTCCAATAATAGACGATCTGTTGTAGTTACTTATTAATATGTTTTTTAATTTTTCTAATATGTTGTCTTTTGCATCAATAGACAAACACTCCTTGTATCCTGGAAATTTTACAGAAGGTAAATATCTATAAGTTTTACGCAAATCACATAATATTGTTTTCTCAATAATAGTACTTTCATAAAAAGTACAAGGAAAAATTAACATAGATTCTATACTATAACCACTTTTTACTTTGATATTCTTGTGTCTTTTATTGACTTCTTTTGATATACCCACCTTACTGATATATTTTTATTATTTCCTCTATTATAGGATGTCTGTGATTGCTTGTAAGTTTTACAACAGCAGCTCCTTCAATGTTTGTTAAATTTTTACACAGGTAGTCAAATCCGCTTTGTTTTCTATCTTTCAAGTCTATCTGTGCAGAATCTCCACAAAGTATTACTTTGGTACCATTGCAAATCCTAGTTAATAGCATTTCTAGAGCTCTATCTGTACAGTTTTGCATTTCGTCACCTATCAAGAGAGTGTTTGAAAAATTTCTACCTCTTAACATAGACATAGGTATAACTTCTATCTTGGCCTCTCTTATAAGTGTTTCAATTTTCTCCTTATTATATAGCCTATACATATTGTCATACACAGGAGCAGTGTACAAACTTAGCTTTTCGTTTATGCCTCCAGGAAGAATTCCTAACTCCATCTCATCAGAAGAAACTACCATCGGTCTAGTAATAATTACTTTCTCTATCTGCTTTTTAAACAAACAGTCTAGAGCTACTTGAGCTGCTACTGTAGACTTTCCACTTCCAGCAGAACCTTTAAGAATAGTTATTACATTCTTCAATATAACATCTTTTGCTTGTTTCTGCTCTTCTGTTAAAGCTACTTGAAACTTAATGTCATTCTTATACTCTCTCTTCGGATCTTTCATACTTTTTAATAAGCTTTTCCCTCTTTGTATTAATTATGTCATACCTATAAATATCACGTTCAACTTGGTCATGCTCCTCCAAAGTTAGTAAAATTATGTTATCCTCATCGAATTTAGCCTCAGGATATTTTTCTTTAGGAAGGATGTGATGAAAGAACGTTGATAATGGTTCGTTTCCCAGATAGTTTAAACTCACTTGTGAGTAGTGCAATCGCTTTCTCCAGATTTTTAAAAAGAACTCTCTCATTTCAGAAGCATTTTCAGTTTTAGGTTTCTTAGTTTGAGCTAAAGGTTTTCTTGGTTTATGTTTAAAACAATACTCACCTTCACAATTGTTTCCACATGTCTTACATTTAGATTTCATTCTACTTTTTTATAAGCTTTCCAACCTACTTTTATATTATACATGTCTATAAGAAAGTTCATTTTATCTTTCCATAGCTTGTATTCCTTTTTGCGTTTGTCAAGCTTGTCCTCTTCATATTCTAGTTTCTCAAGTTCATCTTTCACCTCACCAGCATTTATATACTGCTTCTTAAAGAGGTTCATTTCACTGTCATCAATGTCTAAAATAATCTTAGTCTTCTTGCTCACTTCTGTAAAGTTTTTCTTGTAAAAACAATAATAGATAATCAGGATTCATGTCTCCTCTTGATACATCAGAAGGAATATACCATTTAAGGATATTTTCCAACCATGCATCATCTATGTTCTCAAGAGTGACATATGTTTGTGTGTTATGATTCCACCTATAAAAGTGTTGTCTTATAACAGAAAAAGGATTAGATTCCAAATAGAGGGAATGGTTAATAACAGAACCTTCTGTTTCCCATCCCCATCTATTGTAATCTAATCCTCCATCCACCATGGCATTCCTACAAGTACAATGCTTATAGTCATGCCTATGGTAGCTTTGTATTGTTTCTTCGCAAAGAGTACAATACACAGCATTGTAGATGAGGGTTGTTTTCATAAGGATTAATTAAGTAGTGACAATAACCATTCTCTAGCATCCTTAAGCTTCGTAAAGTTTCTACTAAGTCTTACACCGTTCACATACTTTCTAACTCTGTAGGTGCCATTCTCTGTCTTGTAAATGTTTCTTGTCTTTCTCATGTATATTGGTTTTAAATTACGCCTGTACTGCCAAAACCACCAGTTCCTCTTTCAGAAGATTCCAACTCATTAGCATCAACAAACTCTACATCTTCCACCTTCTCAAAATATATCTGAGCAACTCTTTCACCTACAGCGTAAGGGAACTGACTATAGTTTCCAATTGGTGTAAAGATGCACATCCATTCTCCTCTATAATCACTGTCGATTATTCCTATAGAGTTGTTCATTAACCAGTAGTGTTTTGTGAGGTTGCTACGAGGAACAATCACTCCTCTGTATCCTTTAGGAATTTCTGTTTGAAATCCTAGTCCTACAATAACTTTCTGACCAGAATAACTTAATGAATTAGCATAAACATCAAAACAAGCAGCATGTTCACTACCTTTTACAGGCATATTAACATTCTCCTTGAGTTTTCTAAACTTAATCTTCAACATTCTCTTCGATTTTAGGTTCTGATTGATTTATTTTAGTTTTGATTTTCTCTGTAATGTCATTGTAGAACTCTTCGTTATGTAAAAGTAATTCAGAAAATTGATCAAGATCATACTTATTTTCACCAAATGTAATGGTTTTTCCCCACTTTTTGAAAATTTCGTACTCACTGCCCAATTCCATAATCTCTTTCACCTTATCAATGCCTGCACCATAAACAATCTCAAACTGAGTTAGTCTATAAGGAGGAGACATTTTGTTCTTTACAGACTTCACCTTTGTGATGTTGCCGTAATTTACATCACCCTCTTTAGCAAGACTCTTGCTCACCTCTATCCTACAGTCTGTGTAGTATTTCAAAGCATGTCCTCCCTGAGTGGTTGTGGGATTGCCAAACATAACACCAATCTTCTCTCTGTATTGACTGATTACAATTACACATACATTGAATTCAGACAAAGCACTCTTGAGTTTTGGATAGGCACTGCTGTTAAGTACAGCTTTCTTACCAATAGCACTATCACCCACCTCACCATCTAACACCTTCTTAGGAATCAAACTACTGTCTGAGTCGATGATAATCATATCGATGTCTCCAGTTTTAATCATCTCCATAGCAATGTTAAAACCTTCCTCACCGCAGCTTGGTTGAGCAATGAGCATCTTATTTGTGTCTACACCAAGAGCCTCAAAATAGTTCTTGTCTACAGCATGCTCGCCATCTATATACAGCACTGTACCACCCTTCTTCTGACACTCAGCTACAGCATGACCACATATTGTAGATTTACCAGAGCCCTCCCAGCCCATCAGTTCATACATCTTACCCTTAACAAATCCTCCTGTTCCCAATGTAACCCAATCAAAACCAATAGAGCCTGTGCTAATTACATCATAGCTATTGTTTCCTTTGTTATCCAATGTAAGCACTGTGCCTACACCATACGTCTTATTTAATTTGTCTAATGCTTCCTGAATCTTGCTTCCTGAAGATTCTTTTGTTGATTTCGCCATATAGTTTATTTTATCAAATATACAAAATTTAGTTTAAAGGGCCAAACAAAAAAGAGTCCCAGGATGGACATCCCAGGACGTGAAATCGAAAAACTAATGGACTATTTCTTCTGTTTATTACCTTTAATACCTTTAGGAATGTAAGGACAATGTCTACATCCTCCTTTAGATCCACAACATTGCCCTCTGTCAAGATGGTATTTTTCTGTAAACACCACCTTGCCATTTTCTAAATAGAAATGCACTCCTTCTATGAATTCTTTCTTCATATATTAACTTCACATGCACCACCTGCACAACTTACTACTTGACTGAAGTCAACTGTATCATCTAGCTCTATCACCTTAGTGAGGTCAAGAGATTTCAATAAGTCCACTCTGGTCTCGTATTCTTCCTTTGTTATGTCCTCGAAAGGGGCCTGGCGATAACTGCCCCCATGGTAGTTCAAGACTGACAAGCCATTATACACCTCTCTATTGGTCCACATCCACTCTCCCACTTCTTTCCAACCATCTTCAAGGATGGAAATTGTAGCTGATACATTATGTGTATTATCACCATTAACATGTCCTGCTTTAATCCATTCAAGAGAAAACCTCTTAACACGTTCTAATGTATCGAGAGCTGTTTCTGTTCTAAGAATAGATCCTTCTGGAGCTTTAACAGGAATACGTACACACACTGTGTCTGTAGGTCTGAGAACATCATCTTCACACAATTCAGGATGATTAACCATCAGGTAGGCTGCAAGGTCTTCATTCTTGTTAAACCTCATTGTCCTAAGATAGTAGTCATTGTGCCATGCATGTATACCACTAGCTGTACCCAACACTAAACTGGTTGTACCACTTGGCTTAATACATGTCACCCTAGCTGCTTCATTTGTTCCAATTACAGCACTAATCATGCTATTCATCACCACTCCTACATGAGCTGCAATGTCCAGGTTGTATTTAAGAATCTCACCACTTCCTATTCCTGTCATACCAATTCCTAACAGAGCATCCTTTTGTGTTGTCTTCTGCCAAATAGGTCTCAAATAATGGAAGTCTGTAAATCCAGCCTGAAGAGTTCCAAAGAAGGAAGCTGATGCTACACGATTATTCAAATCATCCTGACTACTTACATCACTTACATTCACCTCACACAGATTACAGAACTGATATGGTCTGAGTGCAATCTCGCAACATGGGTTGGTTCCCCAATCTTTATTGTTAGTCCAATAAATACCAGGTTCACCAGATCCAGAAGCTTCAATTCTATTCCAAATGTCATAGAACTTTTCTTCTGTAACCACTCCTCTTTCAAGTACAACTGAATTATTTGCACGTCCTCTTTGTTCGTTCAGCTCATACCATGTTCCATACTTACATGTAATCATTTCCTCATCATCATCACTGAACAGAGCAATCATGGCTGACCTTCTGATTCCTCCAGAAAGAACAGAGTTGGCAATGTGACACAGTATATCATGACATTCTAAAGGAGATAGAAATTCTCCTTCTTGTTTCCTGTCTAAAATAGCCTGTACATGTGCCAAACATATCTTCAGAGGCTCAGGACCAGGTGCTTTACCACCAGCTGTAATAAGCCTAGCACCTTTGTGCCTAATAGCTCTAAAGTCAAAAGAAGGCATGAATCCTCCCTCTAAATAGGCTTTCATCAACACCTTTACAGCGTCTGCCCAGCCCATTATACTGTCCTCGATAAGATAGTTACGCTTCTTACCTGTCTTAGTAATAGCAGGAAGTTGTTCCACATGATGCTTCTGTACGGAATATCCCACTCCTGTTCCACCTAATAACAGAAACATAGTTTCACTGAAGCTATGTATGCTATCTATAGGAAGGAAACAACAGTTGTATATTCTAGAATTGTTCACTTCTGCAGCTGGACCAGCAAACTGAAGTGCTCTCATAGAAGGTAACACCTTCTTATCTCTAATCATTGTTGATGTAGAAAGAATTGCATCTTCCAACTTAGGATATTTCTTAATCATCATAGCAACATACCTGTTCACAATTTCATCCCACGTTTCTCTTCTTTTCTGTTCAGGTAGGTATTTTGCATACTTACTAAACACTGTAATTTTACTTAATGCGTCTAATCCTAAGTCCATAAATTTCTGTTTATTTTGGTTAAAAAAATGAGGACTGCAAATATACAGTCCCCATTGTTATAAACCAACACATTATTAAAATTCTAGCTAACCAATTTTCTTATTTTCTCTCCAAGATCGTAGTTATTTGGAGTGGTTTTAACTAAATCAATTATCTCTTGATTCTGTGTCATTAACTTCTCAAGATAGTTACAACCATCCATTAGTTCCTCCTGAAGATGCAATAGGTAGTTGTCTTTATTATTCGCATGGAGAGTTGTTCCATACTTTCTACAACCTGTTTCGCTTCTTTTTTGGAACTTAGCAATAACTTGTTCTACGATTTTGTCGGGCATAATTTATCATTTAGTAGTTTAAAAGCGTCTGCTATAGCATATCTTTCCACTTCCTTTCTATCACCACTCCATTGAATATCAATAAAATCCTCGTCTCTAGGAAGAATCCTCCAGCCAAACAGTACATTTCCATCATCCATTTTAAGGAGGATTTCAATATACACACCGTTGACATCAAAAACATCCATAAGCTGTCTTGGAGAGTTCTTGTAGACATTTACAATATCTGCATTAGACACACCCTTTTCTCTAACATGAGCTTTGAAGTCTTCAGGAAGATTTTTGTCATTTAGTGTAGATAGAAGAATTTCTAAATAATAAACTCTGATTGCTTCAGAGGCAATAGGATAGGCTTCTAATAGATCAATGTTCATTTTCTAATTGGTTTTTAAGTTTTTCAGCACGAGATTTCCACCAGGTTCTTTCGTAATCACAGTTCATATACTGATCATAAGGAAGAGTTTTCATGTATTTATACTCTCTTACAATCAAATCGTTCCTATCTGCTTCTAATTCACAATAAATAAGAGCTGCTTCTCTGCCTCTTTCTGAAATAATCTTCTGTACAAAGTCTTCGTTATACATTTTCTTTAACTTTTTGAATGTTAAGTGTCTCAAAATTCTCATCCCATCCTTGCCAAACTTCCATCTTGTCATCAAACTCCACACCAATCTTATCTTCCCAATACTTCTTAAGATCTTCTGTCTTGTTAAACACTCTGTATTGCAAAGATATCTCATCTTTATGCAATCCGTTCCTAACAATCTTCACTATCTTAGGAAACAACTTCTGGAACTCTGGAGAGGTTTTGGAATACCTACCCATTTTAATTAACCCAAAGTCTTTTTTAAACTTTGGGTTAAGTTGATAGACAACCACTATAAATCCATCTTCATAATCATAATCATCCAATACAGACTTAGTTCTCTCATACTCATCATCGAGAAACAATTTGAACTTGTCTGGATGCTTTGGATTGAATAGCAAATATACAGAATTTTCATACTGTACATCCTTTGCACCATCCTTTATGAAGGCATTTATAAATCCATTGTCTCTAAGCCTTTCTCTATCAATACCTAATGTAGGTACAATGAATATTGTTGTTATTGTCTTTTTTAACTCCATACATCTATTTTAGGTTTACAAGTCCATTGGAAACATGATTCTTCCTTGATACATTCCACCTGTCATTCTCTACAGCCCATGTCAAGTCTTGAATCAATTCTTGTACACCTGGATAGTTTTTTCCTTTATGCTCAAATCCTTCAAATGCATCAAGAATGTCTTCTCCTGACAGTTGGTAGATGAGCGGACTGTAATAGTTGGTGCTATCACAAACAATAAACTTTGGATATTCCACCTTATAACCATCAAGTTCCATCTGTTTCTGAACTTCTGAACAAGCTCTCCAATACAAATAGGCTTGAATGTATGCTCTACGGTAGAGATAGTATTCTTCATAGAAGTTCTCTACAGCCCAAACACATTTCAGGTCATACACTTGTATAGTTTTCTTGTCATGGTCTATAACCACCTTGTCCATCATGCTCTTGAACTTCAGTCCACCTACAACATATCCTTCAACTTGCATTTGATTGTACACTGTCCATCTAGCACTGTTAACAAGATTTACAACATCTGCTGTAAAGCTATTTGTTTTGAGCTCTTGTACAATCTTCTCAGCATTTGTAACATCCTCTGTTGTAATCACTGTCAATCCCTTTGATTTCACTGTACGCATCTCATTGTAATAAAGCTCTGCGTCACTTCCAACAAACTTAGATATTACAGCATCGAACTTAATCTTAAACCCTGATTCAACATATGCATCTTTTGCAATGTCTTCAAACGCTCTGCTTATGTTTCCATCTTCGTCAGTTGCTTCTGCAGTGAATTTATACAATGCATCTACAAAGGCCATCATTAGCCCTGTAGGAGCTGTCATACAAGCAGACATATAAAACCTTACATCAAACTCTTCAGGCTCTAATAGCAGTGTTTCTACCACTCTACCTGTTATGGAGGCTTGTGTATCCTTTTCTTCAGGCTTCTCTCCTAGAATATATTTCTTATAATACTTCTTCCTGTCCATTGAAAACTCTTTCAATGAACTAGAACTATCTAGATTAATAGCTCTGTAAGTTGTTTCTGTCTTGGTTTTTCCTCCTATCATCTTGTATTTGTTTAAACGTGTTTATAATCTCAACATACATAGCTCTCACTTCTCTTGGTACAGATTTATTAAACCATCTCACCTCTAGTTCGTAATCAGAACCTTGTGGGTCAACTAACCAAAATCTATGAAACTCATCGTTGTGTTCAACAGATCCTTCATACCAAACTTCTGTACAAGAGGGGTTTCTGTTTATGTTAATAGTCATCTGTTCCATTAGTAAGAGATTTCATTAGGATTCCACTTATATCCATACAATATGTAACTTGAACCATCGTGAAACCTGCTTTTAATAGGCTTAGATTTACTCTTAATATTGTTTTCCATTTCATGAGGTGTGAGTATCATCACTTCTCCATCAAACTTAATCCTTAAAGCATGTCCCTTTTTTATACACTCTTCTACAGTGTAATCACGAACTTCTACCATTCCTTTGTAAAGCTTCTTAATTTCAATTTGCATTTCTTTCTTTTTTAGTTTTAGCATCATGACAACCGCTACATAATATTTGCAGGTTGTCTATTTCACAAAATAAACGTTCAACAAAACCTGGGAGATCTGCAGCACAATTCAAGGAGCCTGCTGGAACTACATGGTCAACATTAATGTTCTTATCTGGAAACCATTTCTTACAGCTATTACATTGATATTCAAACTTTTGCCTTTTGAGAGGACCTTTATACGGTCTCTTGGCATTCAGTTTACATTGTGTAATAGGCTTCCACCATCTGCTCTTCTGTCTTAGAGCACTTCGTATAAAACTCCAGAAGGCACTCTCGCTCATTGTGCCTGCGTTTCTTGTTTTCGCTACTCTCGGTTTTGCTGCTTTCTTCTTCATAATCAATTAGTTATATAATAGAGGCTGTCACAAATATAGAAAATAAATGTGACAACCCCTATATTATACATTAATCAATAATGGATATACGACTGGACAAAGTGCTACGCATTTCTTCCAATGATTCTACAATATTCTCAAGGTCTTGAGAACTCATTTGAGGAACATTGAACTCATACTTCTTAGTTTCTATCACAAATCCTTCTTTAGCCTTCTCAGCAAGATTTTCCAATTCACGAATTGCGTAAGCATCGTCAATCTCAAGAGTGCTGAAATTCAGGTCATGCAGAAGTTCTGTAGCCTCATCACGGCTGACAGTCATAATAGGAAGATATTCATAACACCTACCCTTTTGTGCACCAATACCCACCACCTTCATAGGATTGATGAGTACAAGAACAGACTGGTCACCACATCCTACATAATGAATCTCGTCAGAAGTGAAATGTAATCCTGCATGAGCACAATCAGCTGTAGACCAGCTACACTCATTTGGAGGCATGTTCACCACTTGACCAATACGAATGTCAAATGTACGTGTGTACTCATCTGTAAACCTGTTCTCATGTCTGTTAGGCAAATCAAGATAGAGTTCTGTAAGATTACCAATGTGCTCACCAAGGTCTGTTCTCATCACTTCCGCTTCTCCATCTTCTTCTTGTACATACTCTTCAAGGTCTTCATCATACCATTCTTCACCTTCTACGATTTCAGTGGTAACTGTGTCGTCAATGTGTATGAATGAATATTCACCATCCTTCAGATACACTTCATAGTTGTTTGGACTCTTCTTCCATACAGCTTTCATCTTAGTGTACACATTGCTTACAAACTGTACAAGTTTATTACTTCCATGTAATGTAACAACATTCCTAAGAGCAGCAAAGAAACCTTGTTTGGTAATCCTGAAGCTGTTCTTCGTAAGGAAATCATAAAGGTCATTTGCAACCTCAGCCCTAGGATTGAGGCAGCACCACATGAAGAATCTCTTAAGAGCTTGATACTCTTCATCGTCTTGTACATTATTATATGGATCTCCATCATAATGATCTACAATCTCAATGAACTTCTCAACAAGGAGCTGAGGCATAGTTCTGCCTGTACCAGCCAGCTTTACAGAGTTACCTTCTATCTCAAAATCATCTAATCCTTCTAGTTTCTTGATTCCTTCCTGAAGAGATTTAAGTCTTGCCACTTCTGCATCATGTTTAGCCTTTTCAGCTTTGATATCTGAAGAGCCCATAACATCATATATTGTTGATTCCAGTTTAGCATTTGTCACTATATTGAAATCAGCTTCTGTAGCACCATTCTTTGTAAGGATTGTACCGTCATGCATAACAACAACTATTACACCGTTTACAAACTTTACAGCTTTGTAAGGATTGCCATAATTGATTTGTGTTGTTTCAATGGATGTTGTAAATCCAGCTTGTGTACGAAGAATCTCGTTCTTCAGTCTTTGTTCTTCGATGATGAGGTTTTCTAGTTCTGCTTGTCTTTTAAACCAGTTAAGTGTGAAATTACTCATAGTTTTGTTTTTTAAAAGTGTTTCTTACGTTGTTTGCTTAATAAATAGTCCATAAATACGAAAGACCAAGATATAAATCCAATGGGCCATGCTAAAAACCATACAATGGGTAGCAACCAATCACCATCAGTTTCCAATTTCCTAACAAAAGAGTTGAGCCCCCAATACAGGAGCCCAACTATTAAATAAATAATCAATGTCATAACTAAGATGTTACAAGAGATTCAATTGTTTCCTCTGTAGGAACTTCAAGTTTCTCTTCATTAAGTTTATAATTCTGCCAATTAAGCTTTTGTTTATGATATTTCATAAGGTCACAAAGCATTTCTTTTTCCGTCTTAGCCAATCCATTGTAACGACCTATGTGCCTCAAGAAACTATTGATGTAACGATTCCTGTCTAAGAAATCTTTCATGTTAAGATACGAAGAATAGATGGAATTGTCAAATAAATTCTTCTCTTGTGCGATAGAAATTATCTCGTCATACAACTTGTTTTCACCATCAAGCCTATACTTTTTCTTATAGTTTTTCAGATCATTGAGTTTGTTATTGAGGTCAATAGATACATCACTTAAATTAGTGACGAACACATACTCATAATCATTCATAAGCTTCTGTATAAGATATGCAGTGGCTGCTCTTCTGAACACAATGTGTTCACCTTCCATGAATTCTTCCATACTAATCCAGTTTCTAATTTTTACATCCTTAATTGCTTTCAGTTCTCTTTCAGACAGTACAATAAACTTAATGTGCCTAGGGAATACAGCAAACCATTTGTCCATCAGATCTGCATGTTCCTGCTTACCAAACACAGTTAGTGATGGTTGCTTATGTGCATCTGCAAGATTGATGATGGTGGGAACAAGCTTAGAGTTCTTACCATAAACAAACCTCTCCAGAGGAGAAAGTAGTTTAACATTGATTTCTCCTTCAAGCTTCTTACGCTTTGGTGAAGCAGCAATTGCTTTCACTCTCTGCTTTTTCCTAGCGTCAATAAAGGTTTGAGGAACAACAAGTTCATCTAGATTAATAAAACTCTCAGTGAGCTTATTTACAACAAGCTGAAAGTCCTTAATCCTGATTCTCCATTCACTCTTTGGATACTTGTCTAGTCTGAGAAGATTAATGTAATTATCAAAATTGCCATTACCAGCACTTTTCATTTTACCAAGAACAAATTGTTTTTCCTTCTTGACAATCTTCACTCTTTGTCTACCGTAAGTGCTTCTGATGTAATCCTTTGTCAACCCTTTGAGTTTCTCAGAATACACCATCATAATACACTTATTCCAGTCATTACCAAATACATTGAACCAGCTCAAGTTATTCCATCTGTTGTTTTCTTCAGAATACATCCTTCCTGAATGCACGCTATACTTGAGAGAATACTCACCAAACAACTGATCTTTCATTTTCCACAACCTTTCAAAGTCAACATTATCAGAATGTTTGTATTTAGGAGTGGCAAAAGATATTGTAGAAAACTGTTTCAGAGGACTGATGTTCCATTTAGAACTACCAAACTTAACAGCTCTTTCGCTATCACCATAATACTCCATTATTTGCTTAATGTCTTCTGACTCTTGTATAGATTCATTATACTTCTCTACAAAGTAGTTAGCCACCTTTTGAATCTTGTCAAGAATAGCTGCTTTTGCTTCTTGTGTATAGCGAATAGATTCTCTGTTTGGTGTAGGGAATATTGCATCTGACAAACCAAACTTAAGAGCTATAGGCATTTGTACATTATTAATGCCAATCTTCTGAAAATCAATAGGATAGTAGACATTATCTAAACAGATGTGCAAACTGCTATCAGAAGCAAGTGGAGAAAACTGGAAGTGCTCATGTCTGTGTATAGTGAAATTATTATCTACACCATCTACATTAAAATAAACATCCTCAAAATACGCAAGCTGCTCTTTAATCTTTGATGTAAAAGACCACTTGTCACCAGATTTAACAGGAACAATCACCTTAACACCATTTCTCTCATCTGTAGGAGTTTCGTAAAGCAAATCAATTGTGTTTACATCTTCTCCTTCGTACATCATATATTTACGCTCAATTCCGTTCTTACGAGCAACGAAATAGAAGCTTGAGCAATATGCAAGAGGAGCCTTGAAGCCCAAGCCCATCATACCCAGCTCATTAGCTGAATTACGCTTTGTACTCTTACCATATTTACTGATGATGTTTTTAACATCGTCTGCATCCAGACCAATACCAAAATCTTCTACAGTGAATTCATAAGTGTTATTGTTTGTATATCCAAAGGAAACAACAATAGCTTCCTTTATACCAGCTCTTCTGTGACTGTCAAGAGCATTACTAGCACACTCACGAATTGTAGAACCTATTGCATCTGAATATAAGTTCTTACTTAACATCTGCATCAATATCTGTGCAGAATCTAAGTCTAAGGACATTCCAATTGATTCCTGTGTTTGTTCTCCTTCTTGTAGAACAACTGACTCTTTTTGTTTTTCTAAGATCATTTGATTATGTTTTCTTGTTTTAAAATTGCAATTGCTTTCTCGTAGTTTTCTATGTCTTCACGATTGTATAGCACTTCTGGATTCACCTTCACCACTCTATATTCTATATTCTGTCCATGTATGTATGCTTTCCAGAACTTTGGTTTTTTGTCTTTTCCTATTGCGTTTTCGTATTGGTATATTATACCAGTGGGAGTATAAAATTGTATAGTTCCTTTTCCATATCCTGCAAATAGTCCAAAGTCTACACTGCTTCCATAACTAATAAAAATAGGATCTCCTATTTGTAAGCTACCACCAAATCTTAGTTTCATTGTTTTTCGATTTTAGAATGGCACATTGTAGAGCCACATGATTTCATAACCATTGTTTTCCTTGAGTATCTTATTCACCTTTGTAAATGTTCCTTCTGTGTCCCAACTAGACTGCTTGTACGCTGCTGAGGCTGGATGACTTAACACAAAGTTCCAAGCAAATGGATTTGTGTATTTCTCATACTTAGCAGCATCTTTACCAAGGAATATAGTGGGCACACCTGTAACAGATAGTATTTCTTCCATTACATACTTAGTGAAGGGTTCCCATATTTCAATATGACTTCCTGCTTTGTTTACTTCTGTAGTGAGCGCAGCATTAAACATAAGCACTCCTTGATTAGCCAAATAGCTAACATCAGTGAGCTGTTTATATTTAAGATTGAGTCCATTGCTTAATTCATCTTCTAGTCCTTCATAGAACTTCTCAAGAGAAGGTTGTAACCTGTCTGTTACACTACATCCCATAAGCAGTCCATCTGCTACAGAGACACCATTGTAGAAAGTGTGATAGGGGCACATGCCAATCATTACCACCTTCAGATCGTCAAGAGAAGTTTCTTTGAAGCATCTGTAAGTTACAGAAGAAGAAGGGGCAATTTTCTTGCCCCTCTTTCCTTCTGCCTTGAGAAACTTATAGATGTTGTCGCACTCTTCACTTTCAATAAAAGGTTGCATTTTACTGTGCCAGCTCTCGTGAAACTGATCTTTAAAGTTTGCCCAAATCATATTAAAATTCCATTGCTAGTTGAAGAAATCCCAAAGGGGTGTCTGCTGGCTCTTCGTACACATTAATCACCTGAGGAGGTGCAGAAAGAATTACGCCACTTTCGTTCACAAAGAAATTGTGAGCTTTCATGTGGTCATTAATCCAAAACCTAGGATGTGTCTCTCTCATTGTCTGTGTTGTAAACTGATAGAGTTCCCACAAGCTACCTGGAGCACCATAGTCATATGTAGGCTTACTAAGTTCTGCAGCAATTTGATTCACTTGCATAGTGCTAATCAATTGCTCTTCAAGAAGCAATCTACCTACAAGCTCAGCTTGTGTACGTTTGCTCATTTCAATTTGCTTCATAGCCTCACGCTCTTTCTGCATTGTCTGGAATGTATCACCAGCTTGTTTGATATATTCTGTAATAGCAGAGGGAGTGAACTGTTGCACTTCACCCATGTGTTTCTTCTTAAAGGAACCCATGTCACCATGTACAGCACCATTTTGACAAATGAATATACTTGCACCAATAGCAAACTTCAGACTGAGTGTCTTATTGTAGCTATTCTGCCAACCAATCTGTAATTGCATTTCTTTATCTGCTACATTGCTAATAGTGAAATTAGCATTAGCCACTTGACCATCAGGAGAAGCTGAATAGAGTTCTTTATCCAAAGTGAATCCTGCTCCATATATAGACTCCATGGTGAGGTCTATCAACTGATTGTGTGTAATTGGTTTATATGTACGTGTTTGTGCTGGAATTTCAGCATCCAATAATATGTTCTTTGTTGTTGTGTAAGTTGCTACTTTCATAATAATTAGTTTTCTTCTTTTGTTAATTTAATTTCTGTGTTGAAATACACTGATAATATAGCTTCCAGATTTTCTATACTAATACATTGTATTACATCTCTGTCAGTTGTTTCTAACCATTCTATTTCTTCTTGAATGGATTCTTTTAGTTCATCAAAAGTCATAACAATTCTTTTTGCTTTAAATAGTCTTCGATAGCGTTTAGTCCATGAACTTTCCCTAAATCAGCCCAGTCTTTAATTCCTTCTTTGAGGTATTTTTTGGGCACATTGCAATAGCCAAAATCAAATAGCTTTGTTATCTGTTGTGAATTTGTAACACCAGTGATGTCACTATCAAAACTTAGAATTTGTATGTCGGAATATCTTTTCATGTATTCCACATTCTCTGTAGAGAAACATCCAAGTCCTTCGTTTTGCACAGCACAGCTATTTGGAAACACTTTTTTCATCACCATGTAGTCTTTCTTACTCTTGTTGATGAAAGCCATTTTACAATACTTAATATCATCTTTACCGTCCATTGCTGTAATAGGAACATAGTTAGGCACCCATTTGCTTTTCTTATCTGCAAATGGTCTATATATCTTCCAATGTCCTCCTTCGTATAAATAACCAAATACTAGCTCCTCTTCCTTCATATAGAACAAGCTCTTGTTCAAATACACCTTCTTGATTGCATAAATGTTATTCTCTCTCAAATCATCTACAGATTGATGATATTCGTTCCAATATTCAAGTTCTCTATTTGTGAACTTTCTTGTAACCACCTGAATAAGAGAGTTACGTTTAACAACCTCTGGTTGCTTATACTGTGATGTTATTTCTTTATGCTTGTCTGAACTTGTTCCTGTTGTAATACCAAGATCAAAGTCTTTATCAATAAGCCTAAGAACATCATCCAGTTTGGCATAGCCATAGAGAAGTTTTACAAACGTAAAACAATCACCACGTAAGCTTGTATCTGCAAAATCTATAAAAGATATATACCCTTTTCTTGTTCCAATTAAGAAGGAAGGATTGCGCTCCTTTCTAAAGGGAGATAGTGTCACTTGATTTAGTTTCCATGATTTATCAGGCATGTAATACATGAATATGTCATAGTCACTAATCTTGTTCAGTATAGCATCAGGAGTTAGAGTTGTCTTGATTTTACCTTGTATCATAGAGTTACAAATATAAAAAACCCCTGCTATATTTCAAACAGGGGTTTTTATACACCATGTCTTAATATCTAGTAGGAGGCATCCTCATCAGAAATAACAGCATCAGAAGAAACAATGTTATCCTCTGCACTGTATTCTTTCAAGTCCTTCAGAACATAGAAATCTTTACAACCATATTCACCTGTAACATTGAGAACAAACCTCTCATAACGTTTGAGATCTTTGCTCTTCTTGTTCCTAAGTGATGTAATAACATCAGACTTCGAATAATCTACAAGCCTAAACTGCTTAATTTCATATGCAGGAAGGAATGCTTTATTGTAAACACCCTGATACTCTTTGAATTCACCATCTTTCTCTACACTTTTAACAGTGGCAAGAGCAAGTATGTTTACAGAATATTCTCCATCAATCTGAGATTTGATGTCTTTAAGATTTCCCTTCATAAGAGATTTCCAGTCAAGTTGTAATGTTGTTTCTACATCACGATAGTCAAGATTACCCAACCATGTTTGTAAGAATGTATACAGCTCATCTTCTCCTACGAATGCTACACGATATTCCCTCTTAGCAAACCATTCAGGAAGGTCATTAGCATCAGAAGCCCAAGAACAAGTTCCTACATTGTTAATGTATTGTTTCTTTGTACCGTCCTTATTAACCTTCTCTTTGTTCTCAAGGAAGAATGTCACTTTAAACTTATCCTTCTTCTTAGATTCTTCTAACCAGAAGTCAACTCTCAAAGTTTTGTTACCATCTCTGCTTTCACCAAGATACTCAAGCGCCTTGCTGTCTTCTTTAAGTTCAACACCAAGTGTCTCTTTGTACTCTTCAGCATCAGGATTGATGGCTATCACTTTAGCCTCAAACAATCCCACCTTCTTTGCATAATCTGTCTGTTGTACGCTTTCACGTTTTTTACCGCCAATGTTACTCATTGTTTTCTTGTTTTAATTATTAATTATAATATTCGTCTAACTTTTTACATACATAACTCAGGTCGTTTGGAATCTTGATTTCATCAAACATACCATCTGGACTCTTTGCAGGAAACTTCTTGAACCTGTTAGTCACAAAACTGTAGCTTGTAGAACCATCTTTGTTTTCTTCAACATATGTGTATAAACACACTGTCAACAGTCCTTCCAACAACACTTGATTGTCAATTAACTTACCAGCTGTCTTAATTTTATATCCTATGATATCACCACCATCTTCAATAGTTTCAGGATGTGAGAAATAGAACACTTTTATGTCATCACGGAGTTTACGAGCTTCTCTCATAAGTTCCACCATATCTTTAGCCATTAAGCTAAACTTTGTGTAACCCACCTCTGTAGCTTTAGATACAATGTTAAAGCCCATAATGTAATTACTGTCCTCGATAATGATGTTCTTGATGTGAGGAGCTTTTTCTGAAATTGTCTTAAGGAGCCTGGTGATTTCATTTGCATCATCCACTTCCTTGTAGTTTCTGTTTTCTGCGTTATACAACTTCTCTGAGCCTTTGAAAGGGAGTTCCTTCTTAGCTACATTGATGATGTAGGTTTCTTTTGGATCTAAGTGCTTAACACTGGTTGATTTACCAGTTCCTGTAGCACCAACAATCCCGATTAATTTGCTTGCCATGTTCAAATATTGATTTAGTTAGTGTATAAAGATACGAAGAATTCTTTGAATTAAATATACTTAATTTTGGATTTATCAAAGAATTCTAATGCTTTTTTAAGCCATCTGAGTTCTACATCCTCATCACTACTAATGATGTAAATGTTTGCTTTCTTGTCTGGATTATCATACTCCATTGCCATACATCTGTTAATCTTCTGAGCAAGGTTTTCACCATTACTGTCAAAATAATTGATAATCACTTTGTTAAGTGGTTTATACGTAACACCCGTGTTACCAATCTTCACTACAGCCATATGATTACCTTCTCCTGATGCAAAGTCTGTAAACATTTGTTTCTCACCTGACTTACTATGATAGGAAGAAATTCCTAAAGAGTCAGCTATTTTAGTTACACCACAGAATACAAGAATACGTTCATGCTTGAAGTTTTCTAATATTCTCTTTGTGCGTTCTAATTTAGCAAGACTGTTCTGGATGATTCTCATTCTTGCCAGACGTAAGAACATTGTGCTCTTACCCTGTCTTTCCAATTGATCTATCACCCATCCGTAACTGTCAAACTGTTTCTTCTCTGTTCTTTTCTTACCCTTGTAGTCATTAACTACAACATTGTCTAGAGGCACCTTTACAACAGTGATTTCATAATCAACAATTACACCTTCTTTAATCGCTGTCTCGATGGGATAGGAAGCCATCACTTTCATATCGAGCTCATTGTACAATGTAGATTCTGTAGATCTAGAGAGTGTTCCTGTCAATCCTAACACTTGCCTATTACTCTCAAGTAGTAACTTACAAGTTTCTATTTGAGCTTCTGATAACAAATGTATCTCATCAATAACAACAAGATCAAACTGGTAGTCTGTATACTTCTTTATAGACAGATGTGTTGTGTATGTGATGTTAGGATTGTTATATCCCATAGTCTCAAAGTCTGCTATCCAGGAGTCTTTAATCTTGTTATCTGGATAGGCTATCAACACTGTAGCATGTTTGCGATATTTCTTCAGGATGTTAATTGTAGTGCGAATCTTACCAAACCTTGGACACAGATTGAGAATACCAAACTTACCTTTATCAATCCATTGTTTGGCAAACTCAGCTTGTCTTTTATCTCTTAGTGTCATAAATATCCTAATATGTTGTTATTCTTATCAGACAGTATTACAATACTAAACTTCTGGTCGTAATGTGACCTTATGCGTTCAAATATCTGATTTATATCTCCCCACATATTTAGATATATGAAGAATTCCTGTATTCCTAATATGTTCCCTTTATGTCTGTTCTTATCAAACTTTTCCAAATAATACTCGTAGACAATGTTTATGTCATTGTTTATTCTCCTGTGTATATACTCGCTTTTAGTCATCACCGTTGTTTTTGCTAATGAGGACAACAAATGACCAAAAGAACAGCTCAAACATAAATGATGTATATGGATTCTCTTTACAGAAACTCCTATATACACTTATTGTAGGAACTGTTACAAATTGCCAAAACTTGTCTCTATTGCTGGGTAGTGTGTTTGTTGTTAGTAGTTTAATTTTCATGTCACTTGTTTAAGAAAAAAGACTTTTGTAAAATCGAATCATAAATCGCATCTGTCATATCCTTCCTTTTAGGAAGCTCTTTGAACATTCCTATAGAACCAAAGAACGCAAGACCTAGCCTTACATCATCTTCTCCATAGGAATTCTTAATAAGCCTCAAGCTCCTAAAATACTTAGCACCAAATTGATCTCTAAGTCTTTCTAGTTCATATCCAGAAGTGTCTGCCACCTTATACCTCATAGGGTCAAATAATGCAAGAACAACATCAGCATCATTTTGTGTGCTGGATGATTCTGCAAAATCTTCCAATTGAGGCTCTACATCACCATTCTTAAGTCTCACAATGTTAGATATGGATCTGTTAAACTGACTAACAACCACTGGAGTGTACCCGTAGAAATCTCTGGCAAACCTGAGTTCATCACTCATCTTGTCAATAGCTTCCTTTTTAGTAGATTGGTCTTTTGTTGTCTTCAATAAACCAATGTGATCGATGATTACAATTGTCACCTCATTCTCATTGTTAGGAATGTAGCGCTTATTAAATTCATCAATCTGCTCAATACGCCCATTATTTAATGCATGTGCTCGTAATTCCTTGGCTATACCTACAGCATTCTCTGGGCCATCAATGATTGTAATTACATCATTCATTCTATTTATGTAATCTTCATACATAAGGAACATATCATGTTCATCACTTGTCATTTTCTCTGTCCAGCCCAATAGCTTGCTTACAGGAATTACATATCCATGGTCAAGGAAGATTTTTCTACTTACCCATTTGGCAAGCTTATACGTCCTACTACGCTCCATAGAACGATATATAATCTTCAGTTTAACCTTTGGGTCTTTCTGCGTAACATACCAATCAAAAGGATTGAGTACAAACGCATCATCAATAAACGATGTTTTACCTGAGCCTGTTAAACCACCCACAAGAAAATACATAGACTTCCTGATACCAATGTATTTATTCAGTCTATTAAATCCCATAGGTATGCCATTGTTCCCTTCAATAAGACCAGCTTCCACTTCAGCTCTCAGTTGTTCAAAACTCATATGTCTACACCTCCTGAAGGAGCGCTAGATTGTTGTTCAATCTTAACTCCTTCTTTAATTAATTCTATAAATGGTTCAAATGTACGTTGGTTCAGATAGGTTAGAGAGTTCTGCATATATGTCATCTTATTTGTCTTCAATTTGACAGAGTTCTCTTTCTTCTGCAGTACATCAAAATTCAAAGCTTCTATTAAATCATTAGCTGTATGTTCTCCTTCTCCAAGGATTTTGTCAAACTTAATCTTACATTCCTCTTTGTACACTCTTAGTCCTCTAGAGCCTGTAAAGCTTACACCAGCATGTGTGAATGTGTCAGTGCCTGGATAGAGTTTCCACCAAGCTTCAAACAAATCATCTGCAGGTCTAACCCTTACAATAGTTTCTCTTGTAGGAGTGTCAAAAAAGGCAAGGAGTTCCTTGCCTTCTATTGTGAGTTTGTAATTCTCAGTGATTAGCTGTTTCCTGAGAATCGTTTGACAGAGTAGAGATAGTTTTGGAGTTTCTGAGCAAAGAAGGCACACATCGAAATCCTCTTGAATTAGCTTCAGGAGGAAAATCATATCCAACGTAAATCCTCGCTGGACTAATTTCTCGTATTTCTTGAACGTTATCTTCAAATTCATTTGTCACCACTTTAATTTCTGCTTCTATAATGTCTTGTTCCTCCTGCAAATATATCATTTCTTTGATATGCTCCCTCTCAAAATCTTCAAAAATCATAGATAAAGTTTTTAATATGAAGCCCAACCAAAGAATATCCACTTACCCTCTTTTTCTGTAGATGATTTCTTATATGTCACTTTAGCTACAAGAGCATGAGCGTCTTTTTCAAGCCTTCTTTCCATTTTAATCCAAGTGGTGCACTGGTGCTTCTCTGAATAATCACGAGCACGTTTAACAGCATCTCCTTTTGTTAAAGCACTAGCAATCCTATCACTTCCACAATAGACAATGTATGTAAGAACCCACTTCTTTGTACCAGGAGTGACAACATGCTCCACTTGACTCTTCACCTTGTTGTCATTACCTTTAGGCTCCTCGATGCAAATAGCCTGTGCTCCTTGATGTTTACTGAGCTTGTCTGCAGCTTCATCCATGAACTGAGACATGCTCTTCTTGCTAGCTTTAAACTCCTTTGTAACATCTCTAAATCCTGAAGAACAGTTAATCTGTCCGCTATATCCTTCTTGATGACCATATTCATCATCAGCACGCTCTACAGCTTTGTTGTAAGCATCTTTAATGTCTTTACCTGTGGACTGAGTCCTAAACCAACTTGCTCCCATAAAATTTGTTTTTTTACTCCCACCAGTGGTGGAGATTGTGACTTAAAAATTGAAATAACACTTTCTTAGCTTTGTCATGCTTTCTGAAGGCTTTCATTAGCTCTTCATCTCTAAGACTTCCTATTTCCCTTTTTTCAATAAAATCATCTATGTAATATTCCGTTTTAACCTTGTCTATCAGGTCGATAGCTGTCTGAATTCTAGATGCTACATGTTTGCTGTCTAAATGACTGTTCTGTTCTACTATGTGCTTCTTAACATGTAACAACTTGTTCTGAAGTAGATTATAGATGTAAAAATAATCCCAATCCTCATCATGCCAGAGAATTGGGATCCATCTTACAATATTCTTAATCTTTCTAACTGTCCGTCTTATCAACATCATTTATTGGTTTTGAATTAAGCTCAAAAGGACATGGGTATATACGTAGTCCAAATTGTAAATTGAACCACGCTAATGTTTTTTCAGCTCGTGACTTGTTACATTTCAGTATTTTCTTAACTAGAGGAAGCGCATACACCATGAACTCATCGAATTGTTCTTTTGTCATGGTGATGTTATAATACCATTGCTCATCAGCAAGAGCATCTTCCCATGTCCTACCAACCATTTCCAGTTGATATCTAACTAAATGTTCTGTAAGGTTCTTTCTGTTTACTTTTTCCATAACTTGTATTATAAAGAACAAATATAAGCATTTTGTCCTTTTTATAACAAGTTAGAACAGACTTAGTTGATTTGGATTTACAACCACTTTACGTTTCTTACCCTGATATTGTATCTTATGTATAATACGTTCAGCTTTCTCTATGTAATACTGATGGTTAATTCCTGCTGTAGCTACATCTGTTTTCTTACTGAGGAAGTTACAAACTGTACAAACCCATTCACCTGCCTCAACTTGTGCTACATCAACAGCATTTGTTGTACATTCAGGGTTCTTGACCTTAAGAAGCTTCTCTCCTGTATTACTGACATAATACCTAATTAGCTTGTTGTAGATGGTTTTTTCTCCTCTTGCTCTGTTCCAACCTTCGTAGTGAAAATCTTTGCTAGACTTTTGTCGTAAACAAAAATCAAAGATATTACTATGATTGCAGATAGTAGTATCAATAGGAACATTATGTACATAATAAGCCTCAAGAGCAATAGGCACAATGCGAGCAGACTTGTTTTTATGAAGCTCAAAATCTGTGAGGAAATCTCCCTTCTTCTTAATTTCTCCATCTGTTTTAATTGCTAAGTAGTCATTAACTGTGCTAAATATAATCTTCTGATAATCAGTGCGTTCCAGTTCATATTTTGTCAGATTCATCCACCACTCATTAATTTCATGCATAGTGGAGATCAAGTCTTTCTTAATCATGATTGTAACACCATCTGTGTTAGCACTAATTACATGTATACCCCTGAGTTCATAAGCCTCAATAAGCATCATCAATGATAATTCACCTGTAATAGTGGTGAACATTGTCAATTGCCTATCATATATCCAGTTTTGCATGTCTGAGCTCTTACCGTAAACAGAGTTTACAGCAAGCTTTAGAGCACCTACAATACCTTTTATACGCTTATCCTTCTTAGCTAAAGGCTTGAGTTCCAATCTCTTCTCAAACATACGTTTGTATCCAGATAGAAACTCTTTACCCAAATGCCTTGGATAACGACCATTGTTGATGATGATGGCAGGATAGTAACTCGATACGTCCCAATCTATTATTTCATATTCATCATCAGCTTCAAACACTTCAGGCTTGTTTTCTGTGTGTAATCCACCTTTCATGAATGAATATGCATTACCGTAGAAATGTATCTCCTCTTTAAAATCATCCTGGATTTCTAGCGTTATCTTCTTAATCTTATCAAGGAACTGCTTTAGCTCATCTGTTTGAAATGTCACATAATCAGCAATACACTTTTTTACAGGCACCTTAGAGAATGTTCCTTTCTTGGGAAGAGCAGCATATTGTATATCCTTCTCTTCACAATAATACTTCTTAATCATCTCATCCCCAATCTTACTGTCTGAATAGTTTAAACAGGGAATATCAAATTCTTGCTCAATGTCTTTCCTGAGTTCTATTTGGTTGTTTCCTTTGTATAGAGGATGGTCTGTTTCACCTATAGTGACAAGATAGAATTGATAAGTGGCATCTACATCATTATAACAGTAATCCACTGTAGTTTTGATATCATCACCATTTAGATTCTCCTTGCTATGATGAACAGGCATCTCTTCAATGTTCTCAAGATCCATCTCAAACTCAAGTCTTTTTAGGCTCACTCTTCTGTTCTTATTATCGAAGTGGTGTATTCTGAAAAGGTCTATTTGTTTAAGACTGAGATCAGATTCTCTATAATCAGGAAACACATCATAATTTGCATCATGGATGATGTCAGCAGCTTTCTGAGCTATTCTGGCACATATATCCAGTTTAGATAGAATGTGCCACTCTTCATAATTCCTGAGGATCCATTCAACCACTTGGCTGTCAAATCTGAGATTGTTGTAACCCACCCAATAGAAGTCACTGTGCTGCTCTGTGAATCTGATAAATTTATCGAGGTCATTTCTCCACCTGTTTATTCTAAACTCATAATAAGAATCCTTCTGGGGATTGTAGACAACAACAAGAAAGAACTCTTTCATTGTTTCTATGTCGTAACATATAACCTTTTCACATTTCTCCATGCAGTTTATGTTTTCGTGTTAAAAAGATAGTGGCATCTTTGTATAGATAATCTAGAAAAACTTTTGCAGATTTACTTTTTACCATCATTGTATGTGCACTAACTTCTTTGTACTTATATCTTTTATATGTTCCAGCAGGAACGATTCCATTCTCTATTAACTTATCTCTTAATGATTTTATAAAATCTTCGCTAGAAGTAATGTTTATATGGTAATATGGATTTACTAGTTTTTTATCTTTACTAATATGACCATCACCATCAAAACATCCTCTAATGAAATGATGCATTAGCTCTTCTGGAACCTCTGTTGGGAACTGTAAAGTTAAAGATTTATTAGGTGTACATCCTAAGTTAGTTAAATCTTCACACATCTTTTTACTTGGTAATATTAACTTGCTATACTTTTCTCGATCAATATACATCTTACCTTTATATCCTATACAATTAGCAAAAGTTTGAAGTATATAAGCATCCTCATTTGCCAAAGTTATTTGAACTCTATTACGTTTTACATAAATATTTCCATCTGCAAATAATAAACCTAGAAAATAGGCTTTATCTTCTGTATCTATTGTCTCAAAATAGTTATCGTTAAAATTGTTAACTCTTTTCATATTACATATTTGAGACAAAGATATGTTATACATTTGAGACTATCAAATCTATTTTGTCATAAATAAGTATATTCATGGGTTGTCAATTATTCTTACACCTATTGCATATTTCAACCAAGCAAACTCAAGATAGACAAATCTGTATTTGCCATTATGAATGTATTTGTCAAAATAAAGCTTTATAGAAGGAAGAATATATAAATTGTTCTCTTCTTTAAACAGTTCTATTCTTCTCATATATTTTGATTATTTAGAAGACCTTCTTACATTTTCATTTATCGCAAAGAGAAGCAAGATAATAATAAAATACATCATAATAAATTATTTATTCGCCAGATCCTTTACATCTCCAACACGTAGTGCCATCAGCTGGACCTTCACCACTACCTCCACAAGAAGGACAAACTCTATAATCCTCTTCTTCTTCATCCTCCTCTTCTTGAACAGGGAGATGGTCATCACAATACATGTCTTGTGTAAGTCCTACAGTGATGATTTTCCTACATGTATGACACAATGTTGCACCTACACCACCATTATATTTGTGTATAGGCATAAAATCATGCTCAATGATGGTGACAATAATATTCACTATCTCTTTAGGAGTGAAATGTGTCTTCTCTGGAATATCTTCTGCTATCCTGTCTATGCGTTCTAGATACTTCTTAAGGATTAATTCTCTGTTCATGGTATGTACATTAATTTAGGAATTGTTTTATGCACTGTTGGAGCCTTTTTAGCAACCTTTTGCTTTACAGGCTTAACATCTGTTAGTCTAGCACCTTTCTCATATCTCTTACCAAAGAGAAACGTGTACACGTCAGTGATGTAGAACTTATCAATTATAGCTCTTACACTGCGTAAGTCAGGATTCCTATCTCCCTTCTCCCAACGTTCGAGTGTTCGTCTATTGATGCCTACTAAGTCACAGAACTCCTGTTTAGTCATACCATGCTCCTCTCTGAGCTTGGTTATGTTCTTTGATATTGTCATAGCTTTTTTAAATCTTCTTCTAATCTTCTAAGAAATGATTCCTCTCCATCGTCTGAAGACAATAGGTAGTCTATTCTGTGGGCGTATATCTGTGCCTTCCTTAGAAGCTCAACGCCCTCTTTAAACTTCTCTATAACCTCGTCAGAATACTTGTAATGGTTTAAGTCTTCAGGATACTTATGATACCATTCATCATTATGCCATGTCTCTTCTTTAATCTCTTGTCTAGTCTTAGGTCTACCATTCTTCTCTATCTCATCCTCTATAGCATCAGCTATGTAGCCTATCTTGTATTGGTCGTATGAAAATCTTCCTCCACTCATTGATTATAAGTTTCGTTGTAATATTCTTCAAATGTTTTCTCTTTCCCAATGTAGTCTTCTCCTTTCTGATAAAGCCTACTGTCATGCCAAGTATCGTAATGTTGCTGTTTTTGTAAGCTTTTAGCTTTCTTATAGAATATTACAGGAACTAGTTTTCCTATTTTAGCAGCTTCTTTTATAATCCAATCTACAGCTGTCACATTTGTTTTAAACACTCCATATGGAGGATGGTCGTTTTGTTCCATAGTTATTTAGTTTTAGGTTTCCAATTGTCTCTTTCTATAGCACAATTTCTACAAAGGACACTAATCCAACCTGTTGTTAGTCCAATGTGTTCTTCTGATCCACAGTCTTGACAAGTGTTGTCACACATATATTCTGCCATTCTAATCATTCCTTCTATATAATCATCACTATTGTCCATATAAAACCTGAGACCACCAAACTTCTCTTTCATTTGTGTAAGTGTAGGTTGAATGGGTTTTATAGGACCATCTTTAGTGTATCTAGTGGTGCTATTTACATATTCCTGTATAGCTCCACAAAGTTTGTCAATAATATCTAACCATCCTTTAGGAACACCATACCAGTTCACCATACCTGGATTACCTTCATATTGCTGAAAAATCTTTGGATACTTATGTATTAGTTGTTCTGTTGTCATAAGTTTATAAAATTGTGTAAATAATCATCTTTTCTAACATTACATCTGCTGCATTTAGCATTTGCTCTTAGTCCGTAAAAATAAGAAAATGTCCATTTGTGTCCAAATAGTTTGCATGTAAGTTTTTTCAATAGCTGTTTCATGTTTTGGTTTGTTTAGTGATGATAAAAAAAGACCCCAATGTAGAAACATCGGGGGGATTGTCTTCTTATTCCAGATTAAGCACACATCTGAGTGGAGGTAGCAGGATTCGAACCTGCGTCTTCAGTTAAAGCCAATAAGTAAAACGTATCACATGCTTAGTACTAATGTCAAGTTTTCTGTTCGAAAAACTTGACAATTTGCACCGTAGGGCTGACCTGTTATGGTCGAATCCACCACCCAATTTTGCGAAACTGGGAAAAACTGTCTATTTACATCTTCAGCATTAGATGGTAAGTCACTATAAGATGTCTCATAGTCTTACACTTGTCATTTTCTGTTGCCAGGTATGACTACCCCGTTCCTTATGCAGCAACTGCTACATCAGAGAAGAGAGAAGCAAGGATTGCTTCACCTTCAGAAACACGCTGAGATTGTGTCTTAGCGTTTATTGTTTGTACAGAGTTTAAGGAGATCTAGTACTTATCTCCGCATGTTTACTTACCACTCATAACTGAATCAAAACCATGTTACCCCCATAAAAAGCCCCAAATGTGGAAACACTAGGGCGAAATAACATGTATTATATATGAGAACTAAAAATTTTAAAAGCTTTGTAAATTGATTTCTGAGGCCTCTCTTTTAGCTATTTCCATGTTCTTGTCATTCTCGTATGTTATTTCCACTTGCTTGTATTTGGAAATAGATACACTGAATGTTAAATTGCTCCTATTTATCCAGAATGCTGAACACACCACCTTGTCAAGAGTGATAGCAGACATTTCATATCCATCTCCTTCGTAATATGGATCACGGAAGAAATCAAATTCACTGTCTGGTTCTCCATGTTTCTCTGTAAACATGTCTACAAATTTAGCATATTCTGATTTAATATCTGGCCAATTTGTATGTACAGGCAAATATACAATCATTTTATACACCACCTTTGTTTTTGGTGTAGTGAGTATAAACAACTCAACAGTGTTTCCTGCCACCTTTCCCTTCATGATTGCTCCATTGGAGATCATTTTATTGAGAACATAGCCTTTAGCCCTATATTGTTGTATTTTAGAACTAAGCGAGCCATCAATCCTCACACCATCGAATGACTGAGCATTCGACAGTGATGAGAATATGACAGTAACCAAAAAGAGCACATATAATCTTTTCATTATTAGTATTTAGAAGGTTCGTTAACTGCAAAATCAAGTCTAATATCCTGTGATGTAGCTAATTGATTTTCAATAAAAGCATCTATATTATCAATAGCATACTTTGCTTTGAATTCAAGCTCCTTCAGAGCTGCTGTAGCCCTGTTACGCAATCTGTCTATAGCCTTCTTCTCAAGCAATTCAAAAGGAATGAGTTCAGCACCCCAACGTGCAATCAAATGAATATCTCTCTGCCATTTGCTTTCGTTATGTGTAAATCCAAGAACAAACGGATCTGGTGACTTATCATCATAACAAATACAAATCTTACTATACCATTTATTCTTCTCACATTTAGCAATCTCCTTCAGAACATCCAAAGGAATTGTGGAAGCTTTGTATTGTGCATATTCTCTTTGCACAGGACACAGCACCATAATAATCCTACTTGTTTTAGCATCTACATGCATATATGGAGGAGCTTTCTTCTCTTCACTTCTGTCTGCATGGATTAATTGATTGGTGAGATTAAGTTGTGAAGCAATTTCAAACCACTGTTGGGCTTGCTCTGGTTGCTCTAATTCTGCTAATTCTGGTTCAATGAAGATTTCTGTAGCCATTTGTTTCATTTTAATTGGTTTATTCCTAATAATGCTAACACTCTGTCAGCTTTTTCTCTAAAATACTGATTTGTTGAATAGAAGTGGTCATACTTCTTCTTTCCATAAAGAACTAATGTGTGGTCATAGCTTTTTATGTGCTTTGCCACTGTAACAGCTTTCATTCCTAAATAGTCTGTACATATCTTACAATAGATCTTCTTAGCATCTGCGTATTCTGCAGTTCTGTTCTTTATTTCAAGGAAGTCTTGTGTCACACCCAATTGTCTGGAAATAGCTTCTCTGACATCTTCCTCTGTAAATGTACTTATTTTTCTCAAATACATATACTTGGTTCTATCTATAAACACTCTCTTTAAAATTGGATAGACATATGGTGATATCAATTCCATAAAAATATTTGGTTTTCTTGTTTAAATACGTTACATTGCAGCCTTAAAATGACTAATATGGAAAAGATTCTTGGAATCGTAAGACACGTATTCACCTTTGGTGGTGGATTTATTGTGTCTCTTGGACTCGCTGAGGCTTCTCTTGTACAAGAGATTTCTGGTGCTGTTCTCACACTCATTGGTGCAATTTGGTCTATTGCTTCTAAGAAATAAGCAATTGTCCTAAAATTGTTAAAGGCTAGCCATTTACAGCTAGCCTTTTTTATTCCTATCATAGAACAAACCAGTTTCTTCATCATACATAGGAGCTGTGTGAAAACTCCATGCCAAAAATATAAACGAGCAAATCATAATGCCTAATAGTGCAATCATTTGAATCTTTTTAGTCTAATAATCATTTTCCTACTTCCATCAGATGGAATATAGGTGAACGTAGTTCTATCCACCACTACAAGTCTTTTCTTCTCTTTACTAGCCATTATTATGGCATCGATAAGCTTACTAGCAAGTATATAGTCTCTCATATCCTTTGTATAAGAGAGCGGTTGTCTATCTACTTGTCTGGAGGAATAAATAAGTGTACTGGTCATATGTATTGGTTTTTGGATTGTTAAATTAAGATGGCTGAGGACTAATGTTTGTCCCCAGCCAAATTTAATTGTTATTTCATGTATTTAGAGAAAAGCTCTTTAAGTTTACCTTCCTCTTGAGTAGCTAAAACAAACGTCTCCTTGTTCTTTTCAAGATTTTTCATGAATTTATCATGATTGTACTTAGAACAGTTTTTTATGCAGAACTTTACATACTCTCTACACAAATACCTATTTTCCATCCTGTTCATTCTTGGAACCATTTTAAGAACATCTGTCAAATAATTAAGAATTTTAACATTTTCTTCTTCATTAATGATTCTGAATGTACCATTCTTTATTTTTGTGATAATATTACCACCATCTGTACTATTATCATTAAGAACAGCACACAAAAGACCCATGTCAAAATCGTAAACTTGAAAATAATGATTGAGTTTTACGTAATCAGGAATCAATGAACCCCATGCCATAATATAGTCAACAAGAGCCCAATTTTTAGAAGACGCATTCAATTTAGCAATAGTCTCAACCAAGTCGTGTTTATCTTTAATTGAAATTGTGACATATGGAATATCCATACCATTCCTAATTAAAGCATTAAACAAGTGTTGACCATCAATGATGTACTTTGTCTTTTTTCCAGATATAAAGTCAAACTCAGCAATAATAATAGGTCTAACTACGCCCATTTTGTTGATTGATTGCGCTAGCTTAGTTACCTGTGCTGGATAAATTGGACGATTGATTCCTGCTAGATAGTTAAATGTGCTCTTAGCATTGTCCCCTAACCATTTGATTTGCTTAAGTGTGTTCTTGTAAAGCTCGTTCTTTTTCATAATGTTTGATTTCTGTGTTTTTAAATTGATTTCTGTGTTCTAAGCTGTTTTAAATTGTTGTTAACTAACTTTGTGTCTCATTTGATCTCTAATTGCTTGCATGCATAATCTATATGCTGATACAGATGCTTTTAAGGCAGATAAATTTTGTGTTTCATCAAAACTCTTTTCAGTGTTGACTCCCATTTTAAAACCTGCTTTCTCAATGTGCTGAAGTTCTTGAATTTGTGTAAGTTCTACTTCTGTCTTTGTTAATTGTTTCTTTCTCATTTTTGTAATTGTTTTAATTGTCTAGTTAATAATAATTGTTTACGTTTAATATCAATAAGCTTTTGTGGTATATCTGAACGAGTTAGCTCTTTTGTATCTGGAGCGTTAAAAATCATTCTGTAGACATAATTATCAGAAAGTTCAGAAGATTCTGTTTTTCCTCTCTGTCTATTACGTTCTCTTTCTTTTTCAGACTTATAATATCCATTAGCTCTACGATTTCTACAGCTTTTGATATTATGTTCTCTAGCTTTTTCAGGATTATTGTGTTTCCATTTGTAATTTCTCTCATCTCCTTTTTTAGAACATCTGTATACAAGAGTTTTTATTTCTGGGTCTTTGGCTGATTTTCTATACTCAGTTTTCCATTTAGTACCACCACAATGTGAGCATATTTTATCTGGTATATCTATCGTTGGCATACAATTTAGTTTAATTAATAAAAAAAGCCCCCAGAAACCACTCTGAGGGCTAACAATCACCATTAAAACCAAACATTACTAGCCGTAATTAGTTTTTGTCCATCTAGAGGACACATTGAATTCAGCACACCATTTGTTAAATGATGGCTTTTTTGAGGCTTTTAATGTACGCACACCTGGTTTAAAGGTGTCAACAGCATCCACTGTTGTCATTCTTAATGTTGTTAAAAGGTATTTTTTAATCTTCTTCATCGTTTTCATTGTTAAAGGGTTCTTCCTCATCATATGCATCATACAAAGCTATTGTAGCTTGTCCTGCATATAATGATACATATTCATGTCCATTATCATCTTCTTCAACGTCTATTAGGCAATAGCCATTGTAATTCTGAATAATAGTGTTAAAGTCTTTTAAATCTATGTCCCTAAGAGACAAAGCATCCTCACCATCATCCATCCAGCCTATTTCTTGAGGGTCAGCAAGAATAATCTCACTGTCAGGAATGTTTGGATTTCCCTCCTGAATAATGAATGGTTTAACAGGAAATCCATTGAGCTCCATATACTCCTCTGGATTTGTGAGATTGTCAATTAAATATATAAATGGTTCTCCCATGCTATTTACAGAGAGAAACAATAAATCATTATATTCATAAGGAACATAATGTTGAAATACGAGTTTGGCTTCTATGTACATAATGGTTTGGTTTATAATGGTTTAAAATAAAAAAAAGAGCTCCAGTGTAGACACACCAGAGCTTCACCCTTGATAAAACACCTATTTTAATAGCCTAATGTGTCAAGATCATCAGCATGTGCTGTAACATGGACAAATCCATGTTTCACATACATATCGAACCAAAAACAGGCTAATTGCTTAAAACTAACGAACTCACTTGGAGTTAAGCACACTGTACGCATAAGATTTAATTTTATTGGTTAAATGGTGGTTACCTGTTACATCCAATATAACTAATGTTAGTTGGAACAACAGAGCAATTATGGTTAATGATAGGCAAAGCGTCAGTAGTACGGATTTTAAATGTCTCATAGGTTAGTGTAAGGCACAAAATTAGGCATAAATAAGCTATTTATACACACAGATGTGTATAATAAAGCTATATTATTTCCTCAATTTTATGTTCAATACTCAACCTCTTGAGCAAAAATTTAACGTAAGGCAATTCATCCTCTGTATAGAATATAGCCTCTTTACGTCTGTTGTCATACATTATTGCTGCATCCTGTTTCTTGGGAGACAGGATTGACAAATACACCTTTGTCATCTTTACTGTAGAAATAATGTCAAAAGAGTTATTTCTAGCATTGTACACCTTCCTCTCAATAGGATATTCTCTATTTACAGTTACCATGTATGTTTTCATAATGCTTCTTTATAGGTGACGTAATATAATAATGATGTGCCATATCCAGCTAATGACAGCATAGATATAAGAAATAGATTAGCATACGACACGTCTAACAGACAAAATGCAAGAAATATTGCAATGGTGGTTACAATTATCATCAAAATACTAATTAACAGATAGTAAGTCCTTTTCATAAATAATTATGTTTTCTAGTTTAATAATTTTATCACTAAGGACATCAATACGATTGGTGTAACGCTTGTTCATTACATCATGAACAGCATATACACCATCAAACTGTCCTGCATTACTAATAACAACACTGTCTCCCCAATTAAACCTAAGCTTCAAATCCCTGCTTACAGCTATTATTCTGTCATTAGTTCTTATTCTATGTCCAGAAGCTGTAATAAGCGGAGAATTGTCACATTGTGCCCTCACAGCACTATATGTCGTCAATGTAACAACATATTGCTCCTTAGGAGAACAAGACACAACAGGCTTAATTGGTGCTATTGCTCCCAATTTAAACGGAAACAATAGCCCAATCAACAGCATCCTCATAAATAATGGTTTATTATAGGAATAACATATGTACTGTCTAATAGAAGACAACTAATTGTGGCTTTAATCCACTCAGACCTTGTTCCCGTAAAATTGGGAAGGATTGATAGTGTAATCATGGTTTATTGATTATAGTCTACTAATAATGAATCTAATTGTCCTTGCACCCTAACAGTGCCTACATATACATCATTGTTATACACAGACATCATAGAGTCTGTCACAACAAACTGAAATTGTGTGTCATCAGGCTGAGACCTAACACTCTTTACAGCTTCTATAAATAGAAGAAGCACACATAGAACCACTATGGTTCCCATTAAATAATCTTTCATAATAACGTGGTTTTGGTGAATGAATAAAAGAAAAATGCAGGCCTTGCACCTGCTCGGGAGCATATATAACCTCCAACATAACAATTATTTCTCTCTGCACTCAGTTGTAACTGGTTCTACGTTAAATCCCCTATTTAACTCCAGAATTATGTAAAAGGAGATTACAACTGCTCACCCTTGGGAGACTGATTCTGTTACGCTCTGCTTCCAGATTGTAAATAATAGGGACGAACCTATAGTATCAGTGTGGTTTTACATCTTAAGGATATGGATTACCTACAGGCAAATCCTATAGACGGAATCATACATCCTGCCAATCTTAAGAAGTCTTTATATCCACGTGAGAATGGTGCATTAAAACACCCTAATTTATCCAACTTACAGGTGTTATGGCTGTCCCTATTGCTAGGTTAGGAATAGATTATTCAGAAGTTCATCATCAGGTGATCATCCTGCTGTTACCTTGTAACAGTACAGTCCCTTATGGCTATCACACCATTTCTTATCATATAGGACATACTATCTGTGGATTAAACAGAACGTATTTTAAAAAGAGCCCTGTTACAGGCTCTTATAATACCTCAGCTACATCAATGTATTGTATTTGAGGATAATCAGAAACAGGATATTCATTCCTATACATAGAATAAACCTCTTGTCTATTAGATCCATAACAATACTCTGACTTAATAGGACCGTCCCATCCTACAAGTGTAATGATAAATGTCTTCATAACTATTGATTTAAATGATGAATGAATAAATAAAAATTACAACACACACCAAACCTGATATTTTTGCACTCCACATGGTATGGACTAACTCTCAATATATTGAGACTGCATATTTCCTGGTTGTGTTGTAATTAATGCTATATGTATGCCTTTATTTTTTATAATTGTGATGTAAGAATGGGTGAATAAAAAGATGAAAGGGATGATACATCACTTCATTCACCCACCCTATTTAATTTCCCACCCTATATATAAAAAGGGGGCAAAGCCCCCTTAATTAGAACGCAACATCTTCGTAATTGCTGATAACGCTATCAGTTACCATTAATCCTTCAAGTTGAGAACCTTCAGCCTGGAAGATGAAATACTTGGTGTTGTCTTGGGAGTCTACTTTTACATCGCAGTTAAGCAATGCACCCAACACTTCCAATTGGGTTTTGTTTTCCAATGCCTTTCTTACCACTTCGCTCAATGGCTTGGTGCAAGAGAAGGTGATTGGTTCGCCCTTTTTGGGAGTAGCAATGATTGTTACTCTCTTCGTTCCTGCAAGATTGTTCTTGGTGAACTTAATAGACATTCCTTTCACGTGTTCTTTCAATTGTCCAACACTCTCATAGGTGAACTCACCATTGTTGGAAAACACTGCCTTGTTGTAGCTGATTTGCGTTGTTGTTGTGCTCATCGTTTTTCGATTTAAATTTTTAATAATGTGGGGGGTCACCGTGACTTCCCCATTTATAGGAGGGGTTGTTATTGGCAGTAGTCTCCTCCCCCATGGACACAAAACATTTTTTCATAGACACAAAACATTTTTTAATGTAGGGGGCATTGATGATTTTTGGTTAAAGGAGGGGGATATTGTCTTACAAAGGGCCTTGGGAAAAAAATTTTTTAGACAGGCTGGGAAAGGATTGTAGCTTTATTTTGGACTTCTGTAGGAAAAATGTTTTATTTTTTACTTGTACACTCCTTATCTTTACAGGGTGGGGGGTGGGAATAGATGATGATGATTAAATTTTACTTATTATGGATATAGTTATTGTTGTATTGGTGTTTTTGTGTTTAGTGTCATTGATATATGGGTGGATTGGTTCCATGGAGATGACATTTGGAATAGAGCTTAATACGTTGAGAACACCATATTTTAAGTTTGGTATATTTTCTCAGAGATATACGTTAGAAGATGAAAGTGTTGAGGATGAGTTTGTTATAGGGTTGTTTTTTATTAATGTGGTGTTTGTGTTTTGGAAGACAACAATTCCTATGGATGAAGAAGAATTTTGAGCATAATATGGCATTAGTTTTTTAAATTGTGTATAGTGGTGTTTGCAAATAGATGCTTACATTCTATCTTTGTGTATAATTAAATATGGAAACGAATAGAAGGATTATTTCACAGAAGCTTAAACGACAATTGTCTGACAATTATTTGTTAGCTCAGAAGTATTATAGGATATTGTCTGATGTTAATGATTTGAATTTGACAGAGAGGGAAATACAGCTTGTTGCTTTTACAGCTATTAAGGGGAATATTTCTTATGCTAATAATAGGGAAGAGTTTTGTAAGAAGCATTCTAGCTCTGAAGCTACGATATATAATATTATATCTAAGCTCAAGAGGATAGGAGTGTTGGTTAAGGAGGGGAGTAAGACAAAGGTGAATCCTGTTATAGCTCTTAATTTTGACAATGATTTGGCTTTGGAAATAAAGTTGTTACACGATGGAGATTGATAATAAGCCTAGGAGTATGTCCATGAAGGACTATTTGATTAGGGTGATGGCTGTGAAGATGATGGTGAGTGAGAAGACAATTGAGTCTGTGATTAATCATCAGTTCCAGAGTGTTTCTGCTGCTATGAAGGATAGTAATAGTGTGGAGCTTAGTGGGTTTGGGAAGTTTTATTTTAATAAGAAGAAGGCTTTGAAGAGGCTTGATCAATTGATGGCTAAGAAGGAAGCTGTTGAAAGGACGCTGAATGACAGCACGATTTCAGAAGCAAAGAGGCAGAGAGCCAATACGATGTTGACGAATACAATTGCTGATATTGAATATTTAACATCAAAAACCAACGATGATTAGTTTTTCTCAGATTTATGAAGGATGGAGAAATCAATTGGTTCCTCCTAAGGACATGAAACAGGCTATAGAGGATGTTAGTAGGGAGAGGTTGGATGTGTGTGCTAAATGTGAGCATTATTCAGAGAATGTTAGGAAAAGGGGATTGTCAGCTTTACGTCCAGATGTACATTGTACGAATTGTGGATGTACGCTGTCTGCCAAAACGAGGTGTCTTTCTTGTAGTTGCCCTATAGGATTTTGGAAGGAAATAGTTTCTCAGGATGAAGAAGAATCTATAAAAAAGAAAATAGATGGAAGGAGAAAATAAAGAAATGAGGATTAGGAAGGTTCCTTTGGAATCGTTCATTGACATTCTTGCAGATTTGTATGACAAGGGGGTTAATTATGTGGACATTGTAGGAATGCTTGATGACACGCAGGATGGGATAATGATTAGCTTTTCCAAGGAATATATGGATGAGGAGTTCCAGGAGAACTTTGACATGATTCCTACAACAAAGATTACAAAGACAGATACAGAGATAAATATTAATTTGTCTGATGACGATTTAAACCAATTATTATGAATCCAGTGTTTGAAGCATGGGTAGTTATTGAGAAGCTTGGAGCTTTATGTGCAACGCCAGGAATTTCTGAGGATGTTCAGAAGGAGGCAAATGAACAGATTAAAAGATTGTTAGAAGATGTTGTTAGTCCTAGTTTGACAAAGCTCTCAGCTTCTTCAGCAGGAATTATAACAAAATAGGAAAGATGAGCAAGAAACCAAATTATTACGTGCAAGTGGTTCATGCTCTTCAGGAATTACATAAGCTCTATCCTAATTATAATATGGGTAGACATTTAGCCACAGCGCTGGATGGTTATGGTGATGTATGGGGAGTGAGTGACAAAGAGCTGCTTTTTGCTCTTTCTAAATATAAGAGTCAATTAGCCCTAGATTTTCCTCATGAGGAAACAGATATTGACAAGATTATAGAGGGAGGGATGAATTTAGACAGTTTATTTAAAGAAGAAGATTATGGCGACAGCTATTAAGAAAACTACATATATTAATGCAGAACTGGATTGGGCTGAACAACAGCTCACTTCCTGGAAAGCTTATGTGGATGCCAATCCCCTTCATGAGTTGAAGGATAGGATTGAATGGAAACCTACAGCTAAAGGGGGAATGCTCCCTATGGTGATTGCTTCTATTGAGGCACAGGGTAAGTTTATTCAGGAGACAATGAAGAACTATTTGGCTCTTCTTGAGGTGGTGGATAAGCTTAGAAAGATTGAAGAAGCTAAGGTGGAGGTGAGAGGAAAGGGAGAGCTCAGCTCTATGGCTGAGGATTTTCTGAAGAATAGGAAATGAGTTTACAGTCGATAGATTATAAGGATTGGTTCATAAATCAAAAGAGAATTCCTGATAGAGAGAGTGCAGAATATAAAGAGTTCTTCAACTTTCATAAGGAATTGTGTTTGAACGGAGCAATGATGGGAGGGGTGTACATCAACCCCTTTCTGTATTGGCATTTGAACATATGGCATACGGAGGTGGATGTTATTGATGACAGAGGTAGAATATCCCAACAATATTCCAATCCCCTTCTACGTGATAACGAGTGGGTTGTAACAAATGAGATAGATAGAGCTCAACAGGAGAAGAAAGGGCTGGTTATTCTAGGAATCAGACGTTTTGCTAAGTCTGTTCTTGAGGCTAGTTATATTGCATGGGGAGCTACATTTGATGAGAATTCACAGAACATTATTGCTGGATTGAATGCTCCAGATATTAAGCTGATTACAGATAAGATTGATAAAGGACTGAACTTCCTTCCAGAGGCATGGAGATGGCAGAGAATTGAGGACAATTGGAAGAATCAGGTGACATTAGGTATTAAAACAAAATCAGGAGAGAGGATTCCCTTCTCTCAGATTCTCATAAGGAACTTGGATGAGGGTAATAATGAGGAAGCTATTGCTGGTACAAAACCACGTAAATTAATTATAGATGAGATTGGTAAAGGATCTTTTCTTAGGGGTTTCCAAGCGGCTGTACCTGGTTTTACTACACCGTTTGGTTGGGGATGTTCTCCCATTCTAACAGGAACAGGTGGTGACATGAAGAGATTCATGGACGCAAAGAGCTTAATGTTCGATGTGGACAACTTTAACTTTCTCACGTATAATAATGAAAAAGATACAAGCAGGATACATGGGCTATTTATTTCCTACAAATATAGGATGGAGGCTAAGGAACAATCTACGCTTGGTAAACATCTTAACCAACCTGCTGATAGCGAGTTACACAACGTATCTATGCTGGTCAGCAATGAGGAAAAGGCAGCTGAAATAACAACGTCTAATCTAGAACGTTTAAAGAAAGCAGGAGACAGGATTGCCTATCTGAAGGAGAAGATGTACTATCCATTAGAGGTGGATGACATTTTCCTTAATGAGGATACGAACATATTTGATATAGAGGCAGCAAAGAGACAGAAAACCAGACTTACAAACCAAGAAAGAACAGGAACACCCATTATTCTGTTTTCTGATGGAGAGAAAATTGGACACGACTTCACAGACAAGTTACCAATTACAAACTTCCCTCTGAAGAACTCAGATTCAAAGGATGCTCCTGTAATAATATACGAATTTCCCGTGAACAACCCTCCTTATGGGCTATATGTTGCTGGTGTTGACCCTTACAGGCAAGGTCAGTCAGCATATAGTTCGTCTCTAGGAGCTGTTTATGTATATAAAAGGATGCACGACCTCACTGGTGAAAAGTACCAGGATATGTTTGTTGCATCCTACGTAGCTCGTCCTGATAAGAAGGAACATTGGGAAGAACAAGCCAGGCTTCTTATTAAATACTACAATGCCAGAACTCTCTGTGAGAATGATGATATTTCTTTTATAGAATACATGAAAGCTAAGGGAGATGGACATTATTTGGAGAAACAACCTCAATGGTTGCAGGAAATTGTACCTAACACCACTGTAAAACGTGAATATGGTATACACAGGAGCTCACAGAAAATAATTGACTACCTTCACAACTGTATCAAGAAGTATCTGGAGGAAGTGATTTTCATAGAGAAAGATGAAGCAGGAAATCTAATTAGAGAAGTGACAGGTGTAAGTAAGATATTTGACCCAGTTCTTCTAGAAGAAATTATACAATACAACGATCAGGGTAACTTTGACCGTATTGTAGCAGCAGAGCTAGCAATAGCCCAAGCTGTGAAGATGGATCCTATTATGGGTAAGATTGGTGGAACAGGAGATGAGAGAGTGGCAGCATTATTTGCAAAGAACAAATCTAAAGGAAGTCTGTTCAGCGAGTCTTCTGTAGGATTATTTGGAACTAAAAAACGTAAACTTTTTACATAATGGCAATAATTAGATATACAAAGGATGCAACGATTAGGTATGCCTATCTTAATATATTTCCTGACCAGTTCAAAACTGAGAAAGAAAAGCAAGATGAGAGCTGGATAAAGAACACAATGGACTATTTTGCTAACAAGGCGTATGCTGAGTATGTAAAAAATAGAGACACATTTGTAAAGAACTATGATCTTGTTAAGGGTATTTTGAGGATGGAAGACTTCTATCAAGAGCCTCAAGTGAAGAGTTTTACAGAAATGCTCACAACAGATTTACAGCTTCCTGCCTATGTTAAGCATTATTCCATTATAACTACACCAATTAATGAGCTTGTTGGTGAGATATCTAAAAGACCAGATGCCTACAGGATAAAAGCATTTGATGACGATAGTCAGGCAGAAGAGCTCCAATATAAGACAGAGATTCTCCAAAACTACGTTATATCCCAAGCAAAGCAGAAGATTGCTGAGAAGTTGCAAATGAGTGGTGAGGAGGAGATTGACGAAGAGCAATTGAATCAGATGACTATGGATGAGGTGAAGGATGAACTTGATTCCTACACATCTGTAGCTGAGAAGTGGGCAAACCATGTACTTACAGCTCAAAAGGCTGAGTTTGTTCTAAAGGAGAAATCAGAAGATGCCTTTAGAGATATGTTGATTTCTGCAAGGGAGTTCTACCACATTTATGAAGACAATTCCAAAACTGGATATAATATAGAGGTGGCTAACCCCAAGAACACTTGGTTCCTCACTACGCCAGATAGGAAATATATTTCTGATCCTACAGGTAGAGCACAGGGTGCTTATGCTGCTGGAACAGTGCAGGTGATGGAGCTTTCTGAGATAATAGAATCTATTCCAGACTTAACTAAGGAGGAAATAGATCACCTCAGAAGTTCTCTCCAAGACTATGGATTGATTAATGTTCGTGAGTCAAACCTTGGTAATCCAAGTGTGTCTCCTGGTATTGATTCTGTTACATATGACACTTATGACCCAGCTGTTCTTCAAACTCGTATGATTATTGAATCAGAGATGAAGGAGAACAACGATGGATTGAAGGATTTCCTTGGATTGACATCTAATGTGTCTTCTTTTGGATATAAGTATGTAGTGGTTAGGTGCTATTGGATGAGTAAGAGGAAGATTGGTAAATTGATTTATGTAGATGAGCTTGGTAATGAGCAATCCATCCTTGTAGATGAAAACTACAAGAGTGGCACTATTCCTACACAGCAATCTTTAGAATGGGGATGGGTTAATCAGTGGTATCAAGGAACTAAGATTGGTCCAGACATCTATCACATCAAACCATTCAAGCTTCTCAACTACTGTCCTATAATTGGAATCACACACGAAATAAAGAACACTGAGGCAAAGAGTCTTGTTGATTTGATGAAACCTTTCCAGGTGTTGTACAATGTTTGTATGAACCAGCTTTACAAGCTCCTTGAAAAAGAAGTGGGTAAGGTTTATTTGACATCCATCAGGCACGTACCTGTTCCAAAGGATGGAGACGCACAGGATGCTCTTGATGTATGGGAAATGGAAGCACGTAATCGTGGTGTAGTGTTCATTGACGATAGCCCAGAAAACCTGAAGAGTCCGTCTAGTTTCAATCAGTTTAGAGATATTGACCTCACACGCACGCAGGAGATACAATCTAGGTATCAGCTTGCTATGCAACTTAAGAATGAGTGCTGGGAACTAATTGGTATGTCAAGACAAAGACTTGGTTCTGTATCAGCAAGTGAGTCTGCAACAGGCACCAATGCTGCTATTCAGCAATCTTATGCTCAAACAGAGCCTCTGTTTGTAGCACATGAATATGTATTGGGTCAACTGTATCAAGCAATTATAGACGCCTCTCTGTACGTAGAGAGCAAGAAGCCACAATCCACCCTGTCATACATTACATCAGAAGGAGAATCTGCTTTCGTACAAGTGAATGGTACAGATTTGAAATTCCGTGATTTGAAGGTGTATGCAACTAACAGACCTGAGGATAGAGAGATGTTCAGGGAGATTAGAGGATTGTCTCAAGCTGTTCTGCAGAACGGTGGATCTCTCCACGATGTAATTGAGCTGTATTCTACCAACTCAATTAGGCAGATGAAGAAAGTGTTCAAGACACTGAAAGAAAGGCAAGAACAGCTCCAGGATCAGCAAATGCAAATGCAACAGCAACAAATGGAGCAACAGCAGCAGATTGCACAAGCTCAAATGGAACAACAGCAAGTGGCTAATGAGCAGAAGCTTGCTAACGAAAACTACCAGAAAGAGCTTGATAGGATTAATAAGAAGGAAATTGCCATCATACAGGCAACAGGATTTGGCAATGTAGAGAGCGAAGATGCTAATGCTAACGCTGTTCCTGATGTACTGGAAGCAAGTAGGTTTGCTAGTGAAGAGGCAAATGCAGCAAGAGATTATCAAATGAAGATGTCTGATATACAAAACAAAAACAGACTTGCTTCTGAGAAACTTCAGCTGGAGAAAGAAAAGATTCAACTTGCAAGAGAAAATCAAGCAAACGATTTAGCTATTGCGAAAGAGAATGCAAAGGGAAGAAATACCAAGAAAAGCAAATAAATTAAAACAATTTTGGTTAGAGTAAAAAATAATAATGCTATATTATCGGCAAAATTCATTTTATACATATTCCATCTCTTTGCAATTAGCTAGTCTTAATATATTTTTACACGCATAAACCAAGTATAAACAAACTACATATGGCTGATAATCAAGAACTTTCCCAATTTGGGAACTTCAGTATTGAAAATACTATGGAAATGGGCATGGGTAGTCAGGAACTTCTTAGTGATCTGATGGCTCCAGAAACAGCAGCATCTTCTCCAGAGGATGTTACAGTTATTAAAGACGAACCTGCTCCTGCAAAAAAAGCAGCAACGTCTGCTCCTGAAACTGCTCCTGAGGAAAAAGAAGATCCTTCAAAATCAATCCAAGATTTTCTTCTTGGTGGTGATGAAGATAATGACGAGGAAGAAGAAGCACCTGCTGCTCCAAAGAAAGCTGCTCCTGTAGAAAATACAGAAGATGACGAGGAAGAAGCTCCTAGTCAATTTGCTGCTCTCTCAAATGACTTATTCAAACTTGGAGTGTTTAATAAGGATGAAGATGAAGAAGATGTAGCAATTTCAACTCCTGAAGAATTCCTAGAAAGGTTCAACCTAGAAAAGAAAAAGGGTGCTATTGATATAGTACAAAACTTTATAGGACAGTTTGGAGAAGACTACCAAAAAGCATTTGATGCAATTTTTGTAAAAGGTGTAGATCCAAAAGATTATTTCGGCACATATAATAATATACAAAGTTTTTCTGAACTAGATCTTTCCCAAGAAAACAATCAAGTGTCTGTTATTAAACAAGCTCTTGCAGATCAAGGATTTGAACAAGAAGACATCGATACAGAAGTTGAAAGACTGAAAAACTACGGTGATCTGGAAACAGTTGCTACAAAACACCACAAGGTGTTAGTTAAGAAAGAATCAGCTAAGCTAGCTCAGATGGAGGAACAAAGACAAGCAGACCTCCAAAAACAACAAGCCTTCAAGCAACAGTATGTTCAGAATGTACAAACTGTTCTACAGGATAAACTTAAAGCTAAAGAGTTTGACGGTATTCCCCTCAATCCAAAATTGGCTAACGAACTACAAGATTTCCTTTTGGTTGACAAATATCAAACTTCTTCAGGAGAAAAACTGACAGAGTTTGATAGACAAATTTTGGAATTGAAAAGACCTGAGAACCATGCACTTAAAGTGAAACTTGGTCTACTCATGAAAATTCTTGAAACCGATCCTAGTCTGTCAACCATACAGAAAAGGGGAATCACTAAAAAATCAGATGATCTCTTTACAGAGGTGGCTAGACAAAGCTCTAAATCAGCAGTGAAGTCTAGTAAATCATCTTCACCCACGTCTTGGTTTCAATAATTTATAAATTTAAAAGATAACACAAAATGGCAATTCAAACAATCCCAGGTTTAACTGGATTTACGTATGCTCGTGTTGCTTCAATGGATAAGCGTGCTGTAGGTAAGCTTACAGATGCCAACCACCTTGAAAGCTTCCACAGCACAGAGCCTGCTGATTATGACAAGAAAATCATCAGCCTCTACACTCAGAGTTCATTGTATAGCAACGACTTCCTTGACATGATCAACAAGTCTACGCCTTATTACATTGACAACAATAGTGATGCATGGAAATGGCAGGTACAAGTACCTTACAAGTTCCCAAAGATCATTGACGTTCCAACAACTACCGAGAGCATATTGAAGCCTGGTATCGATGGACAAGAGTTTTCTCTTGTACTTGACACCAACGAGTTCTCTAAAAACGCTATCGTGTCTGTAGGATCTCGTCAATACGGTCCTCGTTTCTATGTTGTAAAAGATCCAGTTCCTTGGAACATGGGCTACCTGTATTCTTTCACTCTTGTTAGTGACAACCCTACAGTTGATTTCGTAAGCTCCACCTTCTTGCAAGTTGGTATCGAACTCGAACTGGTTGATGCTGCAATTGGTGAGTTTGATCAGGATCTGCTTGGTCTTCCTCGTCTTGGTGAGCAAATCACTATGTTTGAATCTCTTGGTTCTGCATATGGTTATGAGCACAAGATCACTGAGTGGGCTGACGACAAAATGATGCGTGATGCTTCTGGCAAGCCTTTGGATATTTTGGTTTACGCTCCACAGCGTAGGAACCAACTTCCTTTGACTAGGAACGATGTTAAATGGGAACCATTTATCGAGTTCTGGATGCGTAAGTCTATGCTTGAGTTGAAAGTTAAGCGTATGATTTGGAGCAAGCCTGGCACCGTTAAAACTAATGGCTCTAAGCAAGAATTGAAGCGTACATCTGCTGGTGTTTACCACAGGATGCGTAACAATGGTAACTTGGTTCAATATAACCGTGGTGAATTCACTGCAAACCTTATTCGTTCTGTATTCGGTGATCTGTTCTACAGAAGGGTTGATGTGAAGGATCGTAGGGTTAAAATGTACACTAACGAAGCTGGTTTCGATGTATTCCAGCAAGCTTTGAAGAACGATGCTTTGAATTCTGGCTTGACTTTCATGGCAGATTCTGGTAATCGTTACCTGCAAGGCGAAGGTCAACACATCACTTACAACTTTGCATTCGATGCAATGGTTACTCGTGAGACTGGTCGTGTTGAACTGATTCATCTGAAGGAACTTGATCTGCCACAATCTAACCTGGAATTTGGTCAGAACAAGAAATCCACTCCTGTATTCATGGTGTTCGATGTTTCTCCAATGAGCGATGGTTCAATGGTTAACAACATCCGTGAAGTAAGGATGAAGGGTGCTCCTTCCATGACTTGGGGTTATATTGACGGAACTCGTCATCACCTGGGCTTTGCTAAGTCTCAAGGAATGAGTTCTGCTAACAAGTTCCCTGGTTATGAAATATGGATGAAAGACCGTTGTGACGTATTCATCGAGGATCTCTCTCGCACAGTATTGATCGAAGAGATTCCACAGTTCTAAACCCCCTCTAAGGATAACATCCTTAGACCGCTTCCTCTGGAAGCTTCATAAAACCGAGAAGAGAATGCCCCCCACTTTCAGGGTGGGGGAGCTCTTCTTAAACTACAGAGTGATGGATTGGGGTGTCTCCCAATCGCTATCCCTTCGATGGGAATCGCTCTGCTAAACTACATATGGGTAAGTTTTTTATAAACCAATAAACAATTCAGTAATATGGGAAAGATAGGTAAAATCTCAACGTTAAAGAAAGAGTATAACAACTCACAACTACAGACAATGCAAGGCGGTCTTGCTCAGAAAGGTATGACAAGGATTCCTGGTACAGGAGTTTTTAAATATCCCTACAAAGAGTTGGACGGTCAGTACAGGACAGGTTTAAATCCAGAAGCAGCGTACATCAGAAGGATTCAAGATCCTACAGAAAGGGAAATTGAAAAAGAAAGAGTTGCTGCATTAAAACTTAAACTTGAAACTGCTCTAAATATTGATCTTGGACCAAGGTCTCAGTTTTGGAACAGTGGATTGTCCACATCAACTGATGATGCAATGCATGTTCAGCCAGTTAAATTACTAGACGGAGATAACTATTTTGACCTTGATCAACCTCTTCAGGAGGTAGCATTCTCGTGGTTACGTGTTCATCCCACAATTGCAAGCTCTTATCAAGCTTGGGAGCGTGGTGAATTTCCAGCAGATACACAGTTTTATGTTGTAGATGATGAAATTGAGAACGCAGTGATATTCAAGAAGAAACAAGTCATCAACAAAGCTATCGCTAAGTTTGATGGTATGACTCCTGAGAAGAAGAGAAAGGTTGCCAGACTGTTAGGTCTCCCTGTTACAGATAACAGCAAAGAAGAAGTTGTTTACAACCTTGTAGATAACGTTCTAAAGGAAACAGAATTCAAAACAGGAAAGTTCCAAGGATTGTCCACTGTAGAGGTGTTCAACCGATTTGCTGACATGAAAGAAAACTTACTCCATATCAAAGACCTCGTTAAGCAAGCTATTCAGCACTCGATATATAGGGTTAAACCTAATGGAAGAGTTTACGAAGGAGAATTTGAAGTGGCAATTGACGAAGAGGAATTGGTAAAGTTCCTTGCTGATGAAGACAATCAAGATGAGTTGCTTACAATAGAACAAAAATTAAAAACTAAGAAACTCGCATCTGTATGATACCTGTAGATAGTTTATTATATAAAATAGATCAAAAACTAAATAAACTATCAACTAATGAGCATCAGCAGATTCAACTGGAAGACAAAATCTTAGCTTTAAACGAAGCTCAGATAAAGCTGATAAAGCAGAAGGTTGATGGATTTAGTGTTGTCAGTGGAATGGGTTTAGATTCATTTAAGAAACGTTACGAAGACTTACAAAAACTCGTAATAAACTACAGTGAAAATGGACTAAACCTTGAGTTGAAGAATCCCACTATAAATCAGTGGTATACAAAACTCGACCAGATAACTCCTAAATATATGTTTTATATTGACAGTTATATACTGGCAGATAAGGGTGAGTGTAAAAACAGAGTGATCTGGATTAACAGAGATCTTGCTAAACACGGTGATCTTTCTCTGTTATTAAATAACACTCACTACAAACCATCATTTGAGTATCAAGAAACATTCAACTTCCTGTCATCTGACGAAATATCAATTTTTACAGATGGTACATTCACTCCTTCAAAGATCTACATATCGTACATGAGATATCCAATTTACATTGATAAAACAGGATATGTCAAGTTTGATGGAACAGACTCTACAGATGTAGACTGTGAGCTTGAAGCTTATCTAGAGGATGAATTAGTTGATCTCACTGTTCAAAACTTAGCAATGTACACTGAAAATCAATCAGCTGTTCAAAGCTCTGTATACAGGATACAAACAAACGAATAAGTTTTTTACATATCTAAAATAAACAAAAATGGCAGATTTTTCTTTAACTACGCTCTTCGTGGTTCCTGTTGGCAGCACAATTGCCAATAGCGGTTCTACGCAAGACTTAACAGCAGGTAAAGTTGGCTTTTTCAAAAGCGACTACACCTTTGCAGCTGCTGGAACTATTGCAGCTTCTCCTTATTTTTACGTTGCTCAAGGTAGGGTAAACACCTACTTGCAAGGTTCTAAGCGCTCTGACAAAATCAAAGGTTGTCCTTCAGGTTCTGGATGTACTTCCAATGTAACTGAGTGGTACAAGGTGACTGGTTGTGCTACACCTCTGACACAAATCACTGACATCTCCTCTTGGACTGTACAGTGTGGTCAAGATGTAACTGTAACTCTCCGTGCACACTCTTCTTACCTGGACACTCTGTATTTCAATGGTTTCACTCGCAGTGTAACTGTAAAGGCTCCTTGTTGCGATTGTGGTGCTAACCCTTGTACTGATGTTAACGTTCCTGCTCTGATTGACGAGATTATCGTTGCTCTCCAGCAAAGTGCTCCTGGTATCAACCCTGATGACATTAGCTTTAACAACTTCTATCAGTTCCAAAGGTTGGGTAACAACGCAAGTGCAATCCTCCGTATCACTGGTAAGCCTCTTACCAAGTATGGTCAGCCTTGTGACGTTGCAGCTTTCCCTCAGGAATATGACAGGATGTGGTTCCGTGCTTTCGTTTACGAAGGTCCTGCTACCACTGCTGACTTCATTGTTGCTGATGCTTGTAATCTTGTAGCTAACGCTCAGGTTGTTCAACGTTCTTCTTATGCCTATGGTCAATCTGATGAGATTGCACAATTGGAAAAGAACTACTACAGCTACCAAGCTGGTTACTTGAAGCATCTCTACAGGATGGCTGGTTACAACGAAAACTTTGAATCTTGGGTGTCTTCTGGTGTTACTTATGACACTTATTACATCAAGTTCAATGATTACGATAGGTCAGCTTACTCTTGGGGTGATTACATTCATCAAGACAGCACAGTGATTATCGCTGTTCAGAATGGTTCAGCAGCAGCAACAAGTGTAAGTGATATTCTTACACAAGCTCTTGGTACACCAGTAGAACAAGGTTCTGTATGTTTAACCACTACATCAACCACTACCACTATTTGGGCTACCACTTCAACCACTACAACTTTGATCCCTTAATAAATTAAGGTTTGATCATATAACCTATGCCTGAGGGTGAGAGAGGATATTCTCAAGTCCTCAGGCATACTTATTTAAAACAACATGGCAGACGTATTAGATATATTGGTCATTGATACACACGATGCTAACACACTTGGTATAGCTGACATATCCACATATGCAACAACACCAGTGTCTCCAACAATATCAATAACTATTCCTGGATTTGATCCAGTTCTTCTTCCATTCACACCAAATGATTTTAATGTATTCAATTCTGCTACATTAGGACTAAGTGTTGTTGGAGATCCTCTGCAACCACTTCCTGACGGTGTTTACTATTTAACATATTCTGTAGTTCCTGCACTAACAAACTTTGTCAACAAGACAATAATGAGAGTGGAGCAGATACAAGAAAGATTCGATGAAGCTTTCATGAGACTTGATATGATGGAATGTGATTTAGCTATTAAACAACAACAAAAGGTAGAATTGAACAGCATCTACTACTTCATACAAGGATCGATTGCTGCAGCAAACAATTGCGCTGTAGATACAGCAAATAAGTTGTACATGCAAGCAAGCAAGATGCTGACTAACTTCGTTAAAAACAATTGTGGTTGTTCTGGATCTAATTATTTTAACAGTTTTGTTTAAAACCTAAAAATATGGCAGCTTGTAGAAATTGCGGAATGAAAGTTGGGTGTGGATGTCAGTTAATAAATGGGCTCTGTGGAGCATGTAACGCAACCCTTGCTAACAGTTTAAAACGATTAAGAAATGTTATCTCCAAGACTCGTCAATTGTGTAGACTGCACTACAGCACCAAAGCTAATCAATGATATTGATTGTAGGCTAACAATATTAGCAAATAACCAATATAACAACATTGTATTCATGCTAAATTTTCCTTATCCAGGAGATATAATTGGTGACCTACTTAATTATAAAAGAATCTTAGTAAATAAGGTTTGTAATCCTGACTACGCATCAGCCTATACAATAGACATGATTGCTAGTAGAGTTAAAGTGTTAATTCATAAATAAATCTTAAAATGGCTTGTAATAATTGTTATAACGGCTGTGTAGAAACAACATCTGACAAATGTGTTAGATATACAGGAAGTAATGTTGAGAGCTTAGCAATCGATAACGGTGATAGTTTATACGTTGTTGAGCAGTCTCTCATTGCAAAAGTTGTTTCATTCTTAAATGGAACAGGAATAAAGATTAATATCCCAATTGGTGATTATTGTACACTAGTTACACAATATCTTCCTCCATGTTTCCCTGCGTGTGGAGATCCTTCTGCTAAAGAACTGTTTACAGCTCTTGTAAAAGCAGCATGTAATTTGCAAACACAGGTCACTGGTATAAATGCTACGCTGACAACACTCAATGCAAACTATACAATTGGTTGTTTGACAGGCGTTACAGCCTCCTCAGACACGCATGATATAGTGCAGGCAGTGATTACAAAGCTTTGCCAGCTTGGTGTAGACCTTGCTGCTCTTGAACTTGATGTTGACACAAACTATGTAAAGCTTTCTGAATTAAATAGTTTAATCAATGCCTACCTAGCTAGTTTACCATCAACCAATGCATATCGTACAAAGATGGTGCCTTACACTGTTATAGAATACTACGGTTCTCTTGCTAACTTTGATGTTACAGGAGCAGGACTTGGTGATTGGCAAGAAATCTACCTCTGTAACGGAAACAATGGTACACCTGACAAACGTGGTAGAACTGCTGTAGGTGCTATTGTAGGAATGGGTGGTGGACCACTTAGTTCTGCAGTTAATCCTTCTGTTGCTGGTAATCCAAACTACTCATTGCTCACAACTGCTGGAGCCAACTCTATAACACTCGACATCACTCAGATTCCTTCTCACAATCACCCGTTAACAGATCCTGGTCATACACATACGTTTGAAGGAGCTATTCAACCAGGTGGTGGAGGTGAATCTGCAAGAGATGGTGTACAAGCAACTCTAAATACAAGCACAGCAACCACAGGAATAACAATGGGTTCTACAGGAGGTGGTCTTGCACACGCAAATATTCAACCATCTGTTGCTTGTTATTACATAATGTATATTCCAACCCCATAAACTTAGCAATATGTCTTGTATACCTGGAATGCCTTGTTATAATGCTGACATTGTTTACACCTACTATCCATCTGGCTGTGTGTCTGATGGGTTCTTAGGCTATCCAATCAACTCAGATTATGTATATTATTCAGGAGCAAATCTTCCTGGGTCAGGAGTACAATTTAAAGATACGCTCACTGCAGCTCTTCAAAAGATAGATTCTAAAATCACTCCTGTTGCAATTACACAAGCTTTGTTATCCATATTGGCAACAAACCCTGGATATTTAGCAGCTCTTTGTTCATTATTGACACAGTGTAGTAGTGTAACAACAAGCACCACTACAACTGCTGCACCATAATTCAAAATCCTGTTTGTTGGTTTTCAGGATTTATCCCCTGGCGTTTCTACGCTGGGGGTTTTAATTAGACAGATTAACCAATATAATCAGTGTAGTTAAAATAATTTGGTATTTTAGAAAAACATTCCTACCTTTATGACAATTTAATCAAACATTTCATAAATGGCTGAAAATCAATACTTACTGTCTCAGCTTCAGCAATTGTTGAGTTGGAAAAAGAGTAAAAAGTTTTATGCTGATAAGCTTGGGATTACAGAAGTTGAAGTGAGTGAGCTGTTAAAAGAATTGAAATCTTCTCCTCAAGAGGAATGTGTTGATGATGAGTCAGTGGTTAAATACGAAGAAGACCTTTCAAAAGGAACTGGTGAAATAATATTCAACTCTCCAGAGGAAATCAAATCTTTGGATGAACTAGTCAAAAAGTGTAAAATAGACATTAACAAGTGGGAAATAACTAAATACGTTCAGAACTATTGGGGAAACAGTAAGTCTCCTCATTGGCAAGTGAAAGCTTGGTTATCTCTCAAAACAGAAGCTTACAAGTTTCAGGATGAGTTTGTAAGCTTTCTAAAAACTTACACTCCATCATCGAATCAACTTCCTAAAATAGTTAAGTCTAGCTCTAAACCTTATGGTTGTTTACTTATCAATAAGCAGGACGCACATTTTGATAAATTAGGCATACACGATGATTCTAACGATATGGAGGAAAGATTTGCAATATTAGCAGGAAAGCTAATTACAATTGTAAATCAAGCTGAAATGTCAAATGAGATTGAAACAATTGTTTATGTTGTAGGGTCTGATGAATTCAACAGTGAGTTTACAGGAACAACAACAAAAGGCACACCACAACAAAATATAGCTACATACCACGAGTCATTCACAAGGATTTGTGATTATGAAGTGAAAATCATTTCCTACCTGAAGGAACATTGTACCGATTTAAGAATTGTATATGTTCCAGGTAATCACGATGAATATGTAGGATGGCATTTAATTAAATGGCTTGAGTCTTATTTCAGGGATGTTCCTGAGATAGTGTTTGATTCAGGTCCTAAGTATAGAAAATATCTGGGCTTCGGAACCACAGCTTTTATGCTAAATCACGGAGATGCTATGAAGCCAGCAAAACTTGCTGGAATATTTCCCATTGAGTTCAAAGCAAAATGGTCATATTACAAAAACTTCTACATCTTCACAGGTGACAAACACCATGAGCTTAGTCAGGATTTTGGTGGAATTAAGTTCTATCAAATTCCTGCTTTCTCATCAGCAAAGAGTTCATGGGATGAGAAGAACGGATACACAGGATCAAAAGCAGAAATGACAGGATTCCTCATAGACTATTATGAAGGAATAACTAATATATTCAAACAGCATTTATAATGTCAACATTAAGAAAATTAGTTTCAGATGTACGTAGTATGCACAAGTTGCTTTCTACAGATTCCCTTATTACGGATAGGGTGATAGCTTCTGAGATTAAAAATAATTCATTGTTGCTTATTAAAAGAGAAACTAATCTTAGAAAGCTCTGGGCAACAGATACATTGTTCACCACCCTCCCTTGTTTAGAGATGGTGGAAGTTCCTATTTCAGAATGTTGTGATTATGTCGATCCTTGTACAGTTGCAAGGAGTAGATATAAACTTCCTCGTATAGCTGAGGGAAATTACCAATATATAATACAGGGTGTTTATTCGATAAACGCCATGAGTGGACAAGGTAAGAAAGTTAAAGAAATAACGATAAACAGATATATAAATCTACTTAAGCTTCCCATCATTAAGAATGAAGCTTATTATTGGATTATGAACGGTTATCTGTACGTAAGCAATCCTCTCTTACAAGCAATCAGAATATCTGCATTGTTTGAAGAGGATGTTCCAAATAACATTCTCTATCCAGAATGTTGTTGTGGAGAAGATATAAACCTTGATGATTATTGTAAAAATCCTCTTGACAAACCATATGGTGTTCCTGGGTATTTGCAAAGTCAGGTGCTTGAGCTTACAACTAAAAAGTTGTTGCAAACCTATTTTAACCTTAAGACGGATATTACGTCTGATGGGTTAGATGGGCAAGCCCCGAATTTGCCAAATACTAGATGAAATGAGGACAAAGATTGATTGGAGATCAGCAAGTAAAGAAAACTATAACAGCTTTTGTAAGAAGCACACAGAAATAAAACTCACCTTTGATGAGTGGAAAAACATCATCTATAGGTTTAACGAGTCTTTTAGAAACTACATTCTTGAAACAGGTAATAGAGAAAAACTTCCTTTTGGATTTGGTGAATTTTCAATAAAGAAAAAGAAAAGAAGAAAGCTCAAAGGATTAAACGATGAATTTATCAATCTTCCTGTAGATTGGATTAAGACCAAGCAGAAAGGAAAAATCATATACAATTTCAACTATCATACAGAAGGCTATTTCTTTGGATGGATTTGGTTCAAAGAAACAACAAGACTTAAAGGAGTTAGCTTTTGGTATTTTAAACCATCACGAGTTACATCAAGAATGTTAGCACATTACATAAAAACTGATGAGAAATATCAGCACATGTATCACGAATGGATAAAATAACACAAAAATGAGCTACTATTATAAATACGACTTTGTTAGCCCAGAACCAGTCTTCTCCGTTGTTAAGGAGGAACTGAAAAGCTATTTCGATACAGGAGCTGTAGATGACTTACTATTTCCTACATACCTAGACAAATGTCTTAGGAAGTTGGGAAGAGCCACATATCAAATACAAGAAACCTACCTCACTATAGAGGATTTTCAAACAAGACTTCCAGACAATTTCTTTGCTGTGAGAGAAGCTTGGATGTGTACATCTGTAGATGGTTATCCCTACAGATCAGCTAATTCTTTCTATTCTCAAGCTTCTTCTCAAACAACAATACAAGTTAGTCCTCTTACAATTGGTGGTACACCTTGTAACAATCCTAGCTGTGTAGATCCCTCGTGCGCAGGTACGTGCATGCCTGAACTTATACAGGCTGTCTATAAAACAAATAACGAATTAAATATTGCCTATCAAAGATCATACTTGCTTAAACCAGGAAACATTTCTGTTAAGGCACATTGTTCTTTAGATTGTGCAAATCTTGGCAGCTCAGCTGCTGATAGCTTTGATATCAGAGACAATAAGTTTGTCACAAACTTCAGACAAGGTGTTGTTCATCTTATATTCTATGTTTACGAATACGATAATATTGGTAATCAGATGATTCCAGACAACTATCGTATCAGAGAATTTGTAGAAGCATTCATTAAGTTTAAAGTGTTTGAAACATTGTCTAATCAAATAAACGATGAGACATTCAATCAGATTCAACAGAAGCTTGCCTATTACAAACAAATGTCTGAAGAAGCCTTCATAATGGCAGATATAGAGGTGAAGAAGCAAGATGTGTATGCTAAACAAAGAAGGATAAAGCAAGATTTGAACAGATTCAACATGTATGAATTACCAAATAGAGTAAACAGATATGGCTGGAGAAGAAACGGGTAATATTAGATTAGAACAAGCAGTAGGTAGAATAGGGCTTGACATGGACTCATCTGTTAATCAGATAGCTCAGGGTAAGCTTTCCTATGCACTGAACGCTTCTTTGGAAAACTATGATGCTAATTCTGTTAACTATCAGAATGAGCCAGGTAATGAGTTGTGTCTAAACTTTCCAGAAAACTATCACTTAATAGGAACTCATCTAATAAATGAGCAGAGCAAGCATATATTCTTTCTGACAAACCCAAACACTGGTGCGTCTGAGATTGGATATATGGATGGTAATGATTGTGTCTATAGGACATACATCAACGCTCCTTGTCTCAACTTTAATATCAACTATCCAATTCATAAATCCGTACACAAGATAACAAATTGTAGTACAGAGATTTATTGGACAGATGGTTTAAATCCACGTAGATATCTTGATTTAAACAATCTACCTTATGCAATACAACCTGGTACAGATGTATGTGACAATGTTACAACATCTACAATCGATTGCAATAAACTTAACGTACAACCAAACTTTAGCATTCCTAGCTTAAGAGTGATAGATGTTATAAGTGGTGGTAATCTTATTGCTGGCACTTATCAGTTTGCTATTCAATATTGTGATGTTGCAGGAGATGCATACACATCATACTACTCTGTAACAAACCCAACACCAATTGCTGACTTACAGATAGTTACACCAAATTTCAACTATCCTGTAGGAAAGTCTATTATAGTTGACATATCTAACTTAGACGTAACAGGATATTTTGAATATTACAATCTGGCTGTAATAAAGACAGTGAATGCAATTACATCTGTCGAACTTGTTGGTACATATTTTATAGATGATTCTGTAAACACGATAACATACAACGGTCAGAATCAAACTCAGATTCAACTGAGCATCAACGATATATTTGAGAAGTTCCCATATTACGACATTGCACAAGATTTAACTGCTGTACAAGACTTAATCGTTTGGGACAATCTTACATCTATAGATAGAGTTAACTATCAGAAGATTGCTAATAAGATAGGTCTTAAATGGCAAACTTATAAGCTTCCTGCAAATGAGAACTATTCAGATGAACTAAATGCCACCAACCTCAGAGGATATCTGAGGGATGAGGTGTACGCATTTGAGATTGTCTTCTTATTGAAGAACGGAAAACAAACAGATGGATTTCATATCCCTGGAAGAGAAATATCTTTTACAGAACTTATACAACCTGATGTTCCTAGTACAAATCCTGATTTTGTAGGAGAACCAGATTATACAGCTGGAGGAACAGGATATAGTAAGTATTGGAAAATATACAATACAGCATCTGTTATTGGACCAGGTGTAGGAGATAATATTGGAAACGCCACTCCTCATCAACATGGAGAGTTTGCATATTGGGAATCTACAGATGTATATCCATGTAACGCTGAAGTGTGGGGAGACTTAGCTAATCAACCAATTAGACATCATAAGTTCCCTGATGTAAGAGTGAGCCCTATATTTGAAAGTGGCACTCCTACAATATCGTTAGGTGGTAGATATGCAAATCTCACTATTCAAGACAGGTCTATATTTCCAATTGGTGTTCTTGTTGATTCTCAACAGATTGAACAATTCGTAGCTTTGTCTGATTTGACACAAGCTCAAAAAGACGCTATTGTTGGATTTAAGATTGTTCGTGGTGACAGGGCTACAAATAAATCAGTTGTTGCTAAGGGCATCCTTAGGAACGTAGGAAAATACAACAGAGAAGGAACAGATTATTATTTCCCCAACTATCCATACAATGATCTTAGAGAGGATCCATTTCTTCTTGAGAAGAATAATGCATACAACAGAGAGTGTGTCACATTCAATGCTACGTGCGCTACAGATGGATTCTATGAATATACAGATTGTTACACAAACACATTAGTTAGCGCTGCAATGTATGCAGGACAGGTGTTGCAGATATGTTCTCTCACTAAGCCTGTTGCTGTTTCTGGAACATTCACTGCTCCTCCTATAGCACTACAATATGACACATATCGTGTAAGCGCTGATGGTGTCACTACAAAATTTGGATATGTAGATGCACTCACTGGAACAACTGAATACGTTACACTATTCTTTGGTCAGTCTAGAATATTACAAGTACAAATCCCTACAGTACCAACTGTAGCATTTACAATTGGTGGGTATACAATTATAAAAACTGGTGATTCTTCTGATTCACCAAATGAGTTTTGTTACCCAGATAGACTTTCTGCATTCTCTACAGATGAATCTAAATACAGACACGTATTTAATTCTCCAGAAACATCTTTTGGTCAACCGTTCCTTGGGAACGTATTGAAGCTTGAGAATGTTGTATATGGTGGAGGTTCTGCTCACTTTGTACAAGTACAAGACAATGCTTTGTACAAACTGTTGAGTAAACAAGCACAACAAGATGCGCTTGATTCTAGTGAAGGGATTGGAAACATTAGCACCAATTTTGATGCTACAGCAATGTTTGCTGCATATCAATCCTATCTCACTATTTATATAAATGGCATCACAAGAAGGAATTATGGGTATTCGTATAATTCTATAGCCAGCTATGACTATTGGTCTACAATTGATAATGGACTGGGAGTTAAGCAAAGACCTCTTGATATAAAACAATACCTTGTTCCTGGCGTTCAATCTGCAGGAGACAACAGTAATATCAACAACTACCAGAGAGAGTCTTCTGTCTATCTTAAGACTAACGAAGATGTAACTCCTCTACCATATCCAAGTCAAACACCAAGTCTTGTTTCTTCAGGAGGATACAGTCTTGTTGAAGATAAGACAAGATATATAGTTTCTAATGCTCCTACAGCCACTCCTGAATTAAATTGCTCTCAAGCAGAAAAACTGTTTGACATATCCACTGTATGCTATTATGGATCAATCAAGAACATATTCACTAACCAGTGGGGTCAAATTTATTCTTACGATACAATTGAAACAGGGTTCCAAAGAAATGTTGATGCACAATCAGATCCACTTGTTACAGTTTTTGGAGGAGATACGTTTATAAACGAGTTCTCATTCAAGACAAAACTTCCATTCTTTATTGACAATAGAGTGGGAGCTCCTGATGACAGTGATGTATTTTATGATGAGATTGGTAATGTAGCCTATCCAGAATACTGGCATTCAGCTAGATCTATTCTGTATGATTATGTTGTTGATGATGGGGTTCCTAGTCCTAGAACACTTAGAAATGTTATATCAATCAAAGCTCACAGTTTTGATTGTCCTAATAGTCAACTTCCTGCTCCACCTGCTTTAAATCCTGGAAGAACATATTATGATGGAAAGATGTACATGTTTGCTTATGGCATTCCTACATTCTATTGTGAGTCTAGTGTAAACGTTGATCTTAGACAAGCATTCAACACTACGGATGGTGATTTCTTCCCACACGTAAGCACAGGTATTCCTGATGATTGGTTCCAGGAAACTAACGTTAGCATTGCATTTGATAACACGTATTATTACAATACAACATATTCAAAGCAAAACAAAGAGAACTTCTTTACACATCTTCCTATAAACTGGGATGCTAATCAATGCTTTACAAACTTCCCCTTCAGAGCAATATATTCTGATAGGCAACAAAGTTTTACAGATAATAGAATAAACAGTTGGTTGATTTACAGACCAATTAGCTTCTTTGATTTCCCACAGAACTATGGTAAGCTGACCAGTCTGGATGGTATACAAAACAGAGCTGTGCTTGCTAGGTTTGAGAACAAGAGCTTGTTGTACAACACAATGTTGACCATTGACACAAGCAATCCTCAAGCTGCATACATAGGAAACGATACACTGTTCAGAAGCTCGCCTCCTGTAGATTTCGCAGAAACAGACCTTGGTTATGTAGGAAGTCAAAACAAGATGTTGTTAAAGATTCCTCAAGGACAGCTAACAATTGATGCTAAGAGAGGACAAGTGTTTCTTATTTCAGGAAACAGTGCACAAGATTTGACAGGCTTTGGTTCAGGACTAAACAGATTCTTTACAGACCATCTTGCTTTCGAAATACTACGCTACTATCCAAATGTTCCTAGCGACAACCATTTTAATGGTGTTGGATTACATGGTGTGTTTGATAGTAAGTATGAAAGGATAATAATAACTAAGCTTGATTATATTCCTCTGAGAAACGACATCAAATATGATGCTGCTACAAATGAGTTCTATATCGAGACACAGTATCTACTACCTACAGAAGGTCTGTTTTACACCACTGTTCGTGATGTTGTTTATTTAACTGATACTACGTATTTTTGTAATAAGTCTTGGACTCTATCATTCAACTTAAACACAAACAGTTGGGTGAGTTTCCATAGCTACATTCCAAACTGGTACATTGCTGAAAATAACTTCTTCTATTCTGGATTGAATGAGGGATGTGATTTACACGCAATTGCTGTACAAGAAGTTCCTACAACCACAACAACTAGCACAACTACACGTACACCCGTGTGTACGCTTGCTGGAACTGCTAGAGTGGGAGATTGTAGATTAGTAGGAACAGCAACGTTTGTTCCACCAACCACCACTAGTACAACTACAGTGTTAGCAAATTGTGCACTTGCTGGAACTGCTGAAATAGCTATAATTTCATAAAACTTTCTAATATGCCACAAACAGTAATATTAACATTAACCACCGCAGGAGCTGATACAGGTCCTTTTAATTTGTTTTCAAACGCTGACGGATTTGTAACACCATTTCAAACAGGAGTTTCTAGAGCAGCTCTTTTAGCAGGATATACATCAACAGTTGTTCCTGATGGAGCAACAGTTGTTAGGGTGAGGTCAACAAGTATTTTGTGTACTAATTTTGTAGACTTACCAATTGCTGGTATAACCACCAGTACCACTTCCACTACCACTTCTCAAGATTTGGTTCAGATTATATTGTACGCAAGACATGATCCAGCAGCATCAGTTTTTCCAGCATTGAAATTTGCTTATTCACAAGATGGAGGAATAAGTTGGACAGCAACAGGTGCAGCTTTCAGCGATACAGGTTGTGTACAAAGAGCAGTGTTGAATGTACAGAGAAACTCTTCTCTTGCTGTTAAGATTACTACAAATGGTAATACAGGAATCACATGGCAGAGTGCAAGAGACATAACAACATGTCCTGCTTTCTCAGCTCTAAGTTGTACATGGTTTTTGATAACTAATGTGAATACAAGAACTTTCTATTTCACTGTTAATGGTGATAATCAAGGAACTTGTTAAATGTAAAATGTAGATGGCTAAGACAATCATTATAAAACTCACAAGCGCTGGTAGAAGAACAGGTCCTTTTGAAATCTTAGATGATAAAGGAGTTGTTCTTTCTACTAATGTGTCTAAGGAAAATATAATAAGCGGCATCACCTTCAGTGTGGATGATGATGTAAAGGTGATTGTCATAAAGTCTCTGTACACATGTTGCACAACATCGATAAACATTCCAATAGGAACAGCTACAGTGGAGGAACTTGCAGCTATACAGTTTCAAGACACCAACACAGCATCTCTCTGGAGACATCTTACTAATCCAGTTATTTACAATAAGTTCTATGGATGTATTCATCCATACATTATTGAATATCCTTTTGCATACAAATACCAAGATGAAATCTTGCAGAATGTAAAAGACTATAGCAAGGTGTATAGATATATACAAAGTGCAGATGGTGTATTTAACGACAATCAGAAGGTGGAGACAGACCAACACTATTTCAATAAAGCAGTCTTGTACAATGGTCAGCAATCATCAGGAGTGCTTGAGCTTGTTCCTAAACCATTGAACAACCTCAACCAATACATGAAGTATCCTTTGTATAATGATGAGAGTAAAACAATTACATTTACAAAGAGCGACAACTTCTATCAATACAACACATTCTGGTCATTGATTAAGAGCAAGACAGTACCTTTATTCACAAACAGCTGTCAATCAATGTCAATAGATAAAATAGTTAATCAAGCTAATATGGATTATGGTAAGAGATCCTTTAAGAAATCTCCAATAATGGCCAAGGACCTTAAAATTCGTCACACATTAGATGACAAGTCAGACATTCATATTGTAAGTCAATTTGTTGTTACAAGTACAATGATAAGTTATAAATAATAATGTATGGAAATTTGGAATAATGTTCCTGGATATGAAGAACTTTATCAAGTTAGCAATTTAGGAAATGTAAAAAGATTAGCTAGTAAAGTGTGGGTAGAAAAACACAAAGGATATTTTAGAACATATCCAGAGGAAACGTTAAAACCAATATTGTCTCCTTCTGGGTATTATCATGTAAATTTATACAAAGATAAAAAGTTAAAGACTTTTAGAATAAATAGAATTGTGTTAATGACTTTTGACAGAATGCCTAAAGATGGAGAAGTTTCCATGCATCTAGATAATAATAAGTTGAATAATAAGTTAGAAAATCTTAAATGGGGAACTTGCAAAGATAATGCACAACAAATGCATAAAGAAGGGAGGAACAATTGCATTAGTGGTTCAAAAAATCCTATGGCTAAAACTAATGAAGAAGAGGTTGCTAAAATAAAAATTCTTTACAAGTATAACAATCTTTCTGTTTCAAAGATAGCAAAGATGTATAATAAAAAGTATCATTTTGTCTATGATATTGTTAAGAATCTTAAATGGAATCACGTAATTGTATAAGTAATGAAAAAGTGGTTAGACAAATATAAAGAAGCTGAAAATGGTATAGAAGCTACAATGGATGGCTTAACAGACCAAGGCTTTAATTATAATGGTGCATGGGGTGGAACAATGCAAACAGGAGGATCTCTCCCTGGTTCTGTAGGATTCATGTACGCACGTACGCAGAACCCTGCTCCTAGCAATGGTCCTTATGCTAAGAAGACAAAAGCTAGTGCACAGGATGGTGGAGAAATGAAATTCTACCAAGAAGGACTAGATTGGAAACCAAAGAACATAAGTCAAGATGGAAGTGAGATACCACAAGCTCAATTAGGTATTGGTATTTTACCTACAACAGAACAATACCAAAAGTTTGCTGAAAATGTAGGAGAAGTACTTTCTGCTCCTCAAAAAGCTCTGACTAAACTTATATCTGGTAAATATCAGAAACCTTCTGAAGCAATGGGTATTCAGAATAAAGCTGGGGCTTTTGTTACAGACCTAATTTTAGATCCTGTGAATATTCTTGCAGGAGCTAAAATGGCTAAAGGTGTAGATGACATTATCTATCCTACCAGAACATACAGGGCACAAGTTCCTGGTAAGAATGTTTTGGGATATGAGAGTAGTGATCTTTCTAAAAAAGTATATGAGAAGGGAGATTGGACAACTAAAGACTTAGACGAAGCATTTCAATATTTAAAAGGTGTTGATATACCAGGTGGAAGACCTGGTTTAGTTACAGGGGAGGATATGCTTCTCACTGAATATAAAGTTCCTTTTTGGAAGAAGAGTGTAAAGTTTGATGAGGATGTTGTTGCTCTCAAGGAAGCACAAAGACAATCTGTTAATCCTAATGAATATATAGTTCCAAGGAATAGATTTCTATATCCAAGAAAAACTACATCACTGAAAGCTGTTCCAGAACATCTTAAGCAAGATAAATTCTACAGTGCGTCAGCTATACCATTATCGAAAGAAAGTTATCAATATCGTTCTGCTCCTTACATGTATGTTCAAGATCAATTGGATGCTGCTGTTAGAGGTAAGAAATACGAAAAGGGTGGAGAGATAAAGAAGGATGACATGGGCTATTGGAACCCAGAGAACTGGGGAGAGCCTGTTGAAATAGGTTCTAACCAAATAACCATGGAAGGAGTGTACGAACCTCTCATTGGTATTTCTGATACAGGAGATGTACAATATATGGAACCTGGAGAAGAATATGAGTTTGATGGTGAATCAGTTACAGAATACCCTATTGCTCAAAGTGGTAAAAAAATAAAAATACCAATGAGTGATTTTAAAAAAATGGGAAACAGTTATTTAGATTCTGTAAACACATATGATTATACTCAAGCTTTGTGGGATGCAGTTCGTACAAGAAACAGTTCAGCAGTAGATCAATCTATTTCACGAAATAAAAATCTTATAAATAACACTTCTGATGTTAAACCAACATCATATGATAATGTTACTGTAGGCGGTAAAAACTATAGAATACCAAGCTATAAATATCCCGAAATGGATCCTTGGGAAAAATATGAACCAGTAAGCGGTTTTTGGGATAATGTTGGTTCTAAACTAAGTGACATTAACAACGCTATAGGTAAAACTAATATAGGAAAATCTTTACAAAATGTAAATGATAAATTAGAAAGTGGTGTTAAGAAAATTTGGAATAAGTTTACAGACGATTATGTTAAAAACAATGTGAAAAATCAAGGAGCACTGTCTACAGTAAACAAACAGTCTGTTCCACTAAAAACACCTCCTACTGCACCTCCTGTTGTTTCTAAGTCTAAACCAAAGCCAAAACCTAAACCTATAAATAAACCTAATTCTAAACCTATTAGTAAGTCTACAGTTGAATCTAAGAAAGAACAACCTGTTAAGAAAACAGAACAACCCAAACCTGTAGAAAGAAAACAAAACATATATGAAGGGAGCCCTGTGTATTCTCCAGGAACAGGAAGTGGGCTACCAAGTGCTCTTATAGGATTTGCTAATCAGAAGGGAGATACAACATACATCAAACCAGAAGACTACGAAAGGTTTGCTGTTCCTAAATATGCAAAAGAACTAATTGAGAAAAAGAAAAACGGTGGTTGGTTAGACAAATACAATTAAAAAACCTTTTCAAAAATATATAATGAAAAAAGACATTCTGAAAATTGCTGGTGTTAAATCTGAAGCTGAATTGTACGCTAAGTATGGTACAGAAGCTGAGTTTATGGCTAAACATGGTGGTGCTTTTAAGAAAGCTGTTAAGAAAGCCAAGATGGGAGCAGCTATGGTTAAAAAGCAATTAACACAGCTTACAGATTTTGCTAACCCTCCTCAGGCAAAAGTTGGTGATTACATCCAAGGTGGTGTACAACAACCTATGTACCAACCTGTTGATATCAGAGGCATGTATGACAATCTTGATTACATGACAAGTGGCAAGACAAACGCAATGAGAGCAGAAGAAGCTCGACTTGCCCAACTTGCTCAACAGGAAGAAACAACAGAAGATTCTTCTGGTGGAATGGATGCAGGTCAAGCTATGCAACTAGCATCAATGTTTATGAAAAGAGCTGGTGGTAATGTTCCTAGATATCAGGGTGGTGGAGGAGTTCCTTCATACATGCAATTTGGTCCAAACTTAACTACATTAGATCCTATCACTGGACAAGTTACATCTAACGCCACTGGAAAGGTTACACAAGGACAGACACAAATGCTTGATGCACAGTTTGCACAACAGAATCAACAACCTGCACAACAATCTAAACAACCAAAATCTCTAGCAACAACTGCTGGAGGTAAACTTCTTGATAAAGGTATTTCTCTTGCAGGACCTCTTGCTAAACCACTTGGTCAGATTGTTAACGCTGGTAGAAAGGTGAAGCAATCAATCGATCAAGCTGCTAAAGCTAGACAAGCTGGTAATCTTGCTAGTCTTACACAACAAGTGTCAGGTCTTGCTCCTGAGAGAGTAAATCGTAAATATGTTCGTCCTGAGGATAATCTTGTTGAACCTGGAGTGTTAAACAATCCCTATGGATCTGGCACAAACCTTCTTGCTAAATACGGAATGCAAATAGGAGGCAATTTAACAGAGATTCAAAACATGTACAATCCTGGTGACATGTACATGGATCTTGGATATGAACCATTGGATGACAGTAATACAGTTAAACAATACAGAAAAGGTGGTAAGGCAGCAGCAGGAGCAATGATTGGTGCAATAAAAGCTGGTGCTGAACAAGCTGGTAATGCTGCAAATATTGCTGGTGATGTAGTTAGTGGAATAATAGATATAGGTACAGAAAACAGAATGAAAAGGAATCAACAGATTCTTGGACAAGCTGCTTTCCAACAAGGTGCACAACAATTGCAACAAGGTCAGTTCAATGCATTCATGGAAGATGGTGGAGAAGTTGGACTCAAGTATTTAAGTCATGATTGGCAACCACAAGTGATTGCTAAGTTTGGTGAGTATGACGTAAATGATTTACTTGCTCCTCCTAATGATGCAGATATGTTAAGAGCTGGTGGTGAGGTTAGAAACATTAGGTCAAACTACATGGGCAATGATGAAAGATTGTCAATGATGCAAATGGGTGGAGAACTTGAAACATATTGGGGTGGTGATGCTGAAACAATCTCTTACAATCCCTATCTACCAGATGGAGGAGAAACAATAATGTTCAGAGGACAATCTCACGATGAATCTGACGGACAAGGAAGAACAGGAATAGGTATTAAATTTGGAGAAAGTCCTGTAGAAGTGGAAAGAGGTGAGCCAGCTGTAAAGCTTAAAGACGGTGGCACAGGAGAAGAAAATCTTGTTGTATATGGTAACATGAAGATTCCTTCCTATGGAATAACAGAACTCAACGATCCCAAAGCAAAGGGTAAGAAGTTCAAAACATATGTAGCAGACCTCAGCAAAAGTGAAGCAAAGCAGAACAAGATTATAGATAAAAACATTAATCTTGTTAACAATATAGATGGAGACAATCCTTTCGATATGTTAAAGCTTGCTTCTGCAAAAGCTATGCTCACAGGTGCAGATATGAAACTAAAAGACATATCAATGAAAAAACAAACAGCAGCAGGAGTGCAGAATGCTATTCTCGATACAGCAGAAGAAATGGGTGTAGAAAGCGATGCTCTTTCCAAAGGAAAACTTAAACCTATAAAGAATTCAGACATGGCTAAGTTTGGTGCTAAAATGGAAACTGCTCAGTTTGGATTTAAGGCAAATACACCACCTTGGCAATATGGAGATCCTTTACCATTTGTACAAGGACCAGGATATGGTGTAACTCCAACACCTTCTGTTAGTCAAAAGAAAACTTCAACAAGCGCAAAGAAAACAGATACAAAGAAAACTTCAGAAAAAGCCCCTGAAAGAGAACCTAGAAAAGAGTTAGTTAGACCTATTCCAATTAGAAACATACGTACTATAGATAGATCTTACTTAACAGATATACAAAATAGACCTGCTCCTGCTTTTAGAGTTCCTGTTCAACCTGTTGCAAAAGAAAGCTCTCTCTTTGACAAGGCAATAGATGCATACGACACATTATATCCATATATCAAACCAGCAATAAGGAACCCTTTAGATCCTGGTCAACTTGCTGGAGAGATGTTTGCATTGTCTTCTAATCAATTAGAACCTGTACAAGCTCAGACATATCAACCTATGCTTGAGCAAGTGAGTGCTATTTCTCTTCAGGATCAACTCAATGAGATACAATCTCAAACAAATGCTGCTATGAGAATGGCTGGAGGCAATCCTGCCGCACAAGCAATGATTGCTGCACAAGCTTCAGCTGCTAAAAACAAGGTGCTTGGTGAGCAGTTTAGGATGAACCAAGCAATGTCTGATGAGGTGAGGAGAAGAAACATTGCCACACTAAACGATGCTACGCTTAAGAACCTTGCTATTCTTGACCAACAATACACAAGACAAGAGACAGCTAAATCTAAAACAAAGGCTCAAGCGTTTGAAGCTCTTAGTTCAATTGCTGAGAAGATAGGCAAGAACAAAGCTGAAACAATGTCAGCCAATGTTATGGCAAACATGTATCCAAATTACACATTTGGACCAAAAGGAAGAATCTTTAATACAGGAGTGACTAAGTTTAACACTGGCACTGTAGGAGATATGACTTTTGATCAGTTCAAAGCTGCGCTAACAAATGACGAGAAAAAAGAAGATAAAAAGGGAGGGAAAAGAAACGGATCAATTGTAAAAGCAATTAAAGGTCTCTAACCCAATTAGTTATACCAAGTTACTTAAAGCAATTAAACGTCTTGGTTTGTATAATATTTTAAATTACATTTGCTAACTTATACTCAATGGCAAGCTTTACCGATACCATATTACAATCTCGCCCGTACGTGCAGCAATTGCCCTTAGAAGCAATGGCTCAAGTGGGTATGTACAAGCAACAGAAGTACGAAGAGGGAGTACAGAAAATCCAGGGATACATAGATAATGTTGCTGGATTGGATGTAATTAGAGACGTTGACAAAGGATATCTCCAATCAAAACTTAATGATCTAGGAAACAACCTTAAGAAAGTAGCTGCTGGAGACTTCTCTAATATGCAACTTGTCAATTCTGTAGGAGGAATGGTGACACAAGTTGCCAAAGATCCCACTGTAAGAAATGCTGTAAGTTCTACAGCATTCTATAGGAAGCAATTAGCAGAAATGGAAAAAGCTATTTCTGAAGGGAAATCTTCTGTTGAGAATCAATGGGATTTTAGTGAGAAGGCAAACAATTGGTTATACTCAACAGACTTAAAACAATCATTCAACGGTAGGTATACACAGTATATAGATGTAAAGAAAAAGGCAATGGAGGCTATTAAAGCTCTTCACCCTAAGCTTCAGCAATACGATGTTCCGTTTAAAATGAATGACGATGGTACAGTGGATACAAAAGTTATTGCTGATGCCATGAAAAGATATAAGATTGAAGGTATTGATGAAGGACAGATTAAAGCAGCTATAGTGTCCTCTTTAGACCAAAACGATCTTAACCAACTTTCTATAAGTGGAAGATACCAATTCAGAGGTGTCACTCCTGAACAACTTGTAAAAAAGGCAGTGGATAATTATGCTGTACAGAAGAAGAATGCAATGACATCTCTTAATTATCTTCTTGAACAGAAAAGAATTGTAACTGACCCCACTGAAGGAAACAAGATTGATAATCAAATTAAATACTACGAAACTCTTATTGGTAAAGATGGTGTTCCTGGTATTCTTGATGAAAGTCTTAAATCAAATGTAGAGCTTGCTAAAAATAATCCAGATCAGGTAAAATCATCTATATACAAAGATGGGTTTATAAGTGAATTTTCAAATGCATTCTCCTGGAAGAATCAAATAGTAAGTTATGAATCTAACCCAATTAGACAACAGCTTAATTGGGTTGAGACTATGAAGTTTAATCAACAAGTTGAGAACAGACGTAGATATGAATCTGAAAGAGATTATGGTTTAGCTGTTCAAAAACTACAAATTGATGCAGAAGCAAATGCTTTGAAGAAAGCTGAATTATATGGAGATCCATCATTAAGTGATTGGACTCCTATGGGTAATGTTACAGATAATGAACTGAGAGCACAGGAGCATTTTACTAAACATGTTACGTCTGTAGCAGATGCTGTAGATGGTGATATTACTAAACTTAGAACAAAATACACAGATGCTCAAATAAATGACATGTTAAAGGATTGGGAAGAGAACACTGTAAAAGCTACAAAGGTTAAACCAGATGCTCTCAAACTAATTCAAAACATTGCCAAAAACAAGAACTATCTATCTGCTCTTGAACAAAAACAAAAGCAGTTACAAAATGATGCTATAAATGAAGTGTTGAGAGATCCTAAGTATTTAAGTGAACTTAAGAGAAGTCAAGACGATCTTACTAAATTAGACGGTCAAAATAAATCAGTACAAATTAAAGTTTCTGGTCAACCAATAAATCTTACACCATCTCAGCTTGTAAAAGATATAGAATCAGGAAAAGCTACTCTATCTGTAGATAGAGCTGTTGCTGGAAACATGAAGCTCACTTATATGGTTAATGGTAAACCTAGTACAATAGAATTAAATAAATCAAAAACATTACCTTTTGGTGCAGATGTTGTTGGAGGAAAAGAACTTAGACCGATTTTATTAGGAGTTCATGAATACTTGAATAAATATAAAGACTTTAAAGGAAATTACGAGAATGCTGTTAAAGACAGATATACACAAAAACTTGCACCAATAGCTCAAGAATTTGTTCCACAAATTAAAGCTGTTGCTACAGGCAAGAATGGCGAACCACCTCCAATTATTCTTTCAAGACTTAGTCAACTGCTCACTGCTGCTGATGTAAATCAAATAGCAGCTGATGGTAAGTTTGACTTGGAAAAAGCGTCAGCTATGCTTCTTGAGGAAAATAAAAAAGACACTAGAGTGTTTATTGAACAAGATGGTGATAACTTTAGAGTTCATCTTAAGAGTGAGTCTGATCCTTCAAATAGACAAATTTTGAAGTTGAGCAGAAATGATGTTGTTAGGAACTTTGGTGCTGGTTATGTAAATGACAAAACTCAAGAATCTATCAGAGTGAATATTGGTAAAGGTAATACCAATATAACAGGAGATCCAACCAAAGCAACAATGCAAAAACAATTTGGAGACTTCCCTGGAATAAGTAAATACCAAGTTACAGCAGATCTCAATCAAGACCTCAGTGATGCTAATCTTTACACAGCAATGATTAATGTAAAGAGAAAAGATGGTGGATATCAGACATTTGAGATATCAGGAACCGACAAGTTACAAAGAGTGGGATATGATCAAGGAAAAAAGAACTTAAATGCATTAACAGATGTAACTTTAATGAAGCTTCTAAGAAATCAATATCCCAATTACGATTTTTCTAATTTAGATTAATACCTGCAGATATGCCAGATTTTGATAAAGATCTAAACCCTATATTGGCTAACACTGACACAAGCCCTTTAGATTTACCAAATCCATCTACACCTGTTCCGCATTCATATGCAGACCTAGGTGGAGGAAGAGGTGCTGAAGGAAGTGCGTTGGATAGTTTTTTTGGCAACGGTCCTGTAGTGTCTAACATGCTTCCTACAGTTAGTGCAAAAGAATTGTACGATAATAGGAGATATGGTACATACAGTGCTAATATAATAGATCTGGAAGATCAAAAAGCTTATGCTCAATCTGGTTGGGACAAAGCTGCTAATGGTATATTAAAAGGACTTAATCTTGCAGGAACAACAGTTGCTGGAAGTTTTGGTATGCTTGTTGGAGCAGCAAAAGCTCCTTTCTCTGGAAGACTTGCTGATATATGGGACAATCCTATAATGAGAAGTTTAGATGAGTGGAACAATGAGGTGGACCAAGTATATCTTCCCAACTATTACACAGACGTAGAAAAGAATGCATCATGGTATTCTACAGATAACTGGTTCAAAACTAACTGGTTATTTGATAAATTGATTAAGAATTCAGGTTTTGCAGTGGGTGCAATGGTTAGTGGTAATATTGCAAATGCAGGATTGATTAGAGCAGGAGCTGCCCTTGGAAGAGCTGCTGCTGCTGGTGCCACTGCTGCTGAAGCTTCTCAAGCATTCAAGTTATTCACTCCTTTATTAAGAAACACTTCAAGAGCATTCAGTGCTGGCAAGAATATAGAAGCTGCTGCAGTTCTTGAAAAAGAAATATCTTCTATTGCTGATATATCTGCAAAAAGTTCAAAGCTTGCAGAAATAGCAAAACAAACAAATAAGTTTGCTGGTATTGGTGATACAGGTAGAAGAACTCTTATTGCTGCGTATTCCTCAGCAGGAGAATCTTCATTTGAAGCTTTGCAAACAGCAAATCAATATAGAGATGGTCTTATTGAGGAGTATAAAAGTAAACATAGCGGACTTGATCCTGTAGGAGAAGACCTGGATAATATAAATGAAATGGCTGAGAAGGTTGGTAAAACTTCCTTCTTCGGTAATCTAGCTCTTCTTTCTGTTACAGAATATGTACAGCTTCCAAAACTTCTTGGATCTAATTATAGTTCTAGCAGACAAGCAGCAAACAGTTTGCTTGGTAGAACAGATGATGTGTTGATGAAAGAGGGTAAATATGTTGCAGCTCCTACATCCACTACAAAATTTGGGAAGCTTTATGATAAAGTTACTGATGTAGGCAAGTATGTATTTGATCCTAAGGAAGCAGCTCAAGAAATAGGACAATATGCCCTACAAGTGGGAACAGTTAATTATTTCAACAAGGCTTATCAGACAAATGCTGCTAATGAGTGGGTTGATGGTTTTCTGTATGGAATGGTTGGAAGAGGAGAAGATGGTGAGGGTGTTGGTGCTTTTGTATCTAAAGAGGGTATGGAAAGTGCATTGATGGGTGGACTTACAGGTGGACTCATGCAAGCTAGAGGTACATTTCGAGAAACAAGAGCTACAAAAAATAATACACAGCAGTTTCTCTCTCAAATAAACAGTGCACCATCTTTCCAGAAAGCATTTCAGGATAGGATGCAAGCAGTTAATAGAGGTGTAATTCTGCAACAACAACAACAAGATGCTATTATTCAAGGAGATAAACTTGAAGCAAAAGATCTTGATGCTGACATGATGCACAACTATCTTGCTCCTAGGATCAAGTATGGTAGATTTGATATGATAATGGGTGATATTGCTGAGCTGAGAGCACAAGCAATGAGTGACAAAGGGTTTCCTGCTTTAAAAGAAGAAGGAATAGCAAACATAAATGATACACCAGATACATTTTTGGAACGCCTTTCTTTGTTTGAAACAACAGCAAAGAACACAGAAGAATTATATAAGTCCCTCAATCTTAGATATGGAGGACAAGTTGATGCAAATGGAAAACGTTTGTATACAGATGATGTAATTGATAAGATGGTGTATGCTGCTTCTAAAGTGGCTGACTATGACTTGCGTATACCTAAAGTGGCACAAAGTCTTGTTTCATCTGGTATAATAATAGATGAAGCATTACAAACTGCTGTAACAGGAACTGAGGAAGAAGCTAAAAAATCTGAAGAAGCTGTTCTTGCAAAAATTGATAGTCTCAACTCTTTAAATAAAGATGATTTAAAACTTGACTATCGTGACGTTAAAGAACTCACTCTTCGTAGAAAGAAGTTCTTGGACGAGTATAATGATATAAAAGATAAGCCTGCTGAGTATAGAGAAGCAGAATCTGTTCCTGATCAACCTATCGATGAGAATGTTGAGACAACCAAAATAAAGGTTAAGACTAAAGCTGGTGAGATAGATCTTGAGGTGGGAACAGAATACTTCCTTGGTAATCTGGTCAAAGACGATGGTAAAGGTAATGAAGTGTATGGCTTTCCTAGATTCACTGTACTTGGAGAAAATGAAAATGGTACTATTAAAGTCAAAGACATTAATGGGAAGCTTCATGATTTGACCAAAGCTGAGCTTGCTAAGTTTAAGCTTGGTAAGGTGAGCTCTACGTTGTCTAACAAAAAGGCTAAATATTTCCTTGAGAATGCTAATAACCTTTTTGAACATTATGGTATAAAAATCAAAAACAAAGAAGGTAAACTAGAACCTGCAAAAGGCAGACTTGAATATTCTCCAAAGGAGGGTATTCTTATGTTTGTATATAAAGATGCAAAAGGAGAAAGAAAGGAAAGAGAAGTTGTAAATAAAGACTTTGTTGCTAGAGAAGGTTACGCCCAAGCAAAAGTTAGAAAGATTGGTGAACTTACAGCAGCAGAACAAAAACTTACAGATGACCTCGGACAAGAAGAAGATCCAAGAGAAATAGATAGGAGATCTGAAAGATTAAAAATACTAAACGAACTATTTGAAGAAATTAGTGGTAACCAGAAAAGAGTTGACACTCTTCTTAAACAAAAGAAGAATGAACTTGAGACAATAACCAAAGAACTTAAAGGTCTTGAGGAAAAGATTGCTTCTGGCGATCTTACAAAGAGGAACAATTTTAAAGCTACAACAAACAGAGCAATTAAAGCTGCAAATAGACTCTCAAGAATGCAAGAACAATTGCGTCTTGAAATTGAAAGTTTAGAAGCAGAAACAAGTGAAGCAGAAGCAACTCTTGAGTGGATTGCTGATCTTGCACAAAACATAGATGAACTTCCTACAGATAGTAAGGAGTTCTTGCAAGAATTAAAAGAGCAAAGGCTTGCGTTAGAAGATTTAATTCTTGAAAACGGTAAATCTATCAATGCTGTATCTGACATGATAGACAGAGCTCAAGATGCTCTTGAGTCAGCTATTGATTTGTTAAACCGTTGGATAGGTCAATTTGAAAAAGCCTATCCAAAGGTACCAACAATTCTTGGTCAGGAGTGGGTTGACTTCTTAAAAGCCAATCCTAACTTCCTTAAACTTGCTCCTAAGTATAAAGAAGATTTAGCCATGTTGGAAGACATGGTTTCTCAGATTGAAGACTTTACAATTAAACCTACAGAGGAAGAAATTGCAGAGCTTAGAAAAGATCTTGAAAAATTGCAGGACAGTTTACAAGAAGCTGAGCAACAATTAAAGATTAAGAACACTATTATTTCTAAGTTTGAGGAAGTAGCAAAACAATATCAAGCACAAAAAGCTGAAGAAGAAAGAATACAAAAGAACCAAGCTCTTAAAGAAGAGATATTGGGATCTGCTGATCCTGGATTGCAAACCAGGGTGTATAGTAAAGAATATGAACCACAGGCTAAGAAAACTGAATTGGCTGTAGTTCTTTCCACAAAACTCTCTAGTAAGTCAGAGGCTCCTCACGCTAAACGTACAAACCTGTTCGGTGTACTGTTTAACAAAATGAGTCCGTCTAAAAAGAAAAAATACAAGGCAGTTATAATCACTTCTAAGAATGAGGCTGATTTTAAACTTGGAGGACTTACGCAACATCTTAAGGATCAGAGTGAACTTCCTGAATCAGAGAAAGCAAAAATTAAACCAGAAAAGACAGTAGCTCTTGTTATTGTAAAACAAGACACTGATGGTGTATATAAACCTGTTGATCAGGATGGTAATGTTCTAGAGGATGTATCTGTAAATAATGCTCTTTATCAAGTGTTCCCTGATCCAAGTTTGGAATGGAGCGAACAATATGGTGGTGGATCTATGTTTAGGAAAGAAACTCCTAAAGAAAGAATTGAGTATTATAAGAAACAATATCAGGAGTGGGTAAATGAAACTCTTGATAACCCATCAAGTAATGTACATTCAATAGAAGCATCTTTTGGTACTCCTCAGTATGTGATGAACAGTGATGATACACCAAACTATGATGCTGTTGTTTCTGTAGTGGATGCTGGACTTATTGATGAGTCCAATCTTGAAGACGATAATGTTATATACATTCCCACAACAGATAACACTGTATCTAAAGGATCTACAACTTACGATAGTCCATTGGGTAGACCATTCCTGATTCTTAATAACGCTTATGTCAATCTGAAAAACAGATTGTTCAACAAGAAAGAAGCAGAAGCCATCTATGGAGCCATCTATCAACTTGCTGTTGATATTAATAAGAATGGTAATCTTAAATCTGAAACTGCTAAGAGATATTACAACTGGCTTAAGTCTGTTGTTTACTGGGGAAAGGTAAGAAATGCAGTAGGATATAACAGTATATTCTTTGAAGATACAGAGAATGGACTTATGCTCTATGTATCTGGAAAAGGTAAAACCTATCCATTCACTCCCACAGCCATTAGAGAAAACAAGGGTGAACTGATTGACACTCTTCAGATGATGTATAATAACGTGAATAGTACCATGGTTAAGAAAGATGATGGTAGTTATTCATGGAAACAACCATATGAAGAAATCCTGTCTGTATCAGAAAATGGTAAGGTGGAATCAAAGATTTGGCCTAATTACCAAACCTATCTGCTTTCCTCAAAAGGAAGGAAACCAGAAGATGTTCCTCTATCCACTCGCATCAGACCTGTAAGAAATGTTGAAGGTGATGTCAATAGGACAGGTATATATTTCACTCTGTCAGATACAGCAGATGCTAAGAGATATGGTAATCCTCCTGTAAAAACTGTAGTGACACCAAAAACCTTAGCTCCTAAGGTGGTACCTACTCCTGCTGCTTCACAAGCACCAGTAGCTCCTGTAGTTTCTGATAAAACTAAAAGTATTGGAGTTGATTATGTAATAGAAAATAAAGAGATAACAGTAAATCACCCAGAAGGTGAGACTGCAACTCCTATTATTGACTACAAATCTTCTTCAAAAGAGTCCTATGAAGGGACAAAGGTTAAGGTGTTGAGTGCTACAGCTAATGCAGTAGAAGCTCAAGTAACTTATCCTGATGGCGAGAAGTTCACAGAAACATTTGATAGAGCTGAT